AAGTTTAGTTTCTGTTTTTTTTTTTTCACACGAGGTTTTTTCCTATGTCGATTTCTTCTTTCGCTGCTCCTTCTATCGTTGACCGCGTTTCGCAGGCTTTCAACTTCACCGTTGACAAGTTCCCGCTTAGTGGCCCTGATGGTATGCGTACTCCTTGGTACGGCATGTTTCGTTCCGACACCAACGCGGTTGTTGGTAACGGGTCTGTTACGGCTCGTTATTGTCCGCACCAAACCGAAGATGTTCTGGCTTTGGTCGATGCCGCTGCCAGTGCTTTCGATGGTATTGGCAATGTCGATTGCTACTTCCGCGATGGGCATTACGTTGCGATTCAACCCACCAAAGAGCAGCGTCAAGCTATCTTTGGCACTGCCGACAACGTGTTCCCGAGAATTATCATTCGTGCGGGTTACGATGGCAAGGCTTTCAACGCCGCGATAGGTTACTATCGCGATGCTTGCCGCAATCTCGCAATCCTGCGGGAAGTTACTGGAACTACGGTTTCCATCCGTCACACCAGCGGATTGCGTAGCAAGATGGACAGCCTAATCGGCTCGTTCAACGTGCTGCGTGAATCGTGGGGCAATCTCACTACCGTGATTCAGCACCTTGAAGGCACTCGCGTTTCGCTTGCTGGTTTCTTGCGGGAAGTATACGGTGAACCAAGCAGCGATACTGGTCGCGAGGCAACTATCCATCGCAATCGTACCGAGGCAATTTTCCGCCGAGTTGCTGATGAGCGTTTGCGTACTGGTCGCGGTTCAATCGGCCCTGATTTCATGGTCAGCGGTTGGGAAGCGTTTAATGCTGTGCAGGGATTTGTTCAGCATGACGCAACCCGCAAGAGTTCTGCTCGCGGTTCTGCGGTTAGCGGTTTCGGTCGAATTATCGCTGCCGCTAACGATGCTGCGGTTCATCGTGCCGAACGTGCCGCAATGCAGTTGCTCGCGGCCTAGTCTTTCGTGTTTCCTTTCGTGTGAGCCAGTGGCGGCAATTTGCCGCCGCTGGTTTTCTTATACTTTAAAGGGAAACGAATGAAGTATATCAGTATTTTTATATGTTCGGCCATTATATGGTTCGCGATATATAATAGAAAAAGATAAAAGAATCCTGAATCGACGTAAGTCCTTGTGCCACAAGGGTTTACGACGACGCGGGCCGGGCCAGCCAGTGTACAGGCGTACAGGTGTACAGATTTACAGGTATACAGCCGTTCACTAAGTGTCTTTCCTAATCTAATCTGATTTGCTGGGACTTCATGGCCAGAATTTGCCCTCGATTATTTGTCTTTTCTTAACCATATTGATTTGCTGGACGAACGTGGCCAGAATTTGTTAAAGTCTTTGTTGACAGACGACGATATGTATGTTATGATTGTGAGTGTATGAGACTGTAGCTCAGATGGTAGAGCAATAGACTTTTAATCTATTGGTCGTGGGTTCGATCCCCGCCAGTCTCACTTGTGAGTTTTATCTTTTAACTTTAGGAGAATTTTATGAAGAAGTGTACTGGTTGTGGCCGTCCAATTCAAACTGTTGTTATTCGTCAATGTCCAAAGTGCATCAACAAACGTGCTGGATTGTAAGGAGTTTTTGTGCCATCATTTTATGAAGTTGTATTTTTCTTCTTTGTTTGCTTGGGTCTTGCCATGCTTATGGTTTGGATTTTGTGGGGCAGGAAAGAAGACTAGGGTTGTCTTTGCTAATGTATATTGATTTCGCCCAGAGTGTGGCCAAAATTTATGTATTGGTGTATGGTGTTATTGTTTTGTTGTTATGCCAAACCATGCTAGTATTTTATTTACTAGTGCGGGCTTTGTCTTTGGTTCTTTTTTATTCTCAAGCTTAAATACTTCTTTATTATAGTCACAATGTTTTGCGCGATGGTAATTTTGTATTTTAAAGAATTGACTGTTTGATAAATTTGGATTTGCCATTTGTTTGTCTCTGCCTAACTATATTGATTTCGCCCAGCTTGTGGCCAAAATTTTGTGTTTTGCTTATGGTAAAAACTACACTGGTGTTTTGAAATAGTGCATTACAAGTAGAAATTGTATTATAGCCATTGTTCCGAGAGTAAAATAAGCATACTCTTTTCGTATGTAGTATAACCTTATTGTTGTAAAAAATATAACCCAAAGGCTCATCATCTTTATGGTCATAAACAGTGCCGGTGAGCCGCCATCTGCTGCCAACAGCATCTTGCCGATGGGATTGCTTTCGTCTTCGTTTATGGTACACGCAAGTTTAATTGTGTAATAATGATCCACCATACTGACGGCCCAAATCCATAAAAATAAAACACCAAGGAAAAATCTATCGCGCATATGTTATATCCTTGTAATTGATTTAAACGCCCAGACCCATGTCGTCCATAAGATTGTCCCAATGATGTTCGATCAATATTTTAACAACATAAGTTACCAATTTACTCGAAACCCAACTCCAAGCAAATGTTGGAGCATACCAGCTTTTGCTGGCATCGTCTAGTTTCATTTTTGATACAATGTATCGCTTCAATTCGATTCTGCATTCGCGCTGTGTGTCAAAATCTTCGCGCCGTCCACTCTGCCAAGGCTGTTCGTCGAACCAACCTTGAGCCACAACAAGAACGTCGCGCCCAAGATCAACACAATTGTCTTCGTACTCATCGGTCAAAGTCACACTGTACTGCTTTATTTGGGGCAGGAAAAGAGAAGGATTAATTTTTATAGACATACATTTACCTTTAAAATGAAAGTGTCGTAGCCAAACCTGTATGATTGTCGCACTCTAACTAGCATGATTGACTATTTAAAATAAGTGTTTCCCTTGGTGAAAAAAACATATTTCCCAATAAATCAATGTTTTTCCCTGCCCAAAAAGACAACAAGTGAAGGATTCCATCTAAGAAAGACTGCTTGAATATACCTTATATTATCCAGAACTGTCACTTTTTGCACGAAGAAGATTCTAGTTGCAGCCATAATTCGCGGGATTTTGCATGTTTTTGCGGCTATTTTAAACAATTAAATCTTTGTGATTGCTTGTTGTGGCACAAGGAAGTGCAAGTGTCTTTTCTAAACCTCTCATACCATTTATTTGTTTGTTTGTATTGTTGTTTATTAACTGTATTGTATGTATATACTTATTTATGTATATTTTACGTGCTTTTTCTATGTTTTACACTATGTTTTACCCTAGTATTAAATACTCATTTACTGTCTGTTTTAGTGTGTTTTTACCCCTCTAAAAGCCCATTATGAGTACGATTAATTCATTGTTAAAATATCTAGCCACATACAAAAGGAATTTTAAATGGATAAAAAAAAGAAAAAAATACAGAAAAAAGTTGAGTGCATCGACTGCAAGAAAAAGACCACCGACTTCTATAAAATACCCACCAATAAAGGTGGTATACACAAGTGCGCCAACTGTTACGAATTGTGGATTCTAAGAAGCACACGATCCTACGCTGGTCAATCACGAAGCCACAATGAAGAATAATGAGTATAAACATACAGTAGAACTACTCTAACAAAAGGAGAGCTATATGTTCAAACTCAAGGCCGATTTCTTTGTTTACCTCATTGCGTTTATTTTAATTGCAATGTTTTATTCTCTTTACATGACAGCAAAAGACAAAGAGATTAAAACGTATGTTTTACAATCACAGCAGGCTCAACCACAAATACTTTACTTTGGGGCCGAATGGTGCGAACCATGCAAAACCATGCGCACAATATTCGAGCAGAAAGAAATAAAGTCCAAGCTTGACAAACTAACTTTCAAAAAGTACGATATAGACAAAGACACCAGCGAACGCGACCGATGGGCAATAAAATTGGTGCCATCTATGGTTGTAATAAACAAAGACGGCAAAATAACTAAATATACAGGTCTTTTGAAAAAAGAGAAAGTTTTAGAGATTTTGTCTGGATTGTTGGATTGACATTGACGATAACTATGGTATGATTGGTAAAGTAACTTTGATTCATTATCCAAGGAGTTTGCTATGAGTATTTCTGTTTACAACAAAGAGTGGGAAATCGAACAAATTCATATGGCAATTGCTTATCTTGAGCAAATGCTTCATGATCAAGGCGCAGGCATGAGCAATAGAAAATGGATAGAAACAACCGCAAGACTCGAAGAACTTTGGCGACAGATAGAGGAACTAGAGAGTGAACAAGAAAAAAATTGACCTACTTCGCTCTCTTGAAATGGCTTTAGATATGCTCGATAGGGTTGAAGGTACATCTTTATACGAAATACAAAAAAGACTGAATGGCTATTCCGATAAAGAATACCACGACATGATCGAACAATTGGCAAGTATTTATAATTATTTTAAAAACAAGGATAAAAACCAATGAGTTTGGGTAAAATTGACTTTGAAAGTTTTATTGAACATATCCGAGACAATTATGAATCTTATGACAAATTTCGCTCAGAGTATCACGTTTTGGAAATCAGAAACTTTGCTGCTGAAAATGGTGTAGAAATGACACCAGCCGAAGTAGAAGATTGTTTTGATGTTATAATTGCTGCCCTTGAATATATCGATAGCCAATAAGGAGGTTTTTATGTCTGCTAATTTTGTTTTTGCCAAGTTTCCCCGTTTTGAAATGAGTAAAAGTCGCCGCGATGCCTTTAAAAAGGCTGTAAAGTTAATTACTCCAGCCGATTGGGAAGAGTTTGATGAATGGCATAGTTTTGAATTAGACCATTATGGGGCCGATGACCTTTTGAAGGATATCGAAGAAGTTTGCTCTATCGACTCGGGCGAGATTGCAATCGACACAAATTACTCTGCAAATGGTGAAAAATATGAAGTATCCATCAGCGGAGGAATAACTTGGGGCGAAGACCCAACTGCTGTTTACTCTATTATGGTAAAAGCTAGTTTCTTTACTCGTATTTACAATCTTGCTAAAAATTTTGCAATTGAAGAAGTAGTAGTGCGTCAAATGTCTAATAGTTAATTGAGTATTATATTGAGGAGTTTATTATGCGTTCTGTACTTAAAAAACCAAAGAAGGCTAATATGGCGCAAGAACCAGTAGAAAAACCAAAGCCAGTTATCAAGCAAGATGTATTTAAAAATTGGTTGTCGAGCAGAGTGACCGATTTTAAAGATGTTATTAAAACCGAATCTGTTTTCCTTTGGAAAGAAGGAAATTATGAACGCTATCGCATAAATGTTTGGGTTGCTAAAAAAGTAGAAAATCTTTATTGTGAAAAGATTTTTATTGAACATAGTTGGTTCGTACATTACAATAGAACAAACGATAAGATAGTTGATAAAACTATTTCTTAGTTTACGTTATGTCGGGTAGTTTTGGGGGCGTAGCTCAGATGGATAGAGCATATGATTTCTAATCATAATGTCGGTGGGTTCGAGTCCTCCCGTCCCTATTTTTCGATTAGACCTTGATGATGATGTTCGCGGTGACAATTAGAGCATAATAAATCACATTTATCTAATTCTTTTTTAACTTTATCTTTATTTTTTACCCATGACGTATCACGATACTTTCCCATATGAAATTCTTTTTGACTCGGATCGCGGTGATGGAATTCTAAAGCTGATATACATTTATCATACCCACATTTTATACATTTTCCACCTTTATATTCTAGACATTTAATTTTAAATTGTTGTTGGCGATATATTGCGTTACGACGATTACATTCTTTGCAATAACATTGTTTTTTACCATTTTTTTGTGGTTTAAAAAATTCAACATGTGGATAACTAAGATGACACTTTGAACAAATTTGCATAGCGACTCCTTAACTTAGAACTAGTTTAGCTAAGTTATTATACACAATTAAACAATATTAAAGCAATTTTTAGTCCGAGTTCGAGTCTTGGTACGCCTATTGGAGGAATATATGAGTAATTTTGCGTGCGAAAAGTGTGGAGCAATTTGTTGTGATAGTGCGATAGGTTATGTAACCGGATGCGAACACTATCCACCAGATAATGTTGATAGTTATTGGATAACTCTTTTCAACAACAAGCAGGAACCAATTCTTAATGTTAAATTAAACAAAGAAGGATACAAAAAATACAGGAACAAAGAAACTTGGGACTGGAGTTGGGTTGAATTTATGATTGATATTAAAGCAGCATTAAAGTGTGAATTCTAACTGAAATAAATATTTGAACAATCTATTTAGTTGGAAGGTTAAAAAATAATATGTATAAATTAACATTTGAAGAGTGGCAAAATAAATATTGTGCGAAAATATCTGAGCAAGCATTAGATCATCTTAGAAAGATGTACAATATAGAAAACCCAGAAGGTCTGATTTTACATATGCAAAAAAATGCATACAAACTATATGAATCAGAGGTGCATAATGGATAGAAGGACTTTTAACGCATCTATTGCGGCTGCTTTAGCATGTACGGCACTACCCAAAGTAAATAACGCCGTTATTGATACTAGTTTTGAATACGGAATTAAAGATGTTACATGGTTACAACAATTTGTATATGATAATAGTAATAATTATCATATTTATGATGAGCCTCAATCAGATTTAATCATAACTTTTTATTTGGACGCAAAATGCACCAAAGAACAAACGCTTGAGTTTACGGGAACGTCTTTTGAAATTCATAATATGGGCGATGATTTAAACATATGCCGCAACGGGAACAGACTTTATTATGAAATGCGTGAACTAAACATCTTTAAATTAGGCACAAAGATAAAGGTCAACGCGCACGAAGTTTCAAAGGGCGAATCTTATGACATAGAATTAGTTTCGTCTGGTGAGGGAAGAATAATGAGTTGCTTTTTTTATAACTACAAATTAGAAAATATTGTAAATAGTTGAGGGTAGGTAAAAACAATGACACTTGATGAATTGCTAGAAACCGTTCCAGTTGAAGTTAAAAATGCTATTGAAGAAATTTGCGAAAGGGCTGGAACATACGATGCGAATTGGGAAGTATTAAAAGCCGCTGGCGAATTATTGGTGAAATATAAAGGTGCTGCCGAAGGGGAAGATTGGGAATGAGACAAATTGAACAAGAAATCAAACAATACAATGTACGCAAACCAATTGCTGAAGCGATACGTAGATTAAGCAAAATAGGTTTTAAATTTAGTGGACACGGTAGTGGTTTTGGGCAAGAAGATTTTAATGTAATCAATTACGAACTTGATTTATATGTAAACTTTTGCGATACTGGACGAAAGTGCATTGTTAACATAAGTCAGGTAACTGAAGATTTTCGCCTATTTTCTGGAACAATTAGTGAGGCAACTAAATTTATAGCCGCCAATGTTGCGGGTAGGTAAAACAATGACATACAATGAGATAGAAGCCGCCACAAAGATTTGGGTTGAAACCGTATTGGAGTATTATAAGAACGCGCCCAATCGTGATGAATTGACACAAGTGTTTGCGCGGGGATATTTTTCTGGCTGGAGCGAGCGTGAACTTGCACAGCTTGCAGACCGTATGAAGTATAATAACGATAACTTTCCACCTTGGCCAATAGGATAATTAATGACAAAATATACAATAGAAGAAGCATATATTGATTATAACAATAAATATCTTGTTAAAATCCGTGTTGATCGTCAAAATTTTCAGGTTATTCTTTTAATATTCGATCACTGGCCAAATGCAGAAGAAATCGACACAGAGTTTAAAAAAGAAGAATTAAAATTAAAGGAGTTTTTAAATGATTAAGTATTTAGTGTGTGCGGCTTTTTGTTTGATGGCATCTTGTGTTAACGCTCAAGATTTGTATTACAACTACGGGGGCAATCCTTACTGCCCGCCAAATCCTTACGGTAATCTTTACCGTTATGATTACCAGCCGCGAGTGGTTGGGTATGCCCCTATTATTCAATGGATTCCACAAGGAACTTTTTTGAATGTTGGGCCGGTTGTGGTTGACAAGCAGCGGCGGCGTGTTATAATGGGTATCAATGCGGGGTTTTACAGTATCAATGGGGTTGACACTTACTACTTGGGGCGATAAGAAATGACCGTAAAATGTTATAAAAATCAATTGCTTGTATGGCAAATGTCAATTAATGACTTTAGCTTGTGGGTAGCTACCAAGGGGCTTGAATATGTTTCCAAAGAACTTGCTGGCTGTCAAATAGAATTTTGTAAATCGGAAGTGTTGAACTAAAAGATATTGAGCTTTATTAAAGGTGTTAAATGAGAATTGAATACGAATTGCCTCTTGGTTATTCACAAAAAGTAAACCACTGTAAAAGAATAGTGGAAGATTGGTTGCATTACAATCTTTGTAATGGGCATATAGAAGAAAAGATTGATAAGTTTGGCAAACTTTTAATCGTAATAACGGAAAAGTTTTTAAGCGAGCATCCCGATGAATTGCAAAACGTTGTTGATGCAATTGATTGTAACGGCTTTAATCATAAACTTACTGGTAAAGAATAATGTACAAACTATACGGAATAAAAACAACTTACACGCCATCTTACGATGAACGCGAATGTCGCGAAGATGTTGAACGTAAGCTTGTTGCAACATTTGACACGGTTGAGCAAGTTGAAAAATATATCAAAAAGGCAAGATTAAAAACCCCTATACGTCAAACGTGGACAAACGATTATTATTTTAGAAGCAATTCAGTTTTAGCGAAATGCGGCGATTATGAAATAGAGTCGTACGATAATGAAGATTCAGTTCCACACAATCCAGAGATAAGCCGATGATATTTAAAATTCGTGAAATTGTTGATATCGTAACAAATGATTTATGGCCAGATTTTACTGACGAAATTCGTTTAGAAAATCAAGACGTTTGCTTTAAAATAACATTGCTTAAATATTGCCCATTTCCAAATGGCAATAGATTATGTATTACTGAATACATCGACAAGGAATCTTTAGATAAAATGTTTGAACTAGCTGTACCAGCTATGGCAAAGTCTATTATTGATAGGTGGAAAAGATCATTAGAGGAGCATAATAAATGACTTTTTTAACAGAAGCTAAAGATCCTCAGTTGACAAGCCGATATTGTACGGTAGAATATACTGGACAAGAGTGGGTGACATTGCGTTACACACCAAAAGACAAACATCGCGATAGGGCGAAAACCGATGAAGCTTAGGATTAAAAATAAAATCGTTGGCGAAGATGAGTTATTTTGGGTCGAACTTAATATAAATGGTGAGCGGATTTCAACCGACATTCACGCAAATTCTATAGAAGAAGCTGAAATTCTAGCCATTAAGCTTGAAAAACTTGCATACGAAATATATAGTGATGCATATTGGGCGGGCGGAAATAACGTATCGCAGCGTATAAAAGAAATACTTGGAATTTAAGATGGATAAAATAAAAAAACAAGCATTAGAAGCTGCTGGTTGGAAATTTGGTGATGCAGAAGATTTTTTAAATGAAGGGCGAACAATGAACATAGACGAAGCAATTGAGATTGCGACCTCAACGGCAATCACGCTAACCAAACTTGAGATGGCTGAGGTTGCGGAAGTGCTTGCCGCCGAAGTTGAGCGACTGCGAGCCATCACGATTTTTCGTAACGGGTTTCTGCGGTGTCACGATTTACTGGTGACGGTTTACGGGTGTCTGTCCAGTGGCCAGTTTGTGCCGAAGGAAACGATGGAGCTAATCAGGAAGGAAGTGGAGGGCGAACAATGAACGTGGATGAGGCGATGGCTTACGCATCGAAAGACAAATGTTTTTGGACTGGCGAAGTACATACGGCACTAGAAACGCTTGCCGCCGAAGTCGAGCGACTGCGGGCTGAACTGGCAAAGTCTAGCGAAACGATTAAGTCGCAGCAGGCAATCATACACCGATACAAAACAGGAAAGTGGTGGCGATGAACGTAGACGAGGCGATGAAGTACGCAGCCGGGTACGAGGAAGATGCTGAACAGGAGGAAGGTCTGCTTGCCGGTGAGCGAGTGGCGATTGCCCTTGCCACCGAAGTCGAGCGACTGCGGGCCGAACTGGCCGCAATGAAAGCGGAGCTGGAGGACATACAACGCGAAAACGAGTGGAGAAATGGATAAGAGACCGAATGAAGGAGAAAACTCAATATGAGGGCAAGTTTAGATCAAGCAATGGGTACAGCACATGGGTTGTCGCACAATGCCGATCTTGGTTGTTATATGGAATATAACGAACAAGTAATAATAACGCTTGCGAACGAAGTAAAACGATTGCAAGCCGAAATAAAACTACAAAATAAAGATTGGTGCGAAGATGACGAAGCAATCAAGCAGCAAGCTTTGAGGGTGCTGGATGCTGCCAAGGTCGAAGGCGATTCGGTTTACGTACCAAGAATGGGCGCATTGGCTGAAATGATGGCCGATGAAATCGAACGACTTAGAATTTGGAACAAGCGGTGGCGTGATGTTTCCGCTAGATTGCGATTAACTTTGGCTGAATTGATAACCGAAGAATTGAAACAAGGAAAACATTATGAAACTTAACTTGAGCGAAAGGGTAAGGGCCAATAGCGAAGCTGCTCCTTGGGTGATCGATGAAATTAAAGCACTGGAAAAAGAATTAGAGCAACTACGTGCTGGACTTGAAAGAATGAAAACAGTAAGTATTTGTCCGGTACATGTACGCTCAATGTGGGTTCACGAAAGCCACGGCAGCTTAACTGTTTATTGCAGAACGGGCGAAAGCGCGAAGCTATTGGAAAAATGGATAAGCGACCGCATGAAGGAAAGGAACCAAAAGTGAACGTCGATGAAATGGAACTAGCGATTTACAATAACATAGACGCGCTGCAAGCTGAAATTAAAGAGCGTCAAGCGGCTATAAAAGAGCTATTGACAAAGCTTCCATATGGATATATAATTGTTAGAACATTCATTAAAGATTTTAAGTCTCATACATCTTCGTATAAGAAAGGATTTATTCACTACTATAACTTTCTTACTTACCATTGGATCAAAGAAAAAGAAGCGGCTTATGTATTTAAAAGTTTTCAAGATGCTGAACATATGGCTAAAATGATACCAAATCATATTCCAGATTATGTTGAAATTAAAATTGAAAGGATTGCAAAGTGAACAGTGATTTTTGGAACAGTCTAGACACACAATTAATGGTAACAGCGGCACATCGTTATTGCTTGGGGCGACAGTCTTATATTGTCGGAGCAGCAATTGACTGGCTATGCAAGCACAGGGAACATTTCGAGCGAAATACCATTCGTGTTATTGTGCGCGATACAGTCGAAGCGTTGCAAGACAATCAAGCTGGATCAGAGTATATTGATGTTCCGGGATGGAAAAAATTAGCCAAAGAGTTTTATGACGCAATACCAGCCGAAGATCAAGAATGGGTTCGCAATAGCGTTGCACACAAGAGGGAAAAATGGCCACTCTAGAACATAAATTGGTTTATCTATCAAATAAGATTATGGCTTACGGAATCGCCGTTGGTGACAAAGAGGCGTTCGATACGCTTGTTGAAGCGGTAGAGTTGATTCAGCGGCTATCAAATAATGAAAAAGGTACTCAAAAATGAAATTTGGATATAAAGAAATCAAAGAGTTTGCCGAAAATCACGAAGATGAACGTGTGCAGATTATGTATCGTAAACTTTGTGAAACAAGATCAAGAACCGCAAAATGGTGCGATGCTGCTGTTGCAGCAGAAACCAGAGTTAAAGAACTAGAACAAGAACTCCACAAAGCTGGTGACGGTGATACGTGGCGCGAAGCTTGTGGTCGATTAGAAGCAGAAATCGTTAGACTTATCGAAGAAAATAAAATCTTGCGATCAGGCTGGCGTAGACAATCAGAAAAACACCACGGATGGGGCAAATATGAATGGTGGAATGAACCAATAAAAACTCCAGTTAAATGGAATACAACTACAACCGGACATACTAACTGTGAAAAATGTAACGGAACCGGCACTATTCCATTTCAAACAGTCGAACCCGGAACAATGAAATTCGATACGGCGTGGATAAAGTGTGATTGGTGTAATCTTGGATAAAAAACTTTTTATTCAAGTTCAGAGCTTGACAACCCGATAACATAACATATAATGATCATGTAACATTCGTGCCAAAAGTTTTGTGTATTGCGTTGGCACGAAATTGTCTCAGAAGCAATTAACTAGGAGATCAACGTGAACGAAGAACATGCAGCATTTGGGGCATTTTTAATACAAACAATTGCCGAGAGTTGTGGCATTACAGTAGAGCCAACCTTTAAATGTTCGGAACTAGAACGTAAAATTGACCGCGCTGTTTACAAAGGTACTGATTGCGGCGCTTGGGTGCGTTTTGACGAGCGTGGTATTGTAGTTGGTAGCATTGTAGAAGGTAGTGATGCAGAATTTTCTGAAAGAATCGACTTGACCGGAGTTGACATTAGCGACGAAGGTGCTAAAATACTTGCAGAGCGATTCTGGAACACTATTGAGAAAATCAATGGTCTAGCTTGTGACGCTTGGGAAGAAGCACATTGCAATGATTCTGAATTCTATTTTAATTAAAGGCTGGAGATCGAAATGAATCGTCAAGAAATTTTTAATCACGTTGTTGAACATGCCAAGACTATGAATGGTCCGTCGTATTTCATGGAAAATAATCGCAGTCCAACCTGTGCCTATCGTGGATGCAACGGCAACAAGTGTTTAATCGGAGCAGTTCTTCCCGACAATTTATATTGTCCAGCTATGGAATCAAATATCATAGAAAACCTACTTTCAGAGTATCCAGAAGTTGATGACTATTTTCAAGTGCAAAACGAAGAAGATGTTCAGTTTCTGTCATATCTTCAAGCGTGTCACGACGATGCGTGTAGTAATGGTGTGCGATTTGTTCCACACACAATATCGCCCGACGTTTTTAAGCGTAATCTTATGCAAAATCTAAAAACTTTTGCCGATATACAAGGATTAGTATTTAACAATTGATTATTTTTTGTCTAATTTATAGAGGATTTTGAAATGAAAGTTGCTGTTTACGGAACATTGCGCGAAGGTTTTGGAAATCATCGTTTGCTTGCTGGATCTGAATTTATTGGAAAAACAAAAACAGAACCAATTTTTACAATGTATGGAAGTGCAATTCCTTGGATTGTAGCAGGTGGAAATACGGCCATAACTGTAGAAGTTTATGAAGTCGATGAAGTTACTATGCGAAATTTGGATAGGCTTGAGGGTTATCCTTATTATTATGATCGCAAAGAAGTTTCAACTGAATTTGGCGATGCTTGGATTTATTTTCGAGAAGAATCAGGAAAAGACGAAATACCAAGCGGAGATTGGGCGCAAAAAGTTCTAGAAAAATTTGAAATACCTTGGTGATTGTGCTATAATAAATAACATGGCGTTGTGACGTAACGGCAGCCGTAACGGACTTAAAATCCGTTGGGAATTAATCCCGTGTGGGTTCGACTCCCACCAACGCTATTTTAGATAAGGAACAATTATGTATCACCCATACAAAAAAGAATATAGTGTTTTACCTAACTTAGAAAAGTTTTCTGGTTCTCCATTTCACAAGGATGTTTTTTATGAAGAATATGTTCAACAAAAAAATTCAGTTACCCAAAAAAGAAACCCTGTACTTTATTATAGGATTAATAAAGCTATACTTGATTATACAGGGAGCTTCATAGGTCAAAATTGCGACTGGGTAAAGCCTCCGTATACTTTTGAAAATGCGTGTATGCAGTTGCAGGAAGACGTAGCCATTCATAGGGTCGATAGGTCCAATGAATCGGATTGGCTTGCTGCGACTCATATATGTTTTCCATCGAGTTGGCGACCAGAAGAAAAAATTGGAAAGTGTTTGGCGGAAATTCATCAACCAATTCCCGGAATGAATTTAAAAAACAGCTATAAACTAGCTGAAACGTCGGCTCGTCTTGGGCCTTTCCAAAGATTTGTATGGTCGCCAATTTTTGAAAAACGTCTTGATTTTCATCCAGACAATCCAAAGCAAGAGTTTGATCCAAAAAATCCTAAGATTTATGTAAAGGTAGAAAAGCAAATTACTTGGCCAGTTCCAGAGTTTGATGCTTTTATTTTTATTCTGCGGCAATATATAGTCGAACCAGATCTTGTTGATTTGTATCGCACATGCTACAAAATGACACCCGAGCAGAAAAAGTACAAAGGAATCAGCGAAGAGTTCCTTAATTTTCTGTTTTCTTACTTGGATAACGATTAAAGTGTTGACATTATCGTCCCGAAATACTATAACTATACTGTGTCAATACTTAACGGAGATTGTAAATGTATAACTTGTGCTGCATCAGCAACGAACTAAAACAACAAGGTCATTCTTTCAAGACTATGACTTGGAAGCGTTTCAATGAACTTATCGCTCTCAATGGGCGTGATAAAGCATTGTATGAACTTGGCGAGCGATGGTTAAACAATGTTCGTGTTACAGCAGAAACAATTAGACACTGCGGTAAAAACGGATGGGGTTATCGTATTTCGTCTGATTTGTTTCCGTTGGTTACGCATCCAGATGCAGACTTTTTATTTAGTCAAATTCCACAGTATCAGCAAATTGTCGATGTTCTCAGAGATATTGCAGCAACAAACAAAGATCCTGTTACCGGCAACCAAATAGTTAGACTATCTACGCATCCAGATCAATTCAATGTATTGGCAAGCGAAAATATTGAGTCAGTGCGTAAAACTATCCGTGAATTGTCGCATCATGCTATGATCATGGACATGATGGGTTGCGAGCAAAATTATAACAATCCAATCAATATTCATGTTAATTGCACAAGCGGAACACCAGAAGATATTGCAATGCGATTTGCTTATTGGCTTAGTGTTGCACCCCATAATGTACGTTCTCGACTTGTTGTAGAAAACGAAGATAAGGGTATTTGGACAGTAAGTAATCTGCTTAAATACTTTTGGGAAGAGTATGGAATACCAATTACATTCGATAATCTACATCATAAATGCAATCCGTGTGACTTGTCAGAATCGCTTGCTATGGCTCATTGTGCTGGTACTTGGTATCATTGCAATGCCAAACCACTGTTTCATTATAGCGAATCTTGTCCAAATAATAAAAACAAACGCGCTCATGCTGAAATGCCAACAGATATCCCACCGTCTGATAAATATGATTTTGACATTGAGTTAAAAAACAAAGATAAAGCAATACGAGCTTTGTACTTAATTGAACTAACGCACGAAGCTCAGTCTAATGGCTTTTATGATATTGGACCTCAGCGTGGTCCAAGCAGCGTTGCAAAAATAAATGCAGAAACTAAATCTGTTAATGTTCAATTGAAGGAATTATCATGACTTATAAAGTAGGAATAATTGGCCGAGGATTTGTTGGCGGAGCGATTGAGTCTTATCTTAAAGATAAGTGCGATGTTGTATCTTACGATATACACGACTCTGTGGATGCTGACCAAGGTTACAAAAATGTAGTTGATCATTCTGAAATTATTTATGTTTGTGTTCCCACTCCACAAAACAATGATGGAAGTTTCTGTAAAGAAATTCTAGAACAAAGTATTAGATTGATAAACTTTCATGCTGCGCAAAAAACAGAGCGACCAATTGTCGCTATAAAATCAACAATGTCGCCCGGAACATTCGATGACTTTTATAATGTTTACGAAAACATAGATATGGTTGTCAGTCCAGAATTTTTAACCGAACGAACTGCGATTGAAGATGTTGCAAATACAAAAATCCATTTAGTTGGAGGATATTCGCTAAATGCTGCACAACCATTGATGGATTTTATTTGGGCAATGTGGCCAAACGCTGATTGTTATTATGGAGAACCAACCGAAGCAGAGTTAATCAAATATATTACAAACTCTTTTTTTGCAGTGAAGGTATCGTTTGCAAATCATATTTACAATCTATGCGAGTCTTTGGGCATTGACTATGAAGATATTTGTGAAACAATGCTTGCCGTAGACCCAAGACTCGGAAATACGCACTGGCAAGTTCCGGGACCAGATGGTAAACTAGGATTTGGAGGAAGGTGCTTTCCAAAAGATTTAAATGGCATGATCGATCTTTTTAACAAACTAGGAATTGATTGCGACATTTTGTCCGCTGCAAAAAATTATAATTTAAAAGTAAGGGATTGATATGAAAATAGTTGATGAAGTTAAACTTGATTTTGATGATATACTTCTTGTTCCTGCGCGTTCGCCAGCGGCAAGCAGAAAAGAAGTTGAGCTTAAACGCTTGTTTAAATTTTTTCATTCTCCACGACAATGGTATGGTGTACCTATTGTAGCGGCAAACATGGACGTTACGGGAACATTTGCTATGGGCAGTTCTCTACTGAACTGGTCTGCTGTTACATGTCTACACAAACATTATGCAACTGAAGAAATAGTAAAATACTATAAATCAAACAATGTTCAAAATAGTGTTTGGATGAGCATTGGCATGAACCAAGAAAAGGATATCGATAGGCTTATAGCCGCCGAAGATGCCACTGATTATTCTCCAAATATTTGCATTGATATTGCCAACGGATATACCGAAAAGTTTGTTGAGTGGTGTGCTAAAGTTAGAAGCAATTTTAAAGATTCAATTATAATGGCTGGCAATGTTTGCACTCCAGAAATGGTGCAGGAATTGATTCTACATGGCGGAGTTGATATTGTAAAAGTTGGAATTGGTCCCGGAAGTGCTTGTACCACAAGATTAAAGACTGGCGTAGGATACCCTCAACTTTCTGCAATTATAGAGTGTAGCCATGCTGCTCATGGTCTTAAAAGCGGCGAGGGTAGAATGGGTTTGGTATGTGCTGATGGTGGTTGCAGAATACCAGCCGATGTATGCAAAGCCTTTGCGGCTAATGCTGATTTTGTTATGCTTGGCGGAATGTTGGCTGGAACAGACGAGTGTGATGGAGAATGGATAACCCAAGAAGATAAGAAATACTTAACATTTTATGGAATGTCATCTAAAAAAGCACAAGAAAAACATAATGGCGGCATGGCTGGATACAAAGCAAGCGAAGGACGCATTAAAAAAGTATCATACAAGGGATCATCTAACGATGTTATGTCTGAAATATGCGGCGGATTACGCAGTTGTTGTGCTTATATTGGCGCTATTTGTCTAAAAGATTTGCCAAAATGCGCAAAAGCGGTAAGAGTTAACAGAGTTCACTTTGACAATACGGTATAAAATGTGTATAAGCAATTAAAAGCGAGCTTTTATACTAGAGATTAAAATGAACAATGAAAAATTAATCAACACAGTAAAATCAATATACGACTGGCCAATTTCTGATGAAAAAATAATTGAGGTTTATAACAACTTCAAGGATATAATAAAGAATGGCGATGAAGAAACTGTTGACTTTATGGAATCAGTAATTAAATTTGATAAAAAACAAAGAATGCAATATAGAAATTATCTTGCTTCGATTGGTTTTGAGCTAAGACCAAACGAACTAGATCAGTATATATTACTTATGATTATTGCAATGTTAGATATGATTGAGGTTTAATGGCTAGATCAAGGCTCGGACACGGATTTAAATGCTGCAAAGAAGAGAGTTCTTCTTCTTCTTCTATAAGTAGTTCTATAGTTTCTAGTTCTGCTGTTAGTTCCTCTGTTCCAAGTGGAGATTGTCCTTGTTTGGTTTATTCTGAAAAATTTTTAGCTTTTGACTCTTGTGATCCGCAGGAAGATAGAATCGGAGCCATTAGTATCGATATGTCGCCAACTAGAGTTTGCGGAAATCAAACATTTACCATTTCGTTTACTATAAGAAATGAAACTGGCGGCACATGGACTTCATCGAATGACGATATGTATGTTTATTTAGCCGTTATTAACACCAATGGAAATTCATGTACTTCGTGTTCTGATATTGATTATGTAAGCGCAAGCCCATCTCCGTTGAGAACAAATCTAACTGGCGGAAATGTTGGATGCGCAATCACGCAAATAGACTGGTCTATAAACCTTGGCAACAACTCGGAAACTTCGTACTCGGCTACATTCAATATGGGTACGATTTGTAATTGTACCGATCCGGTTGTTTTTGAAGTGGGTGTTGTTAGAGGTTGTCGAGCCACATTATCGGCTGTTTGCGATCCATGTCAACCATCTCCGTGTATAAGTGGTTGCCAAGTAAATAAACCGTCTACCGCAACCGGAAGCGGTGGTCAATTTTGGAATATACTATCTTCTACATATAATACAACAAATGGAAATTGGTCGTTGGTCGCTGTTTCTAAATCACCAACCGGAGTTGGCGCTAGTAGTTTTAGCAGTGGTCAGGTTAGCAGTACTGGCGGAGCAAATGCAGCAATTACATCGCATGTTCCAGCGGCAAATTTTGGCGGAACGGCATATCCTATTGGTACTGTTGTGACTATAAACGGAACATCTACTCCTCCAACATCGGGAAATTGTGCTAGTTGGGGTTTTCAGTTGGTTACTTATGCAATAGTTTATCTTCCGGCAGCATGGACGGCAGAAATTTGCGCAGGTGATTTTATTCCTTATCATCTTGTAAACCTAGAAGTAGATAGTTCTTTGTTTAAAAATTCTAGAAATGTTTCAACTGGAATTGGATTGCTATCTTCTATATCAAGTTCTGGCATTAGTTTGAATTCAAAAAAGTGCTGCGAAGGCGCTTGTGTTGTTGATTGTGAAAATGGTGAAGTTATTCAAACAATTTTTGATGATTGCGCAGGAAGAATTTCTGAAAATCAAGAACCATGTTCGTGTCAGTCAAACTTTGACCCAAATGTTTGTTATGGAAAACCAGACGGTCCATTAGTGATAAAGTGTGGATTTAAAAATGAAAATTTAGAATATACACTTTGCGAGGATTCTTAAATGAATGACTTTGAAAATTTACCGTGTGATAAAAGAATTGCATCTTCTACAGATTCAAGCAAAATGATTTGTCAGATAGCCACATCAAGACAACCTTTTGAAGTAGAAATCGCTCCAACATTTTGCGAAACTTGTTTAAAGTGTGGTGGCTATCAAGCCGATAATAATAACAAGGGTATCAAACTTGCATCGATGTATGCAGCTAAGAAACACTCAAAAGAGGTTTACGACCTTGCCGAAACATACAATGGAGATGGTCCCGGAACCGAACTCAAGAAAATGATTCCCAAGTGGCTTGAAAGAAAAGAATGCGGATGTGCAAATTTTGCAAAAAAGATGAATATATGGGGGCCAGATTTATGTGAAAAGAATATCGAGCAAATAGTTGATAAACTTCATTCTGAATCTAAAAAACTTGCAATGTTTTCTTGGGTTCCAGATATTTGTACTAGAACCGTTTGTTATAAGTTGGCTTCGACAGCAATAAAAAGAGCAAGAGAAAAGGAGGGCAATATAAAAAATAAATGGTTTGTAGCAGTAACAACGGCCCCAAGAAAAGAGCAAACATTAAGCATATGTTTAGATTCATTGTTGATTAATGGTTGGCGACCATACATATTTGCCGAACCCGGAAATTATGATTATATTAATGAAGAGTATCGTTCAAATTTAATTGTTAATAAGGAACGTAAAGGTGTTTGGTGGAATTGGGTAGAAAGTTGTAGGTACGCTCTTGAAAATTCAGACGCTGATATTATAATGACAGTTCAAGACGATGCGTTGTTCCATCCAGATTCAAAAGACATTGCAGAAATGTTTATGTGGCCATCGAAAGATGTTGGTTTTATATCTTTATATACTCCTAGTCATTACAATGCCCTGCCAAAGGATAGATCTTTAAATAGACCAACTGGAATAAATAGAATAACAACCAAAGCTTTATGGGGAGCTTGTGCTTTGATTTGGCCGCGTGCAGTTCTTGAAAGAGTCGTTCAGCATGAACTAATAGAAGGCTGGCTTGGCGCTCCGCTCAGAACAATGTCGGCTTGGGAAGAAAGAAAGAAAAAAAGAAAACAAGAGCCTTGGACTATACAAAATAGCGATAGTGCTATTGGTAAAATTATGAATCAAATGGGGCGAACAATGTGGTTTGTTGATCCATCACCGGTTCAACACATAGCTAAATATTCAGCAATAAATCATGGAGGAAACGAAGGAAAAAGAAATTGCGGACGATGTGCTAGTTATAAAACTCCATTGAAAGATCAAGTTCCGTTTTTGTTTAATGGAGAACCGGCAAAAACATTTTTAGCAAAAGAGCTAGAATTTAGTTGACATAATTGCCGATACAATGTATAATCAATGTGTAACCAGAGATTACAACGTGTAATCCTTTTTTAGTGTAAGGAGATTTTTTGTGAAGAATTTTGTTTTGTTGATTTTGGTTTTTGTTTTTGGTGTAATTATTAGCGCTTCTGTTTCGGCTCAAGAGCCTATTGCTGAAGCTCCTCCGTCTGTCGAAACGCTTATTCACCAAGAAGGATCTTCGGTAACTGTTTCAAATTTGTCAGAATCTTGCGAAAATTGTACAGGAAGTTCGCGAATGGCTACGGTGTTTAATATGCCCGCAAAGTTTGTTCAGCGGATTGTTTGTTCGTCTCCGGTACAGCGTATTTCTCAAGCACCTTCGCGTTTTGGTCGATGGGTTCAATGCAATAGACCAGTTCGGTCTACAATGCGAAGCGCGGCTTGTCGCCTGCGTTGTCGGTAATATAATAAAAAACAAAAGTCGGAAGCATTTGGTTCGTCCATTTAGCGATTAGACAGATCGACAAGACTAGATTCGCCGGTGAAAATCCGGCTTGTTTTTTGCCACCATAGCTCAGTTGGAAGAGCAATAGTTTTGTAAACTATTTGTCGCGGGTTCGATTCCTGCTGGTGGCTTTGGTGCTATAGAACAATCGGTCAGTTCGCCAGCCTGTCACGCTGGAGGTTACGGGTTCGAGTCCCGTTAGCATCGTTGGCCCTATCGTCTAAAGGTTAGGACATTACCCTTTCAAGGTAAAAATATGGGTTCGATTCCCATTAGGGTCACTTTTCTTTTTTATTAGGAGTTAAAAATATGTATACAAAATGCGATGCTGATTCTTGGAATAATGCACAAAATGCAGAATTTAGTTTATGGGGAGGATTTAATGTAGGCGACGGAGATGATTGGAGCGAATTTTGGAAAATAAATTTTGACAATTATGATGCTATTAATGGAAAATTCTTCAAAGATGTAATAGAAGTAGGTTGCGGTCCTTACGGAAGAAACATAAGGAAAATTTCTACTTTAATTACATACGAAAATTTACATGTTTTAGATCCGCTGCTTGATAAATACTGCAAAAATAAAAAATCTGGTATACATAATTTCATAACAACCAACAATGTTAAGACCTATAGCTTCGGACTTGAAAAACTTTCTGTTGAAAATTCATTTGATTTAATTATATGTAACAATGTTTTAGATCATTGTTATGATGCTGATTTATGCTTAGAAAATATGTATAATGCCCTTCGTCCAAACGGTATCTTAATTTTTGGAAACGATACAAAAGATATCAATGACGCTGCGATTGCAAGAGATACAATGCATCCACTCATGATAGAGATTGATTATATTAAGAATTATTCTAGCAAATACAAGATTTTGTTTGAAAAATTTATTGACAGAAAAAATTGTAGAAATCCAGTTGCTTGTTGTGGTTGCGTGTTTTATATATTGCAGAAGGTTTTGTAATATGGTAATTATGAAGTTTTTAGGTTTAGTTTGGGTAATTTTATTTTTCATTGCAGCAATAGCCGGTATTTGGGAGTTTATTTCTCTTGAGATATTTACAAAAACAATTGCTACGATGATTGTTGTTGGAATTTGCTTGGTTTTTTTGAATTTGCTTTATGGTAAATTATGAAGTTTTGATTAATAATTCTTAATACCGCTTTTTTAATCTGCTGACTTGTGTAACACAAACCATAATGTTGGTATGTTATATAGTCAAATGTTTTAAAAGGGTATTTAGAATGAAACGAAAAGCTTTTACTTTAATTGAATTATTGGTTGTTATTGCTATTATTGGTATTCTTGTTGGAATGCTGCTTCCTGCTATTCAAAGTGTTCGCGAAGCTGCCCGTCGAACTCAATGCATGAACAACATGCGACAAATTGGAATTGCTGTTATGAATTATGAAAGTGCAATGAAGTACCTTCCGGCAAGTCGTTGGGGTACAAGCAGAACAATAACAAATAGCCCAATAACTGGCGTGACTTTAAATGTACATAGCGCAAAAACCAAGGACCATTCTTGGCTTGCTTTAGTTCTTCCATATATCGAACAAGTTGGTCTTGCCGATTTGTATGATGGAACCAATAATTCATATTGGTGGAATGGCGCATCTACCTCAAACCCAGCGTCAACAAACTTAGCAGTATCAAGAACTTTCGTAAATGCATTTTTATGTCCGTCATCTCCCGGAAGTAATCGCACCGATCCATACCTTGTTATTGGTGCTGCCGCTGGCGATTATAGCTCAATAAATGAAGTAAAAGAAGACTTTTATACAGGAGCGTTAGGATTGGCCGCTGCTGCTGTTCCTGCTCAACGCGCACGCGATGGGGTTTTAGCTAAAGATGTTAGAAATCCTTTACGAGATGTTATCGATGGAACTTCAAATACATTCATGATTGGCGAAGCTAGTGGCGCTCCAGATGTTTATATCCGAAGGAAATTAATGACAATAACAGAATACAATGCGTATATTGCTGATGGAGGAACAAAAGTAACCAATTCAATCGCTGGAAGATATCTTCTTGTTGATGGAACTGGTTGGGCCGATCCAGACCGTGGATATTCAATAAATGGCGCTAGAGTTTCTGGTGTCGCTGGAGGACCAAAGGTAATGAACTACATTAACGCAAGTGAGACATTTAGTTTTCATCCCGGTGGATGTGCGTTTGTTCGTGCTGACGGTTCTACTGAATATGTATCTGAAGCAATAAATCCAGCAACTTTTGGCGCTAAATGCACAAGAGCTGGATCAGAAATAATTCAAGATTAATCGGGCTAGTAACGGTATCGATTTGATATGGAAGATTTAAATGCATCGCGTAGTTGGGATAGAGGCTACGTTAAAACTATTCCACAAATTTAATTGGCAAGAATACTCTTGCTCTTGCTGCCTAATAAGTAGCTAGGGTTGTCAAACACCCTATTAACCAAAGTTTGACAGCGTAATATCGTTCTTGGACTGACTTGCCTTGCTGTCAGGTAAAAAATGCAATGCGCTAACGATGTAGATTTTATTTTGGAAGTATTCAAAGACCCGAGTTCGACTCTCGGCTAGTCCACCATACAAACCAACCCTCTCTTAGTAGAGGGTTTTTTGTTCAAAATTTTTTATTTTATGTTGACAAAGACTGTTGATACGTCTATAATAATGATGTATCAAACGAGTTAAAAAGGAAATCGGATGGCTAAAAAAAAGAAACGTGTACCACTCAAACCGTGTCCTGCGTGTGGAACAAAAGTTCATGCAAGGAAGGCAACATGCGAATGCGGTCATTGTTTTTATGAAAAGAAAAATGGTCTGATTACTGATTGGAAAAAGTTGAAAAAGGGAGATCTTATCCGATCTCTGTATGGTAATGGCCCATATTGGGAAGATCCTGTCAGTAAAGAAAAATTGTATATGGGTTCTTACGGAAAGTTTGCTGTAAATAAAGTTGGTGAAAACTATATTGAATGTGCCGAAGTTAGTAAATACGGCAATCATTCTAGTGGGCATCATATACTTTACATGGGTGAGTCAAAAAAATCGGAATTGTGTGATAATCTTTATAGATGCCCGCACAAATTAATTAGTGTTTCGTTTAAAGGAGAGTCTTGATGTTTACTGATTGGAATTCTATTCTATCGAATAGGGACAATGTGAATGCCGTAAATCATTTTGCCAGTGGCCGAATGAGCGGCGAGGAGTTTTATGCTAGGTTTAGCGGAACTAGACTTGGGGGTTCTATCCGAAATCTTCTCCGTACATACGGTGTTGATCGCGCAAGAATCTTGGCAAAGAAGGCATTGAATCGTAGGGAACTTGTTTAATTTTTGGAGGTTTTATCATGTTGAATAATCGTGTTATTTTGAAGGGCAATTTGACCAAAGATCCAGAATACAAGACTGTATCCGATAAGGAGCTTGTATCTTTCCGAATTGCTGTTAATGAATCAGTTGGCAACGGCAAGGAAGAAACCGTTTACATGGACGTTGATGGTTGGGGAAGTCATGCTGGTTATGCTCGCGATGTTTCTCTCAGCAAGGGTGATCGAGTTATTATTGATGGTCGCCTGCGACAGCGTAACTGGGAAGACAAGACTGGCGTAAACCGAACTTCTTATACTGTTTTGCCCAGCACGTTTTCTAAGGTTGTAAAGCCTGCGAAGGCTGGTTCCGATTCTAACGTCGAGACTTTTTAAGTTTTATGAAAAATCGTCAATACTTGATTAATACGTTACGTGATATTGAGATTAGACTTAATCTCTTGCAAGATCGATCTTATTCTTTGGAAAACAATTCTTCTGAACTGAGACAAATCAATAAACGAAGAAAGAAACTTGATAAAGATAAAGAAAAAATCTTGAGAAAACTAGAACAGCTAAATAGTAATCAAGAATACAATGATTTAGATTAGTGGAAATCCACTATTTACAAATGCCCTCCTAGCGAGGGCATTATTTTTTTAACAAGCGTTTGTCTTACTTATACTAATCGGAGTTGATAATGAAAAAGCCAGATAAAGCAAAACAAAATAGAAATTTAGAGCAGGGGAAAAAGAAACATCTAAAGCAAATTGCTAAAAATAAATCAAACAAGTTAAAGAAGCTACGAAGAATGGCCGATAATACACAAAAGCGACAGATGGAACAAGAAATGTTTAAGATGCAGCAAGAAATAAGAAAAATTCAAAACAAGGGCTTGACAATCAGGAATCCTGTTGTAGAATAATGTAGTATCAACAAATTTAGCGAGGTTAAAATGCATAATACTGGAACTTGGAACTCTGATTTAGCGTTGTTTTACTTGATTGTTTTCTTGACTCCATTGTGGCTCAAGATGATTTTTTGGACAATTAGCGCGTTTGGCGCAAATACCAAGGTAATTCGCATTGAAAAAGAGATCCCTGTTCCTGTAAATGTTTACAAAGATCGGGTTATTTATAGAGACAGGCCATCAAAACCAGCAGCAAAACCAGCTCCAAAGAAAGAGGCCAAGGTTGTTAAGATGGTCAAAGAAGTTCCTACTGCCAGAAAAAATGTTACAGATAGTTCTGTTATGTCAGACGTAATTTCTGGGCTAAAAACTCTTGGCGTACATAAAAGTCAGGGCAGAGAGCTTGTAGAAAAACTATGTAAAAATAAACAGTATAATACGGCAGAAGACTTGCTGCAAGATTGTATCGCCCATATCCATAAATTGCGTACATAATGATATACTTTCAACAATCTCAAAATGGTGTACGTTATGTGTAAATTTTTGCTATCTTTGTTATTTTGTATTTTGTTTTCAACTTCAACATTGGCTCAAACCTACTACTATTCTTATAGTGGTTATAGCAAGGGTGGTTTTAATTGGCCCGGAATGACCAAGGAAAAAACCAATACCTTAATACAAGAAGCTTTTGCCGAAATAAACAAACATTCAAAAATGCAGGTAAAGCCTTGGTCTGGCAAAGGCGGTTATCAGATAACAATAAAGTTTTCTGACAAAATTCCATATAACGCTCTTGCTGTAATGGATGGCAGCACAATGTTGATAAGTAAAACAAGACCTGTTCAGCCAGTAAATTGCCGTAGTGTTGTAATGCATGAATTTTTCCATTATCTAAAATACAAAGCCAGTCCAGCGGCAGATAAATGGGGACACAGCGGAGATAAAAACTGCGCGTTTAATATCAATGGAAATATCGACAAGTTGTGTCCAGCAGAAATTAATTTTCTTGTTTCAAAATTTGGTAAAAAGTAATGAAAATATCTGAAGTTGCTCAACAGATACGGAATAAAGTAAATTCCTTAAAATACTCTGAACAGATTGAACATCCTAGCGTCAGCAATATATTTACCGTTGATTGGGAAAACTGTTTACCAAAACCGCCAGAAAACACAAGTGAATTTACAATCAATGAACTTAAATATTTAGAACGTATAACAAAAAATTTATCGATATCGCAAAAGGCTTTAGTTGAGCTTGTTGATAAAGAAGCTCTTGATTTGTTTAAACCGGTTCTAAAAAAGAACAATTTATCAATAGATACAGAAGATTTTTATAAGCTTTGGAATATTTGTCGCCCAGTAGTTATGAGTTTGAAATATAAATTCAACAGACCGCGACCAGAACAACTTGCACCTTATTTTGGTATCAATATAAACGTAACAACCACGAAAACACACCAAACACCAGCCTATCCTTCTGGGCATACTACTTATGCCGCACTTGCCGCCCACTTCTTTTCTGCTAAATACCCACAGTTATCAGGAGAGTTTTTTGGTTTAGTTGGACTTGTTGGCGAGGCAAGATGCTTACAAGGGGTGCATTATCCCAGCGACAACGATGCCGCTATGACTTTATCTGGTGTTTTATGGGAAGATTTAAGATACAATTTATTTCCAAAATTTTTTATATAGGAGCTAAACAATGCCACTTCCAACACGAAGAGACGATGAATCAAGAGAAAATTTTATTTCTCGATGCATGTCTGACAATAAAGTATCTGAAGAGTTTCCAGATCGCGAGCAGCGTATAGCTGTTTGCATGTCCAAAGCAAGCGAAGGTCTTCCTGCTGTCGCAGCCGCTGACTTACAATACAATATTGAAGAATTTGGATACACCGAGGACGTAAATGAAGATAATTTTTATGTGCCAAGCGAAGATGAATACGTTAGTTTAGCAAGTCTTAAAATTACTGTCGATGAAGACGAAGATGAAGATGAAGATGAAGAGGAAGACGAGGAAGACGAAGACGAGGAAGAATATGATGTTGCCGCAGAGCGTCCCGGTTTATGGGAAAATATTCGTCGCAAGCGAGAACGAGAGGGTAAAAATTATAAGCCAGCAAAACCCGGAGACAAGGACCGTCCAGACCCAGAGGCTTGGAAAAAGGCCCAAAATAGGTTTATTTATGAAAACCCAAAAACTGGAGAGCAATATTCATACATTCGTCAGGGTAATTACAAAAAAGATGGCACTAGTTTGGTTTACAAGGGAAAAGCCGCTGAATATCAAGGAAGAAAAGTCAAGCTAAACAAACCTTTCCGTACTCCAGACGGACCAAAGAAGTTTGCTGTTTATACACGCAATGATAGCGGCAAAGTAGTTATTGTTCGTTTTGGCGATCCAAATATGGAAATCAAAAAAGATATTCCGGCACGACGCAAGAGTTTTCGCGCACGTCATCAGTGCGATACAAATCCGGGTCCAAAATGGAAAGCTCGATACTGGGCATGTCGTAGCTGGTGATATATGCAAACAATAATATCGATTCTTATTATAATTTCGCAGTTTGCAAACGTGGTGATTAGCTCATTCACTGAAGACGCATCTGAAAATGATGCTGATGAAATGCTTTGCAGCAAGGCGTGGAGACTACAGGAAAAACCATTTTGGAATGCCGTAAAAGTATTCTTTGACCAATACGCTTGGCCACTTTCTACTTGGAAAGGAAAATACTCGACCCATTGCGAAGCTTGTTACTATCAGGAAAAATTAAGATTAGAAGATAGATTGAAACAATATTAAAAATAGGGGTAAATATGAATATTTGGACAACAATTAAAACTTGGTTTCTTAGCTGGTTTGTTGGAAGTAAAGAGCTTAAAGTAATTGAGATACTTGAAAGTTTAGATACTTTATTTAACAAATCTCTGCCTATTGTAAGACAAATAGACGAGGAGTTAAAGCCAGCTTTGAGAAATCTGGCAACTCAGAATGGTGACGAAGTTGATTTGTACGAAACGATATTGTCGTTTCTTAAAAAGTTTGAAGATATATTAGATGATGTGTTTGTAATAGCTCAACAAGTTTACAAGCTGCCAATACCAGACATGCTTTTTACGATAGCTATTGAAATTTTAAAAGCGCAATCTACTGGAAATGTATCTTTGTCTGTTTTAAGATTATCCGTAGAATTGGCTTATAATGTATACAAAAAAACTAAATCAAAATAAATGCCATACAAAAATCTGACTGTTACACCAAAAATTGGCGCTTTTGACGGGTTCGGATCGCAATACCTTAAAAAACTTAGTGGTTATGCTTTTTGCATTAAACAAGGTAAAATAAGATATAGGTATATTCATACACCATTTCTTGAAATAGATCATTTAAAAAATGATTTTGTCGGCTCGATGAATGATTTTATTGGTATACCCGATAATAGACAAGGTAAAAAAATACATGTTTCTTACAATAAAGTAGATAAATCATTCGCAAATGTTGATTATTTTTTTGATGATCATTTCATTGATATTGTAAGATTCCATTATTTTTCTACTTTAAAACCAAAACCGTGTTCTCAAGAAATTGTTATACATATAAGAAGAGGTGATTTACATTTAAAGTACAGAAGGTTGCGAGACAAAAAAGCGTGGGAACATAAAAGAATGGAAGATAATAATTACTATTCTTCGAGAATATTGAATATACTCAAAGCGAATCCAAATGATTCTGTGCTTATTCACTCGGAGGGCGACTTGTCTGAATTTAGTACTATAATGTATGATTGGCCTAATGAATTTAGAGAAAGGATTACCTTTTCTTTAAACGAAGACATAAGGAAAGTATTTAACGATATGGTCTTTGCTAAGAAGTTATTTTTAGCAAGAAGTAGCTTATCGTATGCGGCTGGTTTGTTATGCAAAGGAGATGTTTTTTTTCAAAATGGACTATCTACAATAAAAATTAGTATTCCAAAGTCGTCTTGGAAAAATTGGTCAATTTATGATTAAAGGTGTAATATGCTTATCAAAGTAGAAAACAAAGATGGTTATAAAACTTCAAACCCATTTTATTACTACACCGAAGATGCAAATGGAAAACAATATCTTTTTTCTGAATTTCAGCTTGCTGTGGCTGGAGAAAGGGCCGATAAGAATAAAGAGGATTTTCCTAAAATAAACAACAGCACTAAAAACAGACTTTGTTTTTGTTTTGGATTTGCACTCGGAGCAGCGTTAGTTTACATTATAAATATTATTATCTAATGGTGATTTTTTGGACAACATTAAGTTATTTACTCCAATCAATAGTTTGGGATATGGGGTAGCTGGATACAATTTATTCAAAGAGTTATACAAACTTTATTCATCCACTGCCCTTTATCCTATTTCTCAGCCAGAATTTATAGATGATTATGTTTTGGCTGGAATGAACAACAGAAGGTTTGTTTCGTACAAAAATTCTCCATGCGTAAAAATATGGCATCAAAATGATGTACACTCTTTTGTTGGCAAAGGTTTGCATGTTGGTTTTCCTATATTTGAATTGACTGAATTTTCTCAAGAAGAACGGTTGAGCATGTTTCATTGTGATCAACTGTTCGTTTGCTCGAACTGGGCAAAAGATATATTATACAACCAAAATGGTTGGAATTGTCCTCCTGTTCACGTTGTGCCTCTTGGTGTTGATTCAGAGGTGTTTCAACCGTGTTTATCTTCTAGACAGCCAACAATATTCTTTAATTGTGGCAAATGGGAAAAACGTAAAGGTCATGATATTTTACTCGAATGCTTTAATTTTGCGTTTGAATCAACAGATAATGTCGAACTTTGGATGATGTGCGACAACCCATTTATAGGTAATAACAATGAAAAATGGATGAATTTGTATAAAAATTCGCCGCTTGGACACAAGATCAGATTTATTCCAAGACAAAAAACGCATAAAGATGTGTATAATATCATGAAGCAAACAGATTGCGGTGTTTTTCCAGCCAGAGCAGAGGGTTGGAATCTGGAGTTATTAGAAATGATGTCTTGCGGTAAGGCTGTTATAGCCACAAATTATTCGGCTCATACAGAATTTTGCAATAAAGATAATTGTTATTTGATTGACCCAGATGGTCTAGAGTCGGCTTTTGATGGAGTATTTTTTTCGGGATCTCATGGACAGTGGGCAAGTCTGCAAAAAAACTCAAAAGAACAAATTATAAATCATATGAGAACTGTACATGCTATAAAGCAAAATGGCTCATATTCAATAAACACAGAAGGCGTTAAAACCTCAATTAAATTTAGTTGGCGAAATTCAGCACAGGAGTTATTAAATGGACTCTAGTTTTCAAACACCTCGAAAAATTCTTGATCTTTATCGTCACGGTTTCATTGGAGCTATATGCGATGAAGAAGATGTAAAGAAACTGCTTGGCGAGCTTCCGATGCCTGTTTTTGGAGCTGCCGCATATGATCTAAAAAATAGTGGTAAAGATAAATTAAGCTTACCGTTTAAGTGTTTACTTGATTTTGATCCTAATTTTGGACCATCAGAAAGTCAAACAACTGGCGATTGTGTGAGTCATGCCACTAGAAATGCTATAGATGTAACAAGGGCCGTTGAAATAAAAAACGGAGACAAAGAAGAGTTTCTTGCTCGCGGAGCTACAGAAGGTATCTATCAATCTCGCGGGCATAGCGGACAAGGAATGACATGTTCTGGAGCAGCTAGATATGTAAATCAAACTGGCGGCATACTTCTTAGAAAAGATTATGGTGCTGTAAATTTATCGGTATATAATTCAAGTCTTGGCGCAAATCATAGGATTCCAGACTCTATTTACAAATCAGAAGCGCAAAAACATCAAGTAAAAACCATATCGAATGTAAGAACCGTAGAAGAAGCTAGAGATGCATTAGCAAATGGCTATGCTTTGTCTGTTTGTTCAGGGTATGGGTTTTCTAGCAAACGAGACGCTAACGGTATAGCAAAAAGATCTGGCGGATGGGCGCACGCTATGGCTTGGATTGCTTGCGATGATACCCGTCAAAGATTCAACGAAATTTTGTTTTTAGTTCAAAATAGTTGGGGTGTTTGGAACAGTGGGCCAAAAGTTCATGATCAGCCCGAAGGAAGTTTTTGGATAAGAGAAGATGATGCGCGAGGAATGCTTGCTGAAGGCGGTGCATGGGTATTTAGCGATGTGAATGGATTTCCTCCAAGAAAAATTATATACAGCAATAGCGAGGTTTTCTAATGAATATTCAACAAAGAGCCATTATAGGCACAATCGTTGTTGTAGCTTTTGTTTTTTTTACAAATCGTGATAAAATTTCAAGTTCTAGCTTGACAAATGACGATATAACTAATATAATAACACAGACGGAAAAAGCTTTTGATGAAGCAGAATCTAAGATTCTAAAGAGTAATCCAAAGCCAGACGATAATAAGCCAGTTGGTCCAGATCCAGATGTTGCAAAATGTATTTGCAAAGGAACTGGAAAGATAACTCAAGGAGACGGTCACGTTTCACCATGCCCATACCATAGCAGCGGAGAATCGTCGCAGGTGACAGAAGGAGCTTGTGATAATTGTAAAAACACAACTTCTAATATCCTGACACTTAAGTCAGATTATGTTAGAAAAGATGTTTTGAATAGTGTATTTGGTTACTAAATTTTTTCTCAAAGGAGAAATATAATGGAAAAGTGGAAGTCTTTGCTTACATCAAGAAGGTTTTGGGTTTCGGCTGTTGCTTTAACCTCTATCGTTGCTTCTGAAGCTTTTGGGATTACTCTCAATCAAGAGCAACTTGTTGGTGTTGTTACTATTGTAGTGGCTTGGGTTATTGGTGATACAATTAGGGAAACTAAGTAATGAATTTATCAGGTATTAGTCCTATTCAATGGGTGTTTTTGGTTGTTGGTATTTTGATAGCACTTCCCGCTGTCACACCATACTTAACATCGTTTTTGAATAAAAGGAATGACACGCCAAAAAAAGAAGACGATTATGAAACTTACAGTTTAACCGACATAGTTCATAAATGGGAAAATTTAGAAGAAGCTTGCAGAAAAGCTAATTTAAACGAGGCTTCTGCTAAGTTAGTCGAAGTTTTTCCGCTTTTGGCAAAAAAAGGAAGTCCAGTGGATAATGTAATGAGTAAATACAATCCTCCAAATCCTTAGAGGTTAAGATGAACAAAAGCACACGATTGGTTCTTGGTTTATGTTTAGTTTCAGTGGGTCTTTTTTGGAATAATATAGCAAACTTTATTCCTAAAATTGATAACAAAACTCCAAAGCAGTTGGTTCAAATCGATAAGCCATCTGATGAAGTTTTTAATACTGTTAAACCGGTTGCGGATTTAATTACAGATCCAAGTGACAAAATTAAGTTGTGCTTGTTTAACAATACCTTTTCAAAAAGAGTAACATCTTATTCTGCTGATGCGCAGCAAGTAAACGATGTTTATGTTCAGGCAGCAAAAAACTTATTCGGAGATTCCCTTAAGGGAAAATACCAAGGGTTTTCTGGATCGCTTGATAAACTTTTCGGCTCTGTTTTTGGGATAGAAAATCATGTGGTGACAGACAAAGAAAAATCTGCACTATCTGAAACTTTTAGGGGATTAGCTTATTGCTTGTCTTTGTAACAATCAAGTGGGGTTTCGGCCCCACTTTTAATTTTAAATTGAAAGGATTTTATGAATATTATTGAAGTTGCATTAGAAGAATGTAGAACTTCTATGCGTGTATGTACATTTGAGATTAATAGCGTGTTGGCAACACCCGCAGAAGTAGGTTCTCTTGATAGACTTTCTAAAGCTATTTATGACTATTCAAGACACGAAGCTGCATTTCAAAATTTGCTAAAGTTGAAGAACCAAATTGACGAAGCTAATTCAAAGCAAACTGAACAAGGCCCAGAAGAGGAAGATGAAGACTAAAATAACAATAATTGTAATAGAAACAATTCCTTATTTTAGACAAGGCATACCACCAACAAGAGTTTTAGTAGATAGCGAAGGAAAATTTCCGTCTGGTTATATTTCTACAAAAACTGTAGAAGATACGCTAATAGAAATACTTTCAAAACATACATCGTTGTCTATTAATTTTCTTTGCCCAACAATTAGTAAGCTTTTTCATCAAAAAGGGTCTGATGAATGTGAAGCAATATATACATGCGTTGTCCAAGATGGAATTATTAGTACAAAAAACAATTCTAAAATGTTGTCAATCGAGGAAATAAATATAGATGAGCGATACGCAACCCCAATCATGTCAGTCCCAAGATCAATTTGATAAAGAGGACTCAGAACTTTCCGCACAATTGGTTATTGCTGTTGACAAAAAGGGATTTGTGTCGTATAATTGCGACTGGATACCGGGAGAAAACGGCATAGTTGGACTTGCTACTATTTTTTACAAATTATTGCTGGACAATTTTAGTGAAGAAATTCTTCAGGAAATCAAGCAGCAATGCGTATTAAATGATAGTGAATCAGAGTATGTTGCGGTTATAAACCTAATAAATAGTTATGATTCCAAGGTCAAAAAACCAGACGACGATCAAGTAGTGATTCCTCCTGATCAAGTTTACCGTATTTAACGGGAGAAAGTTTATGGCAAACAAAAAGATAATCTGGAAAAGCTGGAACGCTGTTGCAGAAGAATACATAAACTCATACACTGAAGAGTTATCAAAACTCGAAGAAGAAATAAACAATGTATCAAATGAAGAAGGCATGATGGGCATTCCGATGCTTTTCAATGCCGATAAATTCAATGCGATGCATACGCCGTTTGGTGTCTTTCCAATGGATTCTTCTTTTAAACCTTCTGACAGATGGGATTGCTGGATTGGTACAACCAACTTTAGTATTACAAAATCTGTTTATAAGATTCTAAGAGAAGATATCGATGGGATCGAAGCCCTGAAAATTATGGGAAGGTATTCTTTTTGTATCGGAGTGCCTTGCACTTTTGACTTTCAAGATGTAAGATTAGAAATTGAAAAGAAGCTTTGTGTTTTCACTGAGAAGGAGGTAATGACAGATGAAGTAACGGCTACTGTTGCTTTGATGAAAGAACAGCTAAAACATAACAAATATTGGTCTATTTTAGTTGCTTCTACAGGTAAAGTGGATTATGTAGTTTCTGATAATTTGGATCAGAAGTACATAGACGGTTTGAATCAATTAGTGGAATTAAAACAAAAAGTTGGTGGAATAATTTTAAGAGGCGAAGATGGATAACATTAATATTGAATTTGAAGAAAAGTGGAACGATTCTGATATCAAGAGCATCATGAATAAAGTATCAAATCGATACAAAAAGAATATAGATCATGACGATATAGAATCTATAAAGATGAATACACTTTGGAATTGCATCAAAAAGTTTGACGAGTCTAAGGGTACGAAGTTTACATCGTATCTTTTCCAACAGTTAACCTACGCTTTTAAAAATAAAGTCAAGTCAAAGCGGTCTGAATTTAACTTTGATGAGCTTGAAAAGCAGGATACAAAATATCAAGAAAAGCTTGATGTTATTGATATAATGAACAGTCTAGATGAAGAAACATATCAAATCCTGCAACAAAAGTTTTACCAAAATATGACTATGAAAGAAATAGGTAAAACCAATGGCTACTCGCGCGAAACCGCACGAAGAAAGTTTAAAAATGCCATTACTTTATGCAAAAATATGTATAAATCTTGATTTTAATTGTGTATATTAGCTTATAGGAATTGGATCTCCATTTTGGATAATTTGGAAAATTTGTGTTTACGTTTATTCTTTAATAATCGGAGATCTTGCTATGGCAGTACAACCAAAATCTAGTTATTTGAAAAACACCACAGGCGGTGCTTTTTCTAGTCAACGACAAGGCGGCACTCTTTATGGAAACGGCACAACTGGATCTGTTATTACCAAGGCATTCTTGGTAAAAGATGCTGTTGACAATATAGTAAAGCCTTATGGAGTAGTTTTGAAAGCATACCCCGGAACAAGTGGTATGTACGGAACTCAAAAGATTGTTTCTGGCGGTGCTTTTGCTTACTTTGAAGCTGGAAAGTATATTATTAGAACGATCAGCACTACTATTGCTGGTGTTGCGTCTACTAAACTTCTTATTCCCGGCTCTGACAATGGCAAACGCAATGCTATTCATCAATTCATCCATGACTTCGGCGCGCGTTTGCTTACCAAGTGGCGAGCAAATGAGTTTTCGTGGCTTGGAGTATTTGATAATGGCAACAAGATCAAGCGTCGTTACAACTGGGTTGATGCTGCTGGTACAGCAGCTTCTAAGCCGGTTACACTAACAAATCTTGATATGCTCAATCCTGTTGGCGGTTCAACGGCTCGAAAGAGCGATAGCGCTGCTAATCCAACACGAGCAATTCCGGGTGAGTTGGTAATGAAGGTTGACTTTGTTACTACAAATATTTCTAGCGGCGGCGACTTCTTCAATTACAAGCCAATCACTGGTATGTAGTTTGACAATTTTGGACTTTCCATCATTCAACCAAACTGGAGTACCACTATGAATGAAGCTTGGGTCTTAATAAGAAACATCGCTGAAGTTATTGGAATGTTTGCAATACCGCTTTTTTCTTGGGTTGTTTATACGTTAGTTCAACAGGGTAAGCAAATTATCGTGCTTGAACAAAAAGTGAATGACTCTATAAGTCAAAGAATGACCGGAATAGAAAAACGGGTTGGTGGAATGGAAGAGAAAATGGAAGAAGTTGTTAGCAATGTTATAGAATGCAAGATGATTGCGGCAGATAATAAAAATCTCCACATGCAGATTAATTCTAAGCTTGACCTTCTGGCTTCCAAGTTAAAAAGTTAAATATCCAATAATCTTGGTTTTTGATAAGAAACCTGTCGATGAAAAGTCGGCAGGTTTTCTTTTTTTTTGATTGATTTTGTTCTCGGTATGGTGTATAATACTCTACCAGATAAAGTTTTTACATCGAGAAAGGTATTGTAATGAAAGTAACAAAAGCAAACGGAGAGCAGGAAAATTTCTCCGTTGAAAAAATTCACAAAGTAGTTGAATGGGCGACCAAAGGAATTAATGGAGTATCCTTTTCTGACGTTGAAATGAATGCCAATCTATCTATTTATGATGGCATCTCCACAAAAGAAATACATCAAGTATTGATTAAATCGGCCAACGATCTAATTTCAACGCACACTCCAAATTATCAATATGTTGCTTCTAGGCTTCTTAATATGCAGCTTAGAAAAGAGGTTTGGAATTGCGGCAAACTTCACAATCCAGTTGATTTTACATTGTTTGTCAAAAGAAACATCGACAATGGAATTTATGATCCGATATTGGAAAAGAAGTGGAACAACGATCAAATTGAAGATTTTGGAAAGTATATCGATCATACCCGCGATGATTTATTTACTTATGCTGGTTTGCAGCAAATGATTGACAAATATCTTGTCAAGAATCGAAGCACCGGACAAATTTACGAAACGCCACAGTTTGCATACATGTGTATTGCTATGTGTTTATTTAATACTGTTGATGAAGTAAAACAAGCATACGATTGTTATTCTACTTTTAAAATCAATCTTCCTACTCCGATCATGGCTGGCGTAAGAACGAATATACGTCAATTTGCTAGTTGTGTTTTGGTTGATGTAGAAGATAACTTGGATAGTATTTTCTCAAGTATTCATGCCGTTGGAAAGTACACAGCGCGAAGAGCTGGTATAGGGCTTAATATAGGTCGTATGCGCCCCATTAACTCACCCATTCGAGGAGGTGAGGTTATTCACACTGGCGTAATACCATATTTAAAGAACTTTGAATCGGTTGTCAAATCAACATCGCAAAATGGTATTCGCGGAGGAAGTGCAACCGTTCATTGTCCTTGGTGGCATTATGAAATCGAGGATATTCTCGTTTTAAAAAACAACGCTGGAACTGATGATAATCGCGTTCGCAAATTAGATTATTCTATTCAATTTTGTAAGCTGTTTTACGACCGTTTGATCAATAATCAAGAAATAACCCTTTTTAGTCCACACGAAGCTAAGGGTCTTTACGAAGCTTTTGGAAACAATAAAAAGTTTGAAGAGCTTTATTTGAAGTATGAAAATACTCGATCAATGAAGTTTAAGAAAAAGATACCAGCGCGAAAGCTTGCTGAAGTATTTGCGCGAGAACGTCTTGAAACAGGTAGAATCTACAGCATGAATATTGATACGGCCAACGAACATGGCTCGTGGAATATTCCTTGTTATATGTCTAATTTGTGTCAAGAAATCATTCATCCGACAAAACCAATCAAGTCCATAGACGACCCAAATGGCGAAATTGGAATTTGTATTTTATCTGCACTAAATCTTCTTGAAATTTTTGAAGAAGAAGGCGATGTTGAAAAGGCTTGTAAAATAGCAGTCAAGACGCTTGATGCTGTTATCGACTATCAAGACTATCCAGTTTTGGCAGGAGAAAACTTTACAAAAAATCGTAGGTCTTTAGGGATTGGCGTTACAAACCTAGCTGGATTTTTAGCAAAGAATAAACTAAAATACGAAGATCCGCAAACATTGGTTTTAATCCACGATATTATGGAAAAAATTCAATGGCATTTGATAAGCGCTAGTTGCGATCTAGCAAAGGAAAAGGGCGCATGTCCAAAGTTTAGCGATACAAAATATGCTCAGGGTCTTATGCCAATTGATTGGTATAAAAAGACAGTTGACGAACTGGTTGCTCCAAAGTATAATATGGACTGGGAAGAGTTGCGCGAGCGTGTTTTGACGTATGGTATGCGACATTCTACCTTGTCGGCAATTATGCCCTGTGAATCATCGAGCGTTATTCAAAACAGCACAAATGGTATCGAGCCAGTTAGAAGTTTGCTTTTGTTTAAGAAAGCTAAAAATGGTGTTTTGAAGCAGTTAGTACCAAATTATCACATGCGAAAGAATTATTATACTTTAGCTTGGGAAATGACTAGCAACAAGCCGATAATGAATGTTGCGGCAGTTATACAAAAATTTGTTGATATGAGCATGAGTACAAATTTGTATTACAATTATGCTCATTATGAAGGAGGAAATATTCCACTAAGCGTATTAATCAAAGATCAAATTTACGGTTATAAGTACGGATTGAAGAATTTTTATTATGCCAACACTCCAGATGGTGATGGCGATACTGAAAAAGGCATGAATTGCGAATCTGGCGCGTGTTCAATTTAACGAGGTAATAAATGAAGACTATTTTTAACACAAACAATGTAGACCCTATGACTCAGCCCCTTTTCCTTGGAAAGGATTTGGGTGTTCAAAGATATGATATTATCAAGTATCCTATATTCAAGGAACTCGATAGCAAGCAAATGATGAATTTTTGGAGGCCAGAAGAAATCGAATTAAAGAAAGATCGGGCAGATTTTAAGGAAATGTCCGAGAACGAAAAGTTTATTTTTACGTCTAATCTTAAGTATCAGACAATGCTTGATAGCGTTATCTGTCGCGGAGTACCAACTTTACTGGAATATGTAACAAATAGCGAGCTTGAGGCGTGTCTTATGACATGGCAATTTTTTGAAAAAATTCACTCTCAAAGCTATAGTTATATCATCCAAAATGTCTATGCAGATAGCAAAGAGGTATTTGACGGCATTTATGAAGACAAGGAAATCATGAAAAGGGCCAATAGCGCCATCGAGGATTACAATAACTTGATGGGTATGGCTTGTGATACTAATAAGATTTCTGACATAAAAAAACAAATCTATATGACTATTGTGAGTATAAATATTCTGGAAGCGGTTCGTTTTTATGTTAGCTTTGTATGCAGTTTCGCCTTTGCTGAAAATAAGAAAATGGTCGGAAATGCGGATATTATCAAGCTGATCAAACGCGACGAAGCTTTGCACCTCATGAATACTCAACAAATACTTAAAATTTTACATACAGAAGAATCTGAAGGTTTTGTCAAAACCGCTCAACAGTGCCAACAAGCTGCCTGTGAATTGTTCGACAGAGCCGCAAAAGAGGAAAAGGAATGGGCTTCTTACCTGTTTAAGAATGGCTCAATTATAGGTCTAAACGAAACTGTACTGCATCAGTATGTCGATTGGCTTGTAATGTCAAGACGCAAAGCAATAGGATTGCCTTATGAAAATGTAGGCAAAAACCCAATTGCAGGATGGACAGAACACTGGATGAATAGTGAGGCTGTTCAAGTTGCTCCACAAGAACACGAAATTACCTCATACAAAATTGGAGCGAGTAAAAATGATCTTGAAGACATAGATTTCGGAGGCGTATTATGAGAAAAGCCCTGCAAAGAACCGCGTCTATTTTATTTCTATCTCTTGTTTTCACTTTAATTTCTTCGAGTATTTATAGTCAAACGTGTTTTGTAAGGTGTGAACCAGATAAGGAAATCGGAGGCGGAGCTTGCGGATCTGGCTTTTTTATTTCAAAAAATGAAATCCTAACTGCTGCCCATGTAATAAATGATGCAAACAATGTTAGGGTTGAATTTGATGGAAAGTATTTTATGGCTTCTGTTGTCAAACAAGATGTGTCAAAAGACCTAGCGCTATTGAAAATAAATGAAGAATGTGATGTATTTTACAAACTCAGCGATGATTCTGGAAAAATTGAGCAAGAAGTAACTTGTTATGGATTTCCGAGAGGCGTTTGGAGTATGTATAAATCAGAAGGAGTTATCAAGGAAATTAATAGCGTAAATAGGGACTCTACTGACAAGTCAAGACTTGAGTATGCTGTTTTTATGAATGTAACAAACGGAATGTCTGGCGGTCCTCTTTTAACTAAAGATAAGGTTGTCATAGGCGTTCTAAGTAGTAAAAATGTTATTGGCGAACAAAGAGCAAATTTTATTTCGCTTGAGGAAATAAGAAAGTTTCTTGACTAAAGTTAAAACAAAGCGAGAGCCAAGTGGTTGGTGGTATTTAGGATAGGACATTGTTCACAAACTCTGCTTCCTATGTAGACGGTGATCAATGCTAAATATCGTAAAGCTGGTTCGAGTCCAGCCTCTCGCCCTTATTAAATTTGAATACAAAGGATAAGCAAATGGAAAATAGTGTTGAACTTCTTGGTTATTATTTTTTAAAAAACAACATTTAAAGTCAAAATTTGTGTATAATACTATGGATAAATTCGCGGTTATCCATATGTAAACAAAATAACTTTACCCCCCTTTTGTTTGATGCCGCGAACATCTCCAATTGTGGGGGTTTTTTATTAAAATATTATGAAATCAGGAATATATCAAATAAAAATAAACAATAGTTTTTATATTGGGTCTTCTAAAAATATTCAAAGAAGATACTGGGAACATTTATGGAAATTAAAAAATAAAAAACATCCAAATATCCATTTACAAAATTTGTATAATAAACATGGAGAAGAAAAATTTGAATTATTTATATTGGAAAGTTGCACAATAAATTGTTTAATAGAGAGAGAGCAATACTGGATTAATTTATTAAATCCAAATATAAACAAAGCACCAGTTGCTGGTTCAACATTAGGACTAAAATTAACAAATGAACAATGCAAAAATAGAAGCAAAAATAATATTGGAAGAAAACATTCTCTTGAATCTATCAAAAAAAGAACAGATAAAATAAAAGGTAGAAAATATACAGAAAAACACAGAGAAAATATATCTAAAAGCAGATTAGGTAAAAAACAAAATCAACAAACAATTAAAAATAGGGCAGAAAAAAATAAAAAACCTATTGCTTGTTATGATTTAAATTATATATTAATACGAATATACGATTCCGCTAAAACAGCGGCTTTAGAAAACAATTATCATGCAACAAACATAACAAGATGTTGTAAAAATAAAATTAAAACTTATAAAAACAAGATTTGGAGGTATTGGGATGGTTGAACTTATTTCATATTGGGGCAATGATTTAATGATCGTTAACGCCGCTAGAGTATCTTTTGGAAAATATAAAAATAAATTAGACGAGAAAGATAAAAAATTAATTAAATTTCTTAAAGAACATAAACACGTTAGTGTATTTCGTCATCCGCAATTACAATTTAGGATCACATGCCCAATTTTTGTAGAAAGACAATTGTTTAAACATCAAGTAGGGATGTCTGCTAATAGTATATCCGGTAGATATGTTGACTTTAGCGATTCTTATTTTAGTTTTAAAGATGGGGAGTGGCGGAAACAATCAGCGAATTCTAAACAAGGAAGCTCTGGTCCGGTTTTAAATAATCTTCAACATAAATGTACAAAAATACAAAATAGCGTAGTAGATATTTGTAAAAACGCATATAATGAATTATTATCTTTAGGCGTTTCAAAAGAACAAGCAAGAACTATACTTCCGCTATGTTTAAATACAACTTTTATTTGGACAGGTTCTTTATTATCATTTTTACATCTTTGGGAATTAAGATTAAAAGAAGATGCTCAACAGGAAACCAGAGAAATCGCTGTTAAAATGCTAGAGTTGGTCAAGGGCATCGAAGGCAATCCGTTTAAACATACGCTTGAAGCGTGGGGATATTGATGAAACTAAGAACTGGCGCACAGATAAAGAATTTTAGGCACGAGTCTGTGGATCTGTATAAAATTTCAAGAGGGTGCGATATGTGCGGGTATAACAAGCATCCATCTAGTCTTTGCTTTGATCATTTGCCAGAATATGAAAAATCTCCAGTTACTAAAAATGGTAATAACAACACTTGGATTGGTGGAGGAATGTATAATTTGTACAAAAAACTCTATACCATAGATCAACTCATAGACGAAATTAAAAAATGCAGACTTTTGTGTCATAATTGTCATATGGAAACTACATACCCAAACAATAAACGGTATAAAGACCAAACCGAGGAAAGAATATTTACTGTGCAAGAACTTGAAAAAAGATTGCGCGATTTTGAAGAAAACTTATTGGAAATATAGATAGAGGTTGACAATGCTAGTAATAGGTGATGTGCATGGAAAATACAATGATTATTATAATCTTGTAAAAGACGAAAAGTCTTCGTTTCAGCTAGGCGATTTTGGCTTTAATAACGCTTGGATAAATTTAGATTATTCTAGTTTAGATCCAAAAATGCATCGTGTTGGCCAAGGAAATCACGATCCTCACGATGTGCTAAATAAAGATATTAAGTATTGGACTGGTCGTTATGGGCCGGTTAAAGTTGATGGTCATAATATATTCTGGGTTGGCGGCGCGCTCAGTATCGATATGGTTTACCGTGTTGGCGAATGGATGAGTAATCGTAGTGGACCAAAGACTTGGTGGGCAAACGAACAGCTTTCATACGCAGAAATGGAAGATTGTAAAAAGAAGTGGAAAAACAAAAAACCGCAAATTGTATTTACCCACACCGCTCCAGAATCAATTATATTGCACAATTTTAATGGCAATAAAGGAGCAAACATAATGGATGCTTACGGATGGGGTTCTGGCTACACTGACACAACAAGTCAATTCCTAGAGCATTTGTGGCGTATTCACAAGCCTGATTTGTGGATATTTGGACATTTCCACCGTTCTTGGACTCAAATTATTGATGGAACAGAATTCCGATGTTTAGCAGAACTAGAAACTTTCAACTTATAGAGGTAATTATGATAAATCCATACGATATAATAAAAAGCATTTTGTCAGAAGAGGGTTTTTCAAATGAATTATTTTCGGTAAAAATCAAAGATACAATAAATGTAAAAATAGAACAAAAAGACGATAACTTTCTAGTGTCGTTTTTAGATAATAAGCCGACAATAAAAGTAAATAAGTATATCTCGCTGTCGTTGACAGTAAAGTCAATCTTGCTCAAAAATAATGGCGGCGTTTTCCAAATTGATTATTTCCCAGATATTCCTTTTAAATATAGTTGGATTTTTGGGGAAGATGACCAAGGAGATTCAAATGAATTACGGTGAAGTAATACAAAAAGAGATTAATGAAAAATACTCAAATAGTCCCCACAGAAAAAAACTAGCTGAAAAATGCTTGGAAAAGGCAAATGAATGGCTAGAAGCCAATAACCCAATTTCGACCAATCAAGACAAAAAGAAAATCAAAAAAGAGTGCGCATCTTATATCAAAAAGAATGTTGATACTACAGAAGAAGAGCGGATTTACGGTTCTGTTTTGTTAATGATAATTATGGGCGCAGTTGTGTCGTGGCTAATACAAAGATTATTAGACGAAATTTTTGACAAGGAACAAAAATGAACGAATTTGAAAATTATGTTGAAAAGGTTAAGCAGTGGCATCATGATAGAAATTTGATCGACGGAAGTACCGACAAAGATCAAACCCTGAAACTTTTGCAAGAACTTGGAGAATTGTCTGATAGTGTTTGCAAGGGAAAAGACATACGCGACGATATAGGCGATATGCTTGTAGTTATGATAAATATTATCGAACGCAATAAACTAACGCTTACCGACTGCATATCTAGGGCTTGGGACGATATTAAGGACAGAAAAGGTCGAATGGTTGATGGTATTTTTATCAAAGAAGACTGTAATTGGCAATAAAAAATGCGTATACTATTTTGTAGACGTAAACCAAAACATTAAGATAAATATATGCCAAGTCCATTTCCAATACCCAATGATAGAATTTTTTACGCATGTCAGGCGGTTTTAAGCAATAATATATACCTAGAGGGTGTACAAAGCGTTGGTGTAAATTGGAATTTAACAACCGAAATGTTGCTAGATGTTGGGAAACATAAACAGCAAAAACACCGTTATGGAAAACCAACTTATACTGTAACAATTTCTAGAGTCTTGCCCAAAAGCGGAAATTTCTTTTTTAGCTCTTCGAGTCACCCGCTAGAATCCGCCGCTATCGGCACTGGTCCAAGCCCAAGAACTTGGGATATAGCTCTTCTTTATTCTGCTGATAGTCAGCAATTTGTCAATGGCACGATTTCAAAAATTACATACAATAATTGTAGATTAACCGCCATTGGATATTCTATAACTGTTGATGGCCCAATCAAAGAAAATATCACTTTTGAATGTAGCTCTTACAGTAAAGTAAATACTTCAATTGATTTGACTTCTACACTTCCTCAAACTGGCTTTACATTAAAAAGAGAAGATGTTACGTTTACTACCTTGCCGCAGGAAGTTCTTGACGCTTTCAATATTGGTAACTCTTTAAATGGCAAAACTATTTATGGACTTCAGTCAATTGAAATAAATGTAGAAATAAATTATCGAGATGTGATGGATGTTGGTACTTGGGATGATAATTTCTTGCTTGTTGAAATACCCATGAGTGTAACTAGTTCATTTACCGGAATAGTTAGATCTCATTATGACGAAACTCGTCCAAATATAAGCGATGAATATTACAACACAAATAGAACAATCAATATCGCTGCAAATGCTGGAGCAACATCGTTTAGATGGAATTTAGGTTCTGATAATTATTTAACTGGTTTCGATTTCTCTGGTGGAGATACGGAGGGTGGAAATGTAGAAGCTACTCTGAGTTATCAAAATGATAGTAGTGAATTTTACTTTACAAAATCATAATTCCGCAAAGGAAAAAATAAATGGCGAGAAAAAAGCAAGCATCTCAGAAACAACCGATTAGACCATCTCGCAAAACTTTAAAACCAAAAACAAAAAATCAAGAAACATACATTATCGCAATGGCAGAATCAGATATAACATTTTGTTCTGGTCCTGCCGGTTCTGGAAAAACTGCCGTTGCAGTTGGATTGGCTTGTGAATACATACTTGCCAATAAAGTGGAAAAAATAGTTATTACACGCCCAGTTGTAGAGTCGGGCAGAGGATTAGGCTTTTTGCCCGGAACCCTTACTGAGAAAGTTCAACCATATCTAATTCCTATAATTGAAGAAATGAAGTTGTACTTAGGAATGGAAACATATAACTCAATGAGAGCAACAAATACAATCGAAATTTGCCCATTAGAATATATGCGAGGAAGAAACTTTCATGATACATTCATGATTTTAGATGAAGCGCAAAATGCAACTTTCGAGCAGATAAAAATGTTCTTAACAAGAATAGGAATGAATTCTAAGGCTGTGGTCAATGGCGACTTAGATCAAACCGATCTCAGAGGAGATGCCTATGGCGGATTACACGAATGCATGAAATTGTTAGACGATTTAGAAGGTGTCGCTATTTGTAAATTAGACTATTCAGATATAGTAAGAAACGGCATTATAGCCAAGGTTTTGAATAGACTAAGGTAAAAACACGCTTTTCTATGTGTCTTATGGGCTGCTTTGTATTACTATAAATACAGCAGCCTTTATTTTTGATAGGATTAAAAATGCCAACTTATGACTTTGAATGCGAGCCGTGTGCGTATATCACGGAAATTAGACAGTCGATAGACAGTCCTAGTATTTTGGAATGTCCAATTTGTAAACAAGAAACCTTGAAAAAGGTATTTATATCAGTGCCTACAATGTTTGTTCGTGGCGAACCAACAACGGTTGGGCAACTTGCAGAAAGAAATACTGTTAAGCTTGGTAAGTACGAACTAGAAGCAAGAAAAGAAAACGATAAATTACAGAATACAGTTAGTGAAGAAGTTAAGAAAAAAAGAAAAGAACATCGTGCCATTCAATCAATGACTCCAGAGCAACAAGTCAAATATATAAAGACCGGGGAAATGCCTTGAGTTCCTACGAATTAAAATTTACAGAACTTTTAAAACAACACAACGAGTCGTTAAAAAAGGAAATAAAAGACGAGCCAAGAAAATCCTTACCTCATATTGCCGTACTGACTTTTAAAATAGATGTTAGAGAACTCGACAATGATGGTATAATGGGAGAATTTGTTTTAAGCGGGAATGAGCTTAAAAAATATGGCATGAGCAATAAAGCCCAAATTTTTGTAAAAGGGCAATCGGAAGCAGATTGTATTAAAAAAGTTAAAAACATATTGGAGAATATAGATGCAAGAGCCAGAAACTGAAGCTTTGTTTAGAGAAATGGGAATACCAGATCCTATACAAACAAAAGTTACCTTTATAGGCAAGGGCGGAAAAGAGTGCGACGAATATTCTTCTCTTGCCAAAAAGGTCGAAGTAAAATATAGTGTAAGCGATTTACAGTATCATTACTTTGTTAGGGTTGGACGAGGAGAATTGATAGACCCGTACGAGGCTAATTCAAATTTGAGCAGAAAACATATTTCGGAAATGTTTGTTTATAGAAGAGTCAGCGAAAGAATTTTCAATGCCTTTTCTAAATATCTTGAAACTAAAAATAGAATACATTTTACAACAGCAAGAAGACTTTTACTATCGGAGAGATAAAATGAAAAAAGGACCGCTTTCAGGCGAAGAAAAAGAGTATATCAAAAACAATTACCAAGGACTTCAAGTAGAAGCTATGGCTGAAAAACTCGAAAGATCATTATCGATTGTTCAAAAATTCGTTGAGCAACTTCCTCCGATATTACCAGATACTAAAGGAAATGCTCAAGATCTTTATGCGCGCAAACCAGAACGTGGAGTTGTCGCATCTACTCAAGCTGCTTCAATGGCGGCAGATGAGTCAAGAGCAAACAGAGAGTCCAATCCAATTAGTCCAAGATACAACCAATTTATTCATAAAATAAAGAAATGAGAACAGAAGTTTGTACTAACTTTGATGCGTACATGCATCATATATGTCATAATAGCATCAACATGAGTTGGACAGCCGATATGCAAAACGGTGTTACAATTTATGGTGATTATGAGCGTCCAGATTATGAAGATTGCTGGACTAGATTCAAAAAATATTGTGCTGAAAATAAAGTAGTTCCAGTTAGAATAAAACTTTATATGTTTGGCATGAAAGAATTTGTTTTCTTTGAAGATCCAAGCGGTCTTGATGGTTTTTCAATATGTCGTGGTTGTTCAAGAGATCAGTCGCTGAGTGGAGAATTTAGAGATTTTCAATTTTTGGCAGTGTCATTATTGAGGGACGAGTGTGATTATATCAATGTTAGAAAGTTTGCTTGGCCAGAAACAGCTTTTGAAGAAGCTGAAAGTATTAGGATGCTAACACAAAACAACATTGAAAACATGATATTTAAACATGACTCAGAAAAAGCAAAACACCCAGAAGTTCAGCAGTATCTCAACAGGACAACCGTGTAGCGCGGCTCAATATATTGCTGAGTTGGTTTGCATACGAAAATCGGAAAAAGAAAACAAAGGAAGCTTGGCTTATAAATTCTGGAACAAAACAGATAACTACGAAATACAAATTCGTGTAGCAAATAAGTTGATAAACAAATATGGCGAAAGAGCTGTATTACACTATCTAAATAGCCCTAGCGGATCGAATGTATATTCGCTAGGGTTTTTGCATAAAAGCAAGAAATTTGTTTTACCATTAGACTTTGTTAAAAAGGGTGTGGAAAAATCAAAAGAAATAACAGATGCCGAAGATGCAAAGCCCAAAAAAATAGTCCAGCAACCAACAAGCGAATATAAACAAAAACAATCGTCACCAAATACTAAGAGTTTATTTTTTAAATTGAGGAAAGCAGATGGTAGCAACTAAAATTCCAGATTACTTGAAAAAGTCAACTAAAGACTACGGTCAAATTATTAAAAGCGGGTCGGAGGTTTTGCAGGAAAAAAGTAACTACGAAGTTATTTCTGTGGGTCCAGCGATTGATATTGCTCTTGGAGGCGGAATAAAAGAAGGTAGTTGGGTAACTTTGACGGGAGATCCAAAAAGCGGAAAAACTACAACCGCAATGCAAATAGCGGCAAACTGCCAAAAGCTAGGTAGAAATATAATTTATATTGACGCGGAAGGAAGATTCAAGGATATGAATTTTCAAGTAGACGGACTTGATCCAGAAAAGATGCTTATTATGGCTCCAGAAGATAAGCCGATTCCAGCAGAGAAATTTCTTGAATGGGCATACTTGATGATGAGCCATCCAGAAAATTACGGAGCTGTTTTGATCATTGACTCCATTTCTTCTTTGATTCCAGAAAAAGAACTCGATGGAGATTTTACTGCCGGTCGCGCTGGTCTTCCAAAGGTTTTATCTGTTTTTACTAAAAAGATAGGACAGCTTTTACCGCGACAACGTGGACTGGTTATTGCTATAACGCATTACATAGCCAATACATCTGGTTTTGGAAAAGCAAAAATGGCCGATGGTGGAAATAAAATCCAATATCAGGCTGACACTAGAATGGAAATTGCCGGGGGTGGAGAAAACACTCCAGCGGTTAAGTTCTGGGAAGATGACGAAGGTAAACGTGTAGGACAAGTTGTGAATTGGAAAATTATTTGTTCTTCTATGGGACCGCCGGGAGGACAAGTCCAAAGCTATATTAGATACGGTCATGGAATAGACCGCACACAAGAAATATTAATGCTTGGTTTGGATCTCGGTCTTATCGACAAATCTGGCGCATGGTTTACATGTTCGTTTATTCAATTTTATAAAGATATAGCAAAACAAATATTTGCAAACATAGATACAGACAATGAAGAAGAGTTATTTAAAAAGTTTAAATTTCAAGGACAAAATAAACTTTATGAATTTTTGAAATCATATCCAATTCTTGTTGACACGCTTGAAGGCATGATAAAAGGAAACTTAAAATGAATTTTTGGTCTTTGAGAAAAGAAGGAAAAATTGGAGATAATCTTTTTTGTAACTTGTATAAATGTTGCAAGCAGATGAACATCCAAGAATTAAAAAACGGAACTAGAAAAACTACATTTGAAGCAATCCAAAATTGTGTTGGATATGACCCAAATTTTTCAACATTAATAACTCACGCAGATGATTGGGGTATTAAAAAACATAGATCTAAAATAACAAAATCAAATTCAATTTATAGTTACACTATTGAAGGAGCGCCACATAATGGATGTTATTTGAATCTAGAGATAGATTCTGTTTTGCCAAAAGCAAAAAGATGGTTTATGTCAAATTTGGGACAAGATATAGCAAAAAATGTATATCCAATACCAATCAATATTTGGCAAAAAGATTGGAATGGATTAGATATAAATCATCTTCGACAAACCGACAAAAAACATCTTTGTTATGCAAATTTCACAATGACCTCTCCCTATAGAATAACTGTGGCTGAATGGGCTTGGGGAGAAAAATACATTGATTGTTACTTTCCTAAAAGATATGAACATCAAGATGTTGAACTAAGTATGCCGATATTAAAGCATGAGCGATTATCTATGGACAAGTTTACCGAAACTTTAGCCTCGTATCATTTCTGTATTGCTCCAACTGGAAATGGTTTAGACTGTTTCAGAACTTGGGAGTGTATTCTATGCAACACAGTGCCGATAGTCCAAGACAATTGGATGAATAAAGTTTTCTCAAAAATATGGCCGATGATTTTGGTTCATAGATATGAATTTACAAACGTGTATGAAGAAATAAACAAATTTCATGAGCAATACGGTCAAATAAACTATGATTATTCTTTGCTATTAGAAGAAAACTTTGAAGCTTTACTAGATAGGATAGAATATGAAAGTAATAGGCTTAGACGGGAACTCGTACAAATGGAATCCTAAATCGGGTTCTGAATCAGCGAAAAGATCAAAACTTCATGAAAAGGCAAAAGTTATACTTGACATATGCTTTCCTTATGATAGAATCTTACAAGAAGTTTCGTTACCCGGAACCAAAACGCTTGGAAGAAAAGGAACTCTTAGAGCTGATTTTTTTATACCAAACAGAAATTTGATTGTTGAAATTCATGGCCAACAGCATTTTAAATTCAACAAGTTTCATTTTAAAGATAAATTATCTTTTTTTCGCGCTCAAGCAAGAGACAGAGATAAACGAGAATGGTGTCGAGTAAATGAAATTAACATCATAGAATTTAATTATAACGAGAGTGAAGATGACTGGAGAAGAAAAATTAGCTGAATTCTTACAGGCTATAGAAGATTGGAAAACTTCTAAGCACTTAAAAGAAACAAAACCACCAAGAGATGAGTCGCAATTAAATGCCATACTAAATGGTAGCTCTGAATGGTTAAAGATGCTAAATGATAAAGAATGTACAATGTATGCTTATGAACTTTATGTTTATGCTGAATATATCGAAACAGTCAAAGCTAAAGAAAAAAATGTTTTAGAATGGGCAGATGCCTCTATTTGGTTTATAATAGGTGGAGTAATCAATCAGTACGGTAGTCAATACTCTAAGTGGCAAGAAAAGTATTATGCTGCTGTTAAAGAAAATCCGCTGGCTTCTGAAATACTAAAGATAAAAAATCATGCCGAAGCAAGAGTTAGAACCCTAGAAGGCAAGCATGAAAGGTTGATGAAAATGGCAGAAATACTAAATAATTTAGCTAGGAGAAAACAGCATGGATAATGAAATTGTAAATAAATTGTTGGAATCTTTGTCTCCAGAACAACAAGCTGAACTTGTGCAGCAGTTACTGCAAAAACAAGCAGCTCCTAAAAATGAAACACAAGCCTACAAAAGAAATCCTCCGAGCAGAGATAAAGATGAAAATCTTTTTGTTATGAAGCAAGAGACAAACAAAGTGCGAAAAACGCCAGTAACAGAAGGTAAACGGTTCAACAAATTTGTGGACAGCGGAGAGCATCGTGATGAAGTAAATCAAACACCGGTAGTAAAACCGACTGAAAGACGCAGACCTAGTTTTCAATTGGTTGAACAAACCTGTATGCGATGCAGTAAAAAAGTTCAAGTTCACCCTCAACACTCTCGCGAATTTTATGTGTGTGATTCATGTCTAAGAAGATAGAAAATAAGTTAGAAGATTTAGCTTCAGAACGCGCGGTTTTGGCTGCGCTGTGCCAGTATGGTCTAGACGCATATTTAGATGTAGACTTTATTGATTCTAGGTCTTTTACAGACCCAATCAATCAGTTAATATTTGACTGTATTTATAAATCAATATCTGAAAATACTCAGGTAGAGCTTTCGTCTATTCTTTCTGCCGCAAACAACTTGGGTGTAGCAGAACAGATAAATAACAAAGACGAAATAGCTTTTATTAGATCATTATTTAACTTTCCAATACACAAATCAAATGTTGGTGTTTACGCCGCAAAAATAGCAAAACTTAAGCTCGCTAGAGATTTGTTGCAAACACTTCGTGCCTGCGAGAAAGAACTTGGAAATGTTACAGGCGAAGAAGATATCATTGATATTATATCAAAGATAGAAGAGCCTCTACTTGATGCAACTGGCGATATATACCAATCATCAAGCAAAAAAACTCAAACGCTTGGAGAAGGTCTAGATGAGTATTTGGAATATGTTTCCAACAATGTTTCTGATTTTGTTGGTATACCAAGTGGATTTCCTGCTTATGATGCTGCTATAGGCGGAGGATTGCGTAGGAAGTGCGTTGATCTTGTTGCAGCTAGACCAAAGGTTGGTAAATCAATGTTTGGCGATGCTGTAGCTTTGCATGTAGCGAGCAAATTAAATATTCCGGTTTTGATGCTTGATACTGAAATGTCAAAAGAAGATCACTACAATAGAATTTTAGCCAACTTGTCTGGTGTTGAAATTAATAAGATTTCCACTGGCAAGTTTAGCGAGAATGAAATTGAAAAAGAAAAGGTTTTTACTGCCGCTAAAAAGCTAAAAGAAATTCCATATCACTATATTAGTATTGCTGGAGAATCTTTTGAAAATATTTTGAGTCAGACTAGAAAATGGGTTTATCAACATGTAGGCTTTGACGAGAATGGTAAAACCAAAGACTGTCTCATAGTATATGACTATCTTAAACTAATGGGATCGGAAGGTATTAGCGCGGCTATGCAAGAATACCAAGTTCTTGGTTTTCAAATAACTAAACTTCACAATTTTGTTGTTAAATATGATGTTCCGTGTTTAGCTTTTGTGCAGTTAAATAGAGATGGTATTACTAAAGAAAGCACCGATGCAGTTTCTGGTTCGGATCGTTTGATTTGGCTTTGTACAAGTTTTTCAATATTCAAACTAAAATCAGACGAAGAAAAGGCCACTGACGGAACAAACAATGGAGATAGAAAATTAGTGCCGGTTGTTTCTCGTCATGGAGAAGGTTTGGATGATGGCGACTATATTAGCATGAAAATGCATGGCCGTTACGGAAGAATTGAGCAGGGTTTAACAAGAAATGAAATTCATGAAAACAACAAAGTTAGACAAGAAGGTTTTGAAACCGACAACATTGACGAAGGAGAAGATTTCGTCGTTATGTGATGAAGTTTTTCTTAAAATTCATTCGTTGCTAGAGCGATTAGAAATTGACTATGTTGAATATCCAAATAGACTAGCGTTTCCTTGTCCGGTTCACGGTGGAGATAACCCAGAGGCTTGTTGTATTTTTACCGATGGGCTTACCAATCAAGGTAATTGGGCCTGTTGGACGCATTCTTGCCACGATGAATACGTCAACAATCTTTTCGGGTTTGTTCGTGGGTGTTTATCTTATAAAAGCGGTAAACCGGTATCAATGCACGAAACCTCAAAATTTCTTTGCGAGTTTATAGCAAAAGATTTAGATGATCTAGAAGTTAAACAAACCAGAGAAAGTAAAACTTTAGATATCTTTAATAGGAAGATTAGCAGAGTAAATACCAATGTTTCTAGAGAAGAGATAAGAAGCAGAATAAAAATACCATCTGAATATTATATTCGTAGAGGCTATTCTGCTGATATTTTAAATCTATTTGATGTTGGAGAATGTCTTGCTGACAATCAACCCATGAGCGGCAGGGTTGTAGTCCCAATATATGACGAGAGCTATAATTATGTTGGTTGTGTAGGAAGGGCAATAAAAGAACATATTAATCCAAAATGGTTGCACAGTAAGAACTTTACAAAAAATGTTTTATATGGAATGAATTTAGCAAAAGACAATATACTGTCCAAAAGAACTGTCGCGATTGTAGAGGGTCAGGGTGATGTTTGGCGAGCTTTCGAGGCTGGTTTGAATATAACAGTTGGTATATTTGGATGTAGTCTAAATGATGATCAATTGATATTATTAGAGCAAAGCGGAGCGTTAAATGCTATAATACTTACAGACCAAGATGAAGCTGGAAACAAAGCCGCAGAACAAATTATGAATAAATGCGGCAGAAGATTTAATTATATCAGACCCAAATGGTCAACTAAAGACATTGGAGATTTAACAGTCGAACAAATCAAAACAGAAATATTTCCCCAGTTGAAAGGACTTGTTGATGAAAACTAGAATTTTAGCTTTTGCTGGCTGCAAACAAGCTGGTAAATCTACTTGCTCAAACTTTTTGCATGGATATCAACTTCGCGCACAGGAAGTTATTCAAGATTTCGCCATTACTGAGCATGGAAAGCTTGTAGTAAAAACAGAAATTAGCGAAGATGGTAAAACTGAAATTGGCGAGACGTTTCTAGACACATCAAGAAAAGATCCTGATTTCGTAGAGTGGGCAATGTATAATATGTGGCCATTTGTAAAAAAGTATTCGTTTGCGGATACTTTAAAAGAAATTGGCATGACTCTTTTTGGTTTGACTTATGAGCAAGTTTATGGTTCTGAAGCATATAAAAACCAACTCGTAGAACATCTACGGTGGGAAAATATGCCGGGTGTTATCACCCATAAAATGGTATCTTCTTTTATGGTTGGTATAAATCCACCAATTAAAACTGCAAATGACTATATTGAATATGATAAAGATTTTACTGATGTATTTAAATTTATTATACATAAACCCGGACCAATGACTGTGCGCGAATTTCTACAGTATTTTGGAACCGAAGTATGTCGTAAAATATATGAACCAATATGGGTAAATAGAACCATCAAAGATATACAGCAAGAAGAACCTTTACTTGCGGTTATTGATGATTGTAGATTTGAAAATGAAATCAGGGCAGTTCAAGAAGCTGGCGGAAAAGTAATTGGACTAACTAGAAACGCCTCAAAAGATAAACATGACAGCGAACGAGTAATTGAAGATCATTCTGATATGATGGATGCAATTATTGATAATCAGAACATGGAAATTTTTGATGTTTGTAAATCAATCATAACACAGCTAGATGAATGGGGATGGCTTGGAGCGCAAACGGTCACAAATAATGTAAAAGGACTTCACACCATAAAGGGTAAATAATGATAGTTACATATACTAAATAATCAAAATAAATCCACTTATTGTTTATTTTGTGTATTATACTGTGTAACAATTACATTTTTTGCGAGATACAGTATGAAACCAAGTAAAAAACAATTACAAGATCAATTAAATCAGGGAAAAACACTGAAGCAAATAGCAGAATATTTCGGCAAGAAATCTGCGTCATCTATTAAAAACTGGTTATCTAATTATAATCTTATTTCTAATAAGGTTTGTAAGCCTTGGACAGAGGAAGAAGATAGGTTTTTGGTAGAAAATTACCCAAAGTATGGATATGAATATTGTGGAAAAAAACTTGGTAGATCAAAAGATTCGATATATCAAAGATGTCAAAAAATTGATATTTGTAAAAATAGTAAATGGCAATCTTTAGATAGGGATTGGCTTATAAAATGTTATGAGGAAGACAATTTGAGCATTAAAAATATAGCAAGTCAAATAGATGGTATAGAATTCTGGGATGTCTACGCGGCTCTAATACATTATGGAATAAAAATAAACAAATCTGGCAAATACTATGGAAAAGATCATCATAATTGGTCTGGATATCAAGAAATTTCAAATACTCATTGGTTGTCAATAAAACAATCTGCAAAAAAGGGAAGGTCTAGAGAGATAGATTTTGATATAACTATAGAGGAAGCATGGGAATTATTTATAGGGCAAAATCGTCAATGCGCTTTATCTGGAGTAGAAATTAAATTTTCTCCAACCGGAAGTAATAGGTATCAAAAAACTACAGCATCGTTAGATAGAATAGATTCTTCAAAAGGATATTTTTTAAATAATTGCCAATGGGTTCATAAAAATATCAACATGATGAAACAATCTTTATCCGATAAAGAGTTCATAGATTGGTGTTCTAAAGTTTGTAATTACAATCAAGGTAAAAAATAATTATGTTATGCACCTACGTTCGCTCATCAAGCTATAATAACTATGACTATTGCGAGATGCAGTACTTCATTACTTATGTACTTGGACATACGTCAAGTTCTAATAAAAAAGCCCAACTAGGAACAATTGTCCATAAAGTAATGGAGTGTTTAGCGTCTTGCAAAAAACAACTTCAAGATAATCCAAATGAAAAAAGTTTGTTTGTAAATGATGATGCCTTGGGTAAAATAAATTTTACTCCAAAAACTCTATTTACAAAAGGTTTTGTATTTAAGCTTTTAGATCAAAGTTATGAATATTATACATCGAATTGCACCCATAATTACATACCGGCAGATAAAAAGTTTTGTCGTGAATTAACTGATAGCGCTTTGAATTATAATGACGGACAATTTGACCCTAGAAATAGAAAAATCATAGATGCCGAACCGCGTTTTGATATACCAATAAACAAAGACTGGGCTAAATTTAAATATATGATTGGCGGTCAAGAAGTTGAGGGTCAATTAGCAATAAAGGGAACAATCGATCTTGTTACCGAAATTGAAGATGGCATTATAGAAGTTATAGATTGGAAAACTGGACAAAGAAAAAATTGGGCTACCGGAGAAGAAAAAACTTACGAAAAACTAATTGACGATCCTCAGCTTTTATTGTATAATTACGCTATCTCTCAACTTTATCCAAACTACGAACAAGCGATAATGTCGATATTCTTTATACGAGATGGCGGTCCATTTAGCTTGTGTTTCGATAAATCAGACCAAGAAAGATTCTTGGAAATGTTAGAAAAAAGATTTACAGAAATAAAAAATAATACAAAACCAAAACCATGTTCAGCAAATAGAACAAATTTCAAATGTACCAAGCTATGCGACTTTTACAAAAAGACTTGGCCGGGAACAAATGTTTCAATGTGTGAACATGTTGAAGAACATTTAAAAACTTTTGGTCATGATGCAACAGTGGAGAAATGTACAAAAGATGGACACAATATCGGATATTACCAAGCGCCGGGATAAGATAGTTTTATTAATCGAATTTTTTAAATCAGAATTTGAGGAAAGAAATAAAGAGTTCTTAGAAGCTCTAAGAAGAAATATAGACTGCGAGCATATTCACAAGATTGTTTTATTTTATGAAAATAGTCTTGATGAATATCCAGATATTCCATATAGCCCAAAAGTAGAAATAGCATATACCAAAAAGAGAATGACTTTTGGTGATTATTTTACTTACTGCAACAATAAGCTTAATAGTAACATTTACATTGTGGCGAACAGTGACATATATTTTGATGATTCAATAAAGCATGTTTGTTCGATGGGCGAAAATGACTTTTTATGCATCACTAGGTGGAATAATGGTATTTTACAAGGACATGCCGCTTATTCTCAGGACGTATGGGTTTTTAGAAAAAAAATACCAGATAACATGATGCGTTATTGCGATTTTCAGCTTGGTAAACAACAATGTGACAACAGAGTTGCTTTTCTAGCGATGAGAAGCGGGTTTAACATAATTAATCCATGCTATTTAGTTAAATGTCATCATTTACACAAAGATCCAAATAAAATAACTTACAAGAAAGATGATTTTCATAAAGACCTTGCGAGATTGTCGTCTATAGAGCCAACCGATAGAATTGAATATGAACCAAACAATGTTTGTGGTTTTATTGGTAACTTTTTTGGAAATAAATATATTGAATTTTTTAGGAATGAATTGAATGAGTTGGAATCCAATAAATTGCAAAACACACTTTAGTTTACAGCATGGGTTTTGTAAACCAGATAAATTAGCCAAGAAATGCTCTGACTATGGTTATCAAGCCTGTGGAATAGCAGATTTTGGAACGCTTTCTGGAGCTGTAGATTTCCATCAAAGTTGTACAAAACATGGAATCAAACCGATTATTGGTTGTGAATTCGATGGTTATATTCTTTATGCAAAAAACAAAGACGGTTGGTTTGATTTGGTTAAATATGTTTCAAATCAAAATCTTGAAGTGTTGAAAGAAATAGCAAAGAATGGAAACGTGCTTTGCGTTACTCCATCTGTAAATGGATTTGCTAATTTGTTTAAAAGTAATCATATACAGATGGACTACTCAGACGAAGCTATTTATTATGTTGAAAAAGATGACGCTGATTGTCACCGTATTATGCTATGCGGAAAGTTAAAAACTACACTGAAAAAAGTGAAGAATATTGAAAACAATGAATATCAACAGTTCTTTGACGGTAACGATAGATGGTATCTTCCATCGCAGGAAGAGTCAAACAAAACCAGTAGTATTGATAAGCTGGTAAATGTCTGTGAAGCTTATGAACTTGCTGGCCCTCCAATGTTGCCAAACTTTGAATGTCCAATTGGTTATGATGAAGATCAATACCTAACCGAGCTGTGTCGAGTTGGGTGGAAAAAGAAACTTGTTCCGTGTAATAAAGTATCTACAGAAGAACAAAAAAACATTTATGCAGAAAGAGTCAAACACGAACTCAAAGTTATATTCAAGGCAAAACTTTCTGGTTATTTCTTGATCGTTCAAGACATTATCAAATGGGTCAAATCAAAAGGCTGGCTTGCTGGTCCCGGACGAGGCAGCGCTGCTGGGTGTCTGATTTCTTATCTGCTTGACATTACCGAAGTTGATCCAATAGAATATGATTTAATTTTCGAGCGTTTTTATAATGAAGGAAGAAACACAGAAGGCAATGTTGCAATTCCAGATATAGATATGGATGTGCCAGCGGAACATCGCGACGAAGTTATAGATTATATCAAACAAAAATATGGCGAATCCAATGTGTCTCAAATGATTACATTTGGGCGTTTACAGGGAAGAGCCGCAGTAAAAGAGGTTTTGAGAATCAATGAAGCTGTGTCATTTGCAGAAATGAATGCTATAACAGATAGTATTCCAGATGAAGCTAAAATTTCTGATCAGTTAGAGCTTATGGAAGATAAGTCAATTATCAAATGGGCTTTGGAAAATGAACCAGATAATTTAAGAAATTGGTGTTTTTATAACGATAATAATGAACTTGATGGGCCACTAGCCAATTTGTTTCAACAAGCAATTAAAATAGAAGGAACAAACAAATCCCAAGGAAAACATCCCGCTGGAGTTATTATATCAAAACATAAGCTCAACGAGGTTTGTCCGATGACAAACGATAAATCTGGAGATCCTGTTGTTGCTTTTGAAATGAATGCTCTTGAATATCAAGGTCATATAAAATTTGACGTTTTAGGAATTGATTTACTGTCTAAGATAATGGAGATTTGCGATGAAGAATGAAGACGTTTACAAGGCTGTTATATTTGACGGCGCTTTTGTTGAGGCTAACGGTGTTTCTTTGTGTAATTTAGAAGACGCAATACGTGGTAACTCGTTTATACCAAGAGCAAAATACCAAGTATGGTCCGATAGACATAAGTATCATCAGTTGTTTTTTAACATCGATGATGCTGTAGCGACATTTTTGGAACTCAAATCAAAGAAAAATTGGAATTAGTATGGAAGCACAAATATCAAACGGAGAACTAGTTGATAAAATAACTATTCTTGATATCAAGTCACGACGAATAAAAGATACTGTAAAAGTAGACAATGTAATCCAAGAAATGGATTCATTGATGCTTAAATCAGCAGCGTGGTGGAAGTATTGGGAATCTGAAATTTTTCTTTTATTCAAGCAATTGCTTGATGTTAATGAAAGGTTGTGGGACATTGAAGATAAAATACGTCAACTAGATAAAGAAGTATTTCCATTAGAACAATACGGAGATGCTTCATCGATACCATTTTTACCATATTATTTTCTTCCTGCTAAAGTTTGCGAGTATATGGAATGCGCAAGAATGGTTTATACATTAAATGACGAACGATCTAAAATTAAACGTGAGATAAACGAGATCACAAGATCAAATATAATAGAAGAAAAATCTCACTCTTAACAAGGTAAAAACATGAATAATAGAGATATTATAGTATTCGATTTTGAAACCACTGGTCGTAATCCATTAAAGTGTCAACCAACACAGATTGCCGCTGTGGCTATTCATGCAAGAAAACTTACAATACAACCCGGAGGAATATTTGAAAGCAACATACGATGCATTGTAGACGATGAAAAAGCTATAGCTGCTGGTTTTGATCCTGTTGAAGATGGCGCTCTGGAAGTAACTAGAAAAACAAGAGATCAAATATCCAAAGGGCCGTCGCCAAAAGTAGTCTGGCAAAAGTTTGCTCAGTTTTGCGATAAGTTCAATTTCAATAAAACTCCATTTTCAGCGCCAATTGCGGCAGGGTACAATATCAATAGTTATGATATGCCGATTGTACAACGCATGTGCGAAATGTATGGACCAACAGATGAAAAAACTGGTCGCCAAAAACTATTTAATCCTATCTTTTCAATGGATCTTATGCAGCATATTTATTGTTGGTTTGAAAATAATTCCGATGTTAAGGGCTATAGTATGGATTATATGCGCGATTATTTTGGAATGTCAAAAGAAAAATCTCATGACGCATTGCAAGATGTGAAAGATACGGCTAATATACTAATAAGGTTTCTTGTTATGCAAAGAAACTTGTCCAAGAAGATTAAATTTGAAAAAGCTTTTGCGAACGGCGAATTGTATATAAAGTAGGAATTTGAATGTTCGATATCAATAATTTTGACGACCCCGAAGTTTGGGATTTAATTTGCGAAGGTGATACCAAGGGTATATTCCAGTTGGAATCTAATCTTGGTAAACATTGGGCTAAAGAAACTAAACCTAGAAACATCAAAGAACTAGCCGCTTTGATTAGCCTTATTCGTCCGGGTACGCTTTTAGCTAGAGATGCCAATGGCAAAAGCATGACTCAAGTTTATGCAGATAGAAAAGGTGGCAAACCAAATTCGCCAGTTGAATACCTCCATGAATCTCTTGAGCCAATATTGAAAGAAACTTACGGTGTGTTGGTATATCAAGAACAATCCATGATGATTGCCCAAAAATTAGCTGGTTTCGATCTTAAAGAAGCCGATGCGTTGCGTAAGGCTATTGGCAAAAAGAAAGCAGACCTTATGGAGAAAGTCAAAAGGGCATTCTTAGAGGGAACTGAAAAACAAGGTATTGTATCAAAAGAAATTGCAGAAGAACTTTTTTCGTGGATTGAAAAATCTAACCGTTATGCATTCAACAAATCGCACGCGATTTCTTATGCAATCAATGCTTATTGGTCTGCTTATTGCAAAACATATAGAAGAAAGAAGTTTTACGAGAAGTATCTGAATAGGGCCGATAGAAAGCCAGCTCCAGACATTGAGAAAAAACAACTGATTATGGATGCAAGACGTTTTGGTATTGAAGTTTTGCCACCAAGGTTACAACATTTACATAAAGATTTTACAAGACACCCAGAAAAAGACATAGTTTACTACGGGCTTGCTCATATAAAACATGTGGCCGAAAAAGAGTCTGAAAAACTTTCCAGTCTTACAAATGTAGAAAATTACAATTGGATGGATTGTTTGATAAACATTATTTACGAACTTGGAATCAATAAAAGCGCGACCGTGGCGTTTATATCGGTTGGGGCATTCAATGGTCCAAACAATCGTATAAGCAGGCAAAAGATGCTTTATGAGTTTGATAGCTGGCGACAATTGACTCAAAAAGAACAAGATGCCATAGCAATATCGTACAATTCTGATGCTAATAAACCAAAAGATTTATATGAAGCGATGCAAAAATTAACTTCCACAGTAAAAATAAATGCTAGAAGGCTTCAATCAATAGAAGATATCAAACAGTCTTTAAAAAATCCGTTTTATGATATCGAAGATAAATTCGAGACGATAGCAATCGATGAAGAAAAATATATGAGTTGTTCTTTGACTTGCAGCAAGGTTGATGGATTAGAGATAAATACTACGATAAATATGTGTCAAGAAGTATCTAGCAAGTCTATAATAGGTAAAGTGAGTCTTGCTATTGAAATTGTGCGCATTAAAATTGTAAAGACTAAAAAGGGTAAAACTCCCGGCCAAGAAATGGCCTTTCTTACTGTAGAAGATGGAAGCGGCTCATTGGATTCAATAACCGTATTCCCAGAAGCTTATGACAAATATAAAGACTTGCTTGTAGAAAATAATACTGTTCTTTTGATTGGCGAAATATCTAAAAAAGACAAAGGATCTGTAATCGTCAATCAAGTATCACAAATTTGAAAGGTAAAATGTGAATAAATGTCATTTTTTAGGAAAGCTAACCTGCGATCCTAAAGTTAAAAAAGAAAATAATGTTCCGGTAATAAATTTTGAATTAGAAATAGAAGAGTTTAGAAAAGACAACAATAAAGAAAAGGTAAGGTCTTTAACTTATTTGAATTTCGAGGCATGGGATACGGCAGCAGAGGCAATTGAAAAGTATGCCAAAAAAGGAAGTTTGATGGCCATCGAATCTGTAGCGAGAAATTATTTTTATGAAGACCCGCATGATCCAGAAGCAGATGAAATAACTGAAACTTATTTTAGGGTAACTAATTTTAAAATACTCGGAATAGGAATATGAGAAAAAAAAGAATACTTTGGGTAAACGATGCCTCATGGAAAGGCACTGGTTATGCTGTTTATTCTAATGAAGTACTATCTAGACTTAATAAAGTTGAAGATTTTGAAGTGGCTGAAATAGCTTGTTATGCAGACAAAAACGATCCGCATATCAAAGATGTTCCTTGGAAGGTTTACGCCAATAGACCATTAGAAACTGATCCAAATTTTGAAAACTATGTCAAAAATCCAAGTTTAATTTTTGGCGAGAATGTTTTTAATGAAGTTCTTTTGGATTTTATGCCGGATATAGTTATGGATATACGCGATTGGTGGATGTTTGAATACCAGCAGCGTTCGCCATTCAGGGAATTTTTTCACTGGTCAATAATGCCAGCGGTAGATGCATCGCCTCAAAATCCGCAATGGATTAATACTTATGCTTCAGCCGACAGTGTTTTTGGTTATTGTGAATTTAGTAAAGAAACCCTTGAAAATCAATCTGATAAAATAAATTTCATCGACATAGCGTCTCCTGCGGCCAATGCAAATGATTTTGTTCCAGTAAAAGATAAAGCGACCCACAAAGACAATATGGGATTAGACGCAAATTCAATTATTGTTGGAACTGTGATGCGAAATCAACGACGAAAGCTTTACCCAGATTTATTTAAAGCTTTTAGAATGTTTCTGGATGAAACTAAAAACCCAAACGTATTTCTATTCTGCCATAAATATTATCCAGATATTGGGTGGGAAACTCCAGCATTGCTTGATATGTTTGGGTTGAGTAATAGAGTTTTGTTTTCTTACAAATGCCAAGAATGTAAACATATTAGCGTTGACTTCTTTAAAGATTCAGTCACTCATTGCGAAAAATGCAAAAAGTTTTCAAAACGCTTGGTGGGTGTTGATAATACAATGAGCAATGAGGAACTAAGCAAAATATACAATTTATTTGATGTTTATGTTCAATATGCCAATAGCGAAGGATTTGGTATGCCTCAGCTTGAGGCAGCTTATTGTGGCATTCCGGTTATGACCATTTATTATTCAGCAATGAAATCTGTTGCAGACAACATAGGAGCTATTCCTATTTATCCAATAGAATATTCTATGGAATGTGAAACTGGATGCTACAGAGCGATACCAAACAATCAACAATTTGTAGAAAAATTGAAAGAAGTTTTAAGCACCGATTTTCGTTCTGCTGGTTTAAAAACAGCGGAGCTTGCCAGAAAGCATTATAGTTGGGACAAAACTGCAAATGCTTGGATTGATCATTTTAGAACGATACCGCTGAAAGATCATTCTGAAACTTGGCGGTCGCCGCCTAAGATATTTGAGCCAGCAACTACTATACCAAGCGAAATAATAGACCTTAAAGATCAAATAAATTACATATTTAGATACGTTCTACACAAACCAGAATGGATTGGCGGTTACTTCTGGTCTAAAGTTTTAAAAGATATTACTTTTGGATACCGCGTAAGAAACTCAGAAGATGACTATTACTTTAATGAGTCGCATATGCCAGCAGTTGATAAATACCAAAAGTTTAATTTTGTTATGGCAGTGAACGAACTAACAAATCTTAGAAATCAATGGAATCAATGGGAAAGGCTCAGAAGTGAACATGTTGCAAGATTTTAGTTGGATTATCGATAAAATAAATACTGCAAAGATAGATATAGATAGCAGTGATGTTTTGGTAGACGCTGCATTTGCAAGAGATTCTTTATTCAAAGAAGTACTTGATTCTTTTGATGGACAATCGGTTAAAGTATTTCAAATAGGAGCAATAGAATCTTTAGAAGATAGATTTCGAGTTGGCTCTGGTTGGAGCGATATGTTTTGGGGTCTTTATACTAAAAAATATGGCGGCGCAGTTGTTATCGCGGAAATGGATTTAAATCACATAGCAAATTCAAATTTTCTTGCACAACAATTGGGCTATGAATGTAATTTCATTTTTGGAGATGCTAATAATTTTATTTCCAAAGGATATGACATTTATTATTTAGATGGAGCCGATATATCATATGCAGTAGACGCATACGAACAAACTCTAAGTCAATTCAAAAAAATAGAAAATGAAAATTGTGTTGTGCTTGTGGATGATTTACCAAGCAAAGGAAAGCTTTTATTGGACTACCTAAAAGAAAAGAATATACCATATACAACCCATAACTTTGGTTCTGGAATGGCTAAAATTGATATGAGGTCGAAATGAAAATATTGTACATAGGTCATTATCGTGATGGAACTGGATGGGGAAATGCTGCGGTAAACAATATTTTAGCATTAGATTCTGTTGGCGTAGAAGTTGTTCCGAGAGCAATTACATATGAAAGTCAAGATAGACCGTATCCAGATCGTATAAAAGAATTAGAAGACAATTCAGAAATTGGCTGTGATATTGTTATTCAACACACGCTACCAAATAATTATTGGTATAATTCTAGCTACAAAAATATTGGATGCCTCACAGCAGAGTCGTCAAATTTTAAATCAACTGGATGGCAAAACTACTGTAATTTAATGGACGAGCTGTGGGTTTCTAGCAAAGTAACAAAAGAAATATGTAAAAGAAGCGGAGTTAAAAAACCAGTCAGTGTAGTTCCTTATTCTTTAGATTTGTCTAAATATGAGAATCCATACGGCGAACAAGTAGAGGAATTAAAAAATAATTTTACCTTTGGTTTTGTCGGAGAATGCATCGAACGTAAAAACATCAAAGCTTTAGTACAAGCTTTTCATATGGAATTTGACCCAAGAGAACCAGTAAATCTATTTGTAAAAACATCAAAAAAGGATTTAGCTGGAATACAGGGTTATTTTGGCCACATCAGGAGAGGTTTGAAAAACAGAAAAAATTACTCTGAAGAAATAATCATAACAGGAATGATGCCAGAAACTGATTACATTTCTGTTTTATCACAAGTTGATTGTTTTATTATGCCAAGCAGAGGAGAGGCAGGATGCATTCCGTCGTTAGAAGCTATGGCTTTGGGTATACCAGTTATTTGGACTGATGGTATCGGCATAGACCATGCCATTGGAATGTCGGTTAAATCCTACGACGTTCCTTGTTTTGGCGCAATAGAAACATTAAATGATTTAGATACAAGCGAAGCTACATGGAAAGAAATTGATGTTCTAGAGCTATCTAAAGCAATGAGAAAAATGTATGAAAATATGACTATAAAAAGCAATCGAGAAAATATGTCCGAACAATGCAAAAGTCAAGCAATGAAATACTCTCAGAAAGAAATAGGAAAAAAAATGCTGGAGGTTTTAAATGACCGCTAGAGCAAATTTAAGATCAGTACGCTCATTCATGAGCAAAAATAAACAAAAAGAAAAACTAAACATACTAACATTTCCAACGCATGAAAGGTATGAAGAAAACTTGTGCCGTACCGGGCATAATTTTTATGCATTTAATTATGGTAAAACTTGGAATTCAATGTATGCTCCCATTCCAGACAATTATCATGTAATAAATAACCTTCCCAATTGGTTAGACATTGATCTTGTTCTAAGCCATACCTCGTGCGAACGTCTGCAAGTAGCTCATGATTTACTTTCAGAAACTCTTGGCACTATAAATCAAATATCTGTGCCTATAATTAGGCATTGCCATATATTGCCAACCGTGGGAATACAGGATCAACAGGAAAATTATAAAAGTATCGATGTATTCAGAAATTCTTTCATATCTAACTATAACATGAACGCTTGGGGATATAATGACAAAGAGGCATTTGTTATCAATCATGGTATAGATACTGATTTTTGGACACCAGACTCGTCTGTAAAACGAGATAATGTTTTACTATCAGTTGTAAACGGTTGGCCAGATCGCGATTGGTGCTGCGGATTTAATTTATGGAAAAATACAGTTAAACTTGGAGCCGAAAACCAACTGCCGGTTCGTGTTTTTGGCGATAGTCCCGGTTTTTCTGTTGCGGCAAAAGATAAATATCATCTACGTCAAATATATCAAAATTCTAGTGTATTTTACAATACATCGCTGCATTCGCCTGTGCCGACAGTTCTAATGGAGGCAATGGCCTGCGGCTGCGCTGTTGTTTCAACTAATAATTGTATGATACCAGAAATTATTGAGCATGGTTACAATGGCCTTTTATCAAACGACCCAGAAGAATTAACCTCTTACTGTGAGCTGTTATTAAAAAAACCAGAATTTGCAAGACGTTTAGGTAATAATGCTAGATTGACTATATTAGAAAAATACAATATGGAAAATTTCGTTAATAATTGGAACACATTACTTTACAATACAGTTGGAGATTTTAGATGTTAGTATATCTTACAGGAAGAGACTCAGTTCCAGAGGCGTGTTCAAAGCACACAATTTGCAGAGATGTATCGACATTGGCAAGAAATGTGCTTCAAAATGAAGCAACAGAAATTATTTGTCAAGACTTTTTATCCTGCTTCAATTGGGAAGATTTGCCAAAAGTTATCGAATTGATCTTAACAAAAATGAGAAAAGGTTGCAAATTAACAATATTAGAAAAAGATCTACGATTAATTTCAAGGCAAATTTATAAAGAAATATCTTCGGTAGAATCTTTAAACAAAAAAATATTTGAATCTGGGCAGATAATGAAGTCTTTGTTTTCTCTTGAAGATATAATAAGTCATATCAATGTAAGCGAATACAAAATAACTTCTAAAGGTTTTGTCGATGGGGCAAGTTTTAGCTTAACACTGGAGAGAATTAAATGAAAATAGTAAGTCATTGCAAAAATTGCGTATTTGCAAAATACAACAATGATCACAAGCAAATATCTTGTTCTCTAAATAGGCATGATAAACTTGGTGTAGAAAAGATAGTCGAAAATAATTTTGAGTTACAAAGATATTGTAATACGTTTCGACCAAAAGAATGGATGCAGCAATTATCATTTGAAGAATCATTAAATCCAGAAGATACAGTTTTGCAAGAAGTGCATCCAAGAATTGGTTTTTTTGTTAAACTAAATACAGAAGAATCAAATGCAATTGACGCTCTTGAACTAACCATAAATTCTATATCTAAATTAGATGGTAGAAAAGCCGCGTATGTTGTCGTTATAAATGATAAAGTAGAATACAACGAGGAAATATGGGGTCTTTTTATTAAGTATTTTGGAGAAGTATCAGAAACTACAAAGTACCACATAGTGCAATTAAATGAAAAGCCATCAAAAATGATTGAAATAATTGATGAAGCTTTTCCAAGAGCCGAAAATGGTTGGGTCATGTGTACATCAAGCGGTCTTAGAGTTAGGCCAGAGACATTAGAAAAGTTACACGATTTGATCAATAAACAAATGAAACAACTAACTATGATTGAGCCTCATGATAACTTTAATGGCTTAATGTTTCCTGCTTATTTATTCAAATTTTTGAATGGCAATAAAACAAAAACATTTCAAGATGAAGTTGTTGATAGCAACGAATTTATCCAAAAGGTTAGAAACGCGGAAGAGCGCGGCAAAACAAAAACGATTATGACATGGAAGGAATTTTACGCATGAACTATGACCCAAGTAGAAAAACGCTGTGCGATATAAAAGAACTTCCTAAAGTCGCTATTGTTTGTGCTAATTATAACTATGGCAAATATATTATCGCTGCCATAGATAGCGTTATGAATCAAACATACAAAGGACCACTTCGTTTGTATATTGTAGACGATGGATCTACAGATAATTCTTGGGAATTGATATCTGAATATCTAGCGAATTTTAAACAAGAAGGCAAAATATGGGCAATTAGAATAGAAAACTCTGGGGCTAGTGCTGCAAGAAATTTAGCTATTGTTGCACACGCTATGGAGTGGGCTGATATTATAGGAATACTGGATGCTGATGACGCTTATATGCCGCAAAAAGTTGAAAAACTAGTGAATAAGCTTGTAGAACATGATGAAATTGGGGTTGCTTATGCTGATTATCTAAATGTATTTCCAGATTATTCAAAACGCGAGTTTAAACCGTCATATGACAAAATTGGACTTATGAAAAGATGCATGGTTCATAGCAACGCATTGATAAAATCAAAATATCTAAAACAGGTTCAGTTTGAGAATGGAGATATTTTTGATAGAAATCTTCATGGGCCAGCAAGCAAAGGATTTATTGGCTGCACAGAAGACTATGATTTATGGCTGCGACTTTCTAACGTATGTATTATTAGTCATGTTCCAGAATGTTTAGCAATCTCCAATCAACATGGCAATAACCAATCGATGAAAATGACGGCAGAAATTTTTAATGAAAATACAAAAATAATGATGGATAGAAAATGACTAGGTTTATAACCAATATTAGAAAAAAGACTGTTCAAAATGAACAATCAGATGGAATATCCGTGGCAATACTTTCGGCTGGGTGCGGAAGTAAAATAAAATCATACGAACCAAGAAGCCTTCTCAAAATCAAAAGCGAAGAATTTTTGATAGATTGTCAACTTGATATAATTGGTAATTTTTTTGTAAAGCCTGAAATTATTACAGTTGTTGGGTGTCATGCAAACAAAGTAATCAAGAAAATTAAAGGTAAATGTCGAATTGTTGAAAATCAAATATATGAGGATACAAACGCTTCTGAAAGTATGAGACTTGCTTTCAACAACTCAACAATGTCAAGTTTTATGTTTATACATGGCGATATTTTATTTGATGCCAATTGTTTAAATGTAGAATACGCCAATTCATTTATAATAGTGGACTCGAAAAAAATGATCGGAGAAAATGAAATTGGAGTTACTATAGTTGATAACAAGGCATCTATAATGTCTTATGGCTTACCAACAAAATGGGCGCAGATAGCATTCTTTACAGGAAGAGAACTAAAAATACTTGGTAGCATTTTTCAGAAATTTGAAGAAAAAGACAGAAAGAAGCTTTCATTTGAAATAATAAACGAAGTTATAGCAAACGGTGGAATATTTCACTGTTATGAACCAAACAAAATGAAAATCAAAGAAATAGATACAATAAAGGATATCGAATGAAAGTATTGATAGCAAGTGATGGTCTACATGCTCACTATTACGAAAGAATGACATGGGCAAGTGCGTTTTTAGCTTGTGGAATAAATGTCGCAATATGGGACATAAAGCAACATTCAGCGTTTGATGTTTTTGACACATTTGAGCCAGATTTGTTTCTTGGTCAATCTTACAATTTAGATGAAGCAACAATAAAATGTATTTATGAAAGACCGCATTTGAAAGTTGGACTTCGTGCTGGAGATTGGGGAGATCAAACAAAAGAAATTGATTTGCGTAAGTTCAATATTTTGACATGCAGTCCAAAAGAAAGAGAAGTCTTAAAAAGACTCAAAGACGAAACTGGCCAACCTGAATTTGTATATATTCATTACACGCCGCAGGCTATAGCTCAAACACACAATCACTTTGAAACAATAGGCATCAAACCAATTTCGGTTATGATGTCTGCCGATACCACAGCTTATAGCGGAGCTAAATTCGATCCATCTCTTGAGTGCGACATAGGATTTGTTGGCGGGTTTTGGCCGTATAAAGGGCAAATAATAAAACCGTATTTATTCCCTTTATTTGAGCCGTTTGGAAAATATCATATAAAAATCTTTGGCAATCAGCCTTGGCCAGCAAATCAGTACTGCGGCCTGATAAATGACGAACAAGTAAAAGATCTATTTGTTTCTGCTAAAATATGCCCCAATTTAAGCGAGCCACATGCCCATGAATTTGGGTTTGATGTTAATGAAAGAATATTCAAGATTTTGTATGCTGGAGGATTTTGTATTAGCGATAATGTAGAAGGATACAAAACTACATTCGGAGACTCGGTTGTTTACGCTGAGTCGCCGCAGGATTTTAAAAATAAGATCGATTACTATCTAAACAATGAACAAGAGCGGCAACAAATTTCCAAACGTGGCCACAACTTTGTAAAAGAAAATCATACCGGTTTTCATAGGATATCGCAAATATTAAAAGAATTTGGTCACGAAGACTTAGCAAATAAACTATTGATTCAATACCGAGAATACATCAATGCATAGAAAGATTTTAGTTACTGGAGCCAACGGTTTTCTTGGCAAAGCCGTTATGGATAAAATAGATAGCAAGTATATAAAGATTGGACTCAAAGGAAAATCTCACTGCGATTTAACCAATCAAAAATACGTTGATTATACTCTACAAGAGTATGAACCAGACTACGTTATACATTTAGCAGCGGCGTGCGGAGGAATTGGAATCAATCAAAAACTTCCGGGCCAATTTTTGTATGACAACTTGGCAATGGGCATGAACTTAATTGAAAGCTGTCGCAAATATGGCAGACTAAAAAAGTTTGTAATGGTTGGAACGGTTTGTTCATATCCAAAGTATACTCCAGTTCCATTTAAGGAAGACGATTTATGGAATGGATATCCAGAAGAAACCAATGCTCCGTACGGTATAGCAAAAAAGACATTGATAGAAATGTTGATTGCATACAACAAGCAATACGGTTTTAATTCTACAAATTTGATACCAGTGAATATGTATGGACCAAACGATAACTTTAATCCTGCCAGCAGTCATGTTATACCGGCACTTATACTCAAAATAGATCGTGCAATTCAAAACAATGATCCAAGTGTAGTTTTATGGGGAAGCGGATATGCGAGTCGAGAATTTTTGTATGTTGAAGACTGCGCCGAGGCAATAGTTTCTTGTTTGGATATTGATACTGGCCCGTATCCTATCAACATAGGCACATGCAGTGAAATTACAATTAGAGATTTAGCTGAAAAAATTGCAAAAACAATGGGATATAATGGAACTATATTGTATAACACAGACTACCCAGACGGTCAACCCAGAAGGTGTTTAGATGTAACAAAAGCCGCAGATACATTAAACTTTAAAGCAAAAACAAAATTTGATGATGGACTTAAGCAAACCATTGAATGGTATTACAAAAATAAAGATATGGAGAAGTTCGTTGATTACTTTAATTATATTCAGTAAAAATAGACCGCTACAATTAGATCTATGCTTGTCGAGCATAGCTCAAAATTTCAATGCAAATTATACGCCTATAGTTTTATATAGCTGCGATGAAGAGTATGAAAATGCATACAAAACTCTGAAACAAGAACATGAAGATGTAATGTTTTGGAAACAAGGAAAGTCTTTATTTGAAGACGTTTTTGTTGCTGTAAATTCATACGATAATTCATACTGTTGTTTTTTAACCGATGATTGTGTTATGTATCAACAATCTCCGAATCTAAGCGATCAAAATTTAAACAACATATTTGCTATGGAAAATATTTGTTGTTTTTCTTTAAGACTTGGATCAAACATAATCAAGCGTGGTTTTAAAGATGAATTAGAATTTAAATGGTTTAATGATAGACTTCAATACGCCGATGGTTTAAATGTATGGAAAAATAGCCTCGGCTTTATATGTTGGGATAGAAGTCAGCATTTCTATGGCGGCTATTGGAATTATCCCATTTCTGTGGATGGGCATATTTTTAGAACACAAGATTTATCTTCTTGGATGGAAGAGCTTGTTTATCTTGAGGCTATAAAAAAATGGAATCAAACACCCAATGAAATTGAACGTGCTTTGCAAAGATTTGCAAACGAAGCGCCTTGTTTAGTTGGATGTTTTGAATCGAGTTGCATTGTCAATAGCCCAAACAATAGAGTTCAAAATACTATCAAAAATTACGATGGTGTATTTCATCCGGCCACGCCAGAGTTATTGCTTAAATACTTTGAGCAGGGAAAAAGAATAAAACTTGAAAAATTAGAAATTCAAGAAATCGAATGCCCTCATACCGAAATCGATATACTCAAAGGATTACAAAATGATTAGTGTTGTAACTGGCACTTTAAATAGATATGACTATCTATACGATCTTTTAAAAAACACTGTTTGGGCCGACGATAGAATCGAGCTAGTTTTAGTCGATGGCGGAAGCACCGATGGAACAATAGAGCTGGTCAGATCAATAGCGTCTATAGAGCCAAGAATTAAATTCATAGAAGTAGGACAAAGAAGTTCTTACCCGCATTATATGAATCTAGGAATTAAAAATGCGTCACATGAATTAGTCTGTCAATGGAACGATGATGTTATTTTGTGCAATAAATGGCAAGAAGTAATCAACGAAATAGATGACCACGATGTTTACATTTTTAATTGGAAAACCGGAACAAAGCACGATACATACGATGAAAACTGGCTAAAATGCGACGGAATACGCGATAACGGATGGATTGTTATCAACAATGCTCAGTATAAGTATCCTCAATCTATAGGCGAGCAATACAATGAAATCTGCGTAAACTATGGAATCTACAAAAAGGATGTATTTAGAAAATTTGGTTTGTACAATCCTAAATACAAATATTATTGCGCTGATGGAGAAATGGCTATGCGTGCAAAATATTATGGCGCAAAGTTTAAAACTTGCTTCAACATCAAAGTTTGTGTGCTTCCGGCAGAAAAAAGAGCCATTATGATTAATGAAGACGTACAAAGATACAATTTAGATTGCTTTCATTTTAATTACAATACACCAAGTTATTTTGAGGGTGAATTTTTGGAGAAACGCTATGAGTAAAACCGCGTTACTTTTGTTTGCGCGAATAGAATCCAATGGCAACATAAGCCCAGAAATAAATGAAACTATTGAAAGTTTCAAGCAATTAAATACAACTCTAGATATTCATCTTGTAGCTTTTGGAGTAGCGTCTAAAAATATAGTAGTTAATGATGATGTTAATTTTTCTTTTTATGAAAATTTGGATATTAACTTTTTTCAAAGTGTTATTTGTTCAAAACTAGAATTATTTCTTGCCGCTGGACACAATAAAACAATAATAAGCAGTTGTTCGTATCAAATAAATAACAAAAATTTTCTTGACAAAAATTTAGTAATTGTGACTTATGATGGAAACGAGTTTAACGAAAATAAAAACATCAATCATAGATTCATCTATGGGAGAACCGCATTATTAAAAAGAATATGGGAAAACAAACCGTTTGATGCAGCAAAAGATCTTGATAAAAATTTGTTTTTAAATGTATTTAATGTAATAGGCTTAAAAAACATGAACGAAAATAAAGTTCCGATGAATGGATTTATTAAACGAATTGGCTGGCACGCTCAATGAAATTAATATCTTTTAGCCTTTATGGCAACGATCCAAAATATACTCATGGATTAATAGAGAATCTAAAAATCAAAGAACAAGAAGGATTATATGGTGGCTGGAATGTAATCGTATATCATGACGATTCAGTTCCAAGCGGAGTTTTGGATGTATTGCAGCATTATAAAGTAATTTTAAGAAATGTAGACGGTTGTGGGATACTTCCAGCAAGCTGGAGATTTTTAGCATACGATGAGCCAGAAGTAGAAAGGTTTATTTGTCGCGATGCTGATTCTAGAATTAATAAACGTGAAGAATTGGCCGTAAAACAATGGGAAAATGGGAATAAGATTTTACATATAATGCGAGATCATCCGCATCATGGTTCCCAAATACTTGGTGGAATGTGGGGCATAAGAAAATATTATCAAGATGGAACGCGGGTATTTAATACATCTTTCAAAGATCTGATACTTTTACATCAGGGCGGCAAGAATTACACAATGGCAAAAAGTGAATGGTTTTGGAGTGATATGAATTTTTTAAGAGATACTGTTTATAACGCTTTAGCAAAACCAGAAACTTCATTGATACATGCTGCGCAAGATTACATGCATAGAGTCCCTTGGAAGAACGAAGATTGGGCAATCGATTTCCCTACGCCAATTGGTCCAGAAAAATACTTTATTGGAGAAATATTCTTTTTTCAAAACGGAATACAAAAACGAGACTATCAATATACGGAAAGATAATGATCAATATATCGGTATTAATAAATGATTTATCGGCATCGCAAAATGCTTTTTACATGATAAAAGAATTCAATAAATGTATAGAAAACACAGACATATCGGCTAGTGTTTTTTGTAATAGACATTCTGTTCCGGTTACTCAGCCATTGTTTGCTTGTCGTCTTGCAAATTTTCTAGTTTCTTATAATGGAATAGTTATAGCAACAACTCTCGAAGAAGCAGAAACTATATTGAAGCTACCAAACAAATCCAAAAGATATCTTTATTTATGGGATTTAGATTGGCTAGAAAACCCTGTATTTTTTTCTGCCGCAATGAATATCTTGAGAAACGATAAACTTGAAATTTTAGCCCGTAGTGAGTCTCATGCTAAAGTAATAGAACATTTCTGCAATAAAAAAGTTAAAGGCATAATTGACAATTGGAATATAAATCAGGTATTAGAATTATGTACATGATTCATCATCATCTTGGGCTTGGCGACCATATTATTTGCAACGGCTTAGTCCGTTTCTTAAGTAAAGAAAAAGGCATTACATTGGCTGTAAAACATAACAATTTAGCAAATGTAGCTAGAATGTTCAAAGATTTAAGTATCGAATATTACTTGATCGATAAAGATGAGCATACTGGAAATTTAGGTTGGTGTTTTGGTGGAGATAAAACCATTAACTTTGATGAAGCTTTTTACAAACAAGCTGGAGTTGATTTTCAAGAACGCTGGAACTCTTTTTACATTGACAGAGACTACGATAAAGAAAAGACTTTAATAGAATATCTGAATCTTCCAGAAAGATTTTGTTTGATTCACGATACAGCCAGCGCCGGAAAAGTTAATATTGTTGTAAATACGGATCTTCCAATTGTACGAGTTCGTAAAACAGAAATAGAAAAGTCTATGTTTGATTGGATGGGCATTATTGAGTTGGCATCAGAAATTCATTGTATAAATTCTTCATTCATTCATTTGGTTGATTCAATGCGTCCAAATGCTAAATTATATTTTCATGACGATAGGTCACACTTACAGTTTTCAAAAAAATTAAATTGGAACTTAGTATAATGTCTGGTCAAATTCAAAATAACAGCAATTTCGGTAAGGTTCTAAAAACAATCGCTCAAAGAGCAGATGTTAAAAATATAGTTGAAATAGGCACTTGGAATGGTCTTGGTTCGACTTTATGTATATTAGAATCAATACAAAACAAAGAAACAACTTTCATAAGCATCGAACTTATCAAAGAAATGTATAATCACGCCAAAAATAATTTAAGACAATATTCTAAAGTTATTCTTTTAAATGGAGCTATTATAACAGCAGAAGATTTGAATTGGTTTAATGTAGAAGAAGCTAAATGTAATTTTACTTCAATCGAACGCGAGCATTTTGACCTGCATTACATGAAAGAAGTAGAGGCAATAAAAACAGCAAATAATGTATTGGATCAAATTCCAGAAACAATCGATTTTCTCATCTTGGATGGTGGCGAATATAGCACATATCCAGAGTGGCAAAAACTCAAATCAAGAACAAAAATTGTTGCCATTGATGATACAACAGTGCTGAAGTCTAAAAAAATTAGAAGTGAGTTGCTATCAGACAATGAATGGCAGCTTGTTACAGAAGATCAATCAGATCGAAATGGATATTCAGTTTTTGAAAGAAAATAACTATGAGTCAATTTCCTGTATTTGTTGGAAAAAATAGTTTGCAAGTAATAGATCAAAAAAGTGGATTATTGTTTCCTTGGTATGTTCCAGATTCTTTAGAATTTTTCAAAGATAGGGACATATCGCAATGGGAAGTATTTGAATGGGGCGGAGGATCGTCAACTATTTGGTATGCATATAACGCTAAACATGTTGACGTATTAGAAGCAAATAAAGATTGGGCAGAAAAAATAAGCACTTACATACTGAACATTATGAATCAAAATAATTACTCGGTGAAATATATAGATGTTAAATCAGAAGAAGCCGAAAATGGATCTCAAAATAAACCAACGCCAAATATGCAAGAATATCTTTCATACATCAAGACACTCGGCAAAACTTACGACTGCATCATTATCGATGGATCGTACCGGGACGAAGCTATAGTTCCGTCTTTGGAATGCATAAAAGATGGGGGGTATATAATATTCGATAATTACGAACAAGACACATCTGGATATCTTATATTAAAAAATAAAAATTTGCTAAATAAGCATCCCAATAAGCTATACCAGTATGGCGAGTGGAAAACAAAAATATGGAGAATAGAAAATGAATATAGATGAAAAATACGCAATAGAAAAATACAAAGAAGGTTTTAGTTGTCAAGAAATAGCCGAACAATTAAATACATACGCTAAAAAAGTAGAACGGGCATTGAAAAAAAATGGCGTTGAGATCAGAAGCAAATCTAAAGCAATGCAATTAGCAATTAAAAATGGGCGATCTGAACATCCGACAAAAGGCAAAAAACGAAACGAGGATTCAAAACTTGCGATTAGCAAAGGTGTCGAACAGGCATGGAAAGATATGACACCAGAAACAAAAGAAGAACTTTCCAGCAGCGCAAAAGATAGATGGAAAAATATGGACCCTGTTAAAAAACGCGAAATGCAAGAAAAGGCTGGCCGCGCTTTAAGAGAGGCTTGTCTTAGCGGCTCGAAAGCTGAAAAATTTCTTAAGTCAAAACTACAAGAAATGGGTTATGAAGTCGTAATGCATAAAAAGGGTTTGATAGAGGGAAATTTTGAAATAGATTTGCTTTTGCCGGAACTCAACACGATAATAGAAGTAGACGGTCCACAACACTTTCTTCCGGTATTTGGAGAAGATAAGTTGTCAGAAATTGTAAAGATGGACACCATTAAAAATGGTTTATTGATTGGTAAAGGGTTTTGTGTTATTAGAATCAAATATCTTTGCAAGAACATGAACCTAAGCGTCGAAAGAAAATTGTGGGATGCTGTATCAAAAGAAATAGAGAAGATTGAAATTAGTTTTCCGCCTAAAACAAAACGATTTATTGAATTGGAGATTAAGTAATGTCACAGGATTTGTTTGATGTTGAAAGCATCAAAGAGGATATGAACAACGAAGAAATGCAACAACGCGATTTAATGCCAGCTTATGGTTCTGAAAAATGGCATGATTACGTCATGAGTAAGTTTTATCCAAATGAACTTTATGATGGCAATCCTGTGTGCGCTGGTTTGCGTAGAGTTGCTGAAGAATTGCTTGGTACTATCATTGTTAGCAGACCATCGCATGTTTGGCCAGCAATGGACACAGATGGTCCCGGACGAGCAACTGTAGTATTTGAAGTAGTTATCGATTGGATGGATTCTGGTCAACTAAGAACATTCTCTGACGTTGCAGACGTATGGCATGGAAACACCGACGATTTATTTTGCGCACATCCGGTTGCAACAGCATCCACGCGCGCAGAAGGTCGAGCCTTGAGAAAGGCATTAAAAGTAAAATGTTTGGCAGCAGAAGAACTAGCCAAAAAGGATATTGTTTCTATTGTAAGGCAGTCGGTCCAAAACCAAGGGTCTACCGATGGAACATGGAAGGAGGATGAAAGTATTAGTACTCCGCAAGTTAACTTTATTGATGCTAAGTGTAAACAACTTAATATCAATGTAATGAAGTTTATCAATATAGGAGAATCTAAATACGAATCAATCGACAAAGTTAGTAAAAAGACAGCATCAAAAATGCTAGGAGTCTTAAACGAGTACCAGACTGGTGTAAAGCCAATTCCGGCTGAAATCACTGGATATACCAATTGGAGGTAATGAATGAAAGTAACTTATCAACTAGGCAAACTAACAGCTTCTTTTGAGTGCGATACTCAAAAAGATTTGTTTACTCAACTGTCTTCTTTTCAAGAAGTGTTTGGACAGTCTAAGTGCGGAAAGTGCGGAGCAGAAGATTTAGTTTTTATCGTTAGAGAAAACGGTGGGAATGAATATCATGAAATGAGATGCACTTCTTGCAATGCTAGATTGTCGTTCGGAGTAAACAAAAAGGGCGGAGGTTTGTTTCCGAAGCGCAAAGACGCTGAAGGAAACTGGTTGCCAGATGGCGGCTGGGTAAAGTGGAATCAGAAAACGCAAGCAGTAGAGTAACATAACGCACGCTGCTTATTTTTGCAAAACAAGGGGTATCATAGTATACCCCTTTTACTTAAATATAAATAAAGGAAAACTCAATGGACAATAAACCAGAACCTAAAAACGCTAAATCATTAAAACAAGATATATCTAATCTTACAAACGAAGACAAGTACATTATAGTCTTATCTAAACTGAACGGAGATAATATTGACACATGGGTGGCTGCAAACAGCTTTAGACTAAACGATTACCCGATTGTAAGAAATACTTTATCTCAAATGATCTATGAGATGCACGAAGAAGAAATCAAAAAGGCCACAAGCACAACGCAAGAACAACAACTTAAGACTCAAGAAAAAGAAATCAAAAATCTTTTAAATATGCAATAAAAAATGGATGGAGTCAATATCCAACATACCGCTGGACTATTGCTTCCATCCATACTTATTTTGGTTATTTCTATTAATAGTATTCTAGCGACACATAAAGACCATATGCTTCTTTTGCGCCAGTAGAAAGCGGCGTTGCCGATAAAGCAACCGACCAAGTATGATGAGTGTCAACGCCAGTTCCTCCAAAAGTTTTTATTCTATTTCCTACTGTTGAACCATCACCAAAACTAAAACCAAACACAGTTGATTGGTTTGTAGTATCAGTCAGATACTGTGTCCACTTAGGCCAAACCATACCAGTGCCACTTATTGTGTGACTATTGTGAAGATATTTTTGCCCAGAGCCGGGACTATCGAGCAATGGAACAACTATACCAGTTCCACCAACAGTATCATAGCTACCAGCAACAGCAGCAGCGGCAAGTCGCGAATCTCCGTTAACACGACTATCAGAGCTAGTCCCATTACGAAAAACCGCGCCCACACTGTTTGTATAATAATTTTTACCACCGGTAATAAATGCCGCTGGCCAAGGTTCGCCCCACCACCAAAGATCGCCACTTCCCTGTGCAGCAGAATTTAAGCCATTGTCTGCGCCTTGATTATTGAATGTACTACCGTTAAAATTAACAATCTCAGCGACTTTAGTATTTACGCCACTAGCTGGATAATTAACATTGGCGCGATCATAAATTCTAAGTTGACAATTTTGCACTCTAACTGCCGAAGTATGACCAAATTCAATACCGAGAGTTCCGTACATGCTTCTTACGCCGCTCAATCCAGTATTTACCGGAGAACCGGGAACAGCGTCCAAAACACACCGACCGCTAGGAAAAGAGTTAGCGACATATTTAATATTAGATGTAGCGTCGGCAATTACTGTAGCATCACCATTTGCGACATAAGTTGTATCTTGATATGACCCAATTTGGACCGATGAACCTTGAGTTACACCAAAGAAAGCCAAACCAGAACCAGACAATGTTCTAACGCTTGGCGTTCCGTTGTTGTTTCCCAATATTTGAAATTGTATTTCTGCCATTTTATTTACTCCTGTTTTAGGTTATAGTTTATTATACACATAATAATCGAATATGAATTAAATTTTAAGTATCTCCAGTGGCACATGGAGCTGGTGGGCATTCACCGGCACATTTTTCTGGACAACCAACCCATACTGGAATCCATTCGTAGTTAATTCTAGCTGCCACAACCCAAATTAAATCTTTAACATATTCTTGATAAAGACTTGGATCTCTATTGGTTATCGTGCATTTTTCTTGGCGTTTTTTGGGCCATTTAATCGCATTGGTTGGTGGCGATTGAGTACCGGTATCTCTAAAAACCTTAATATTAAAATATGTTGGGCTACATGGAGTAGATGGGGCAACAATAGCTTGCTCGGCAACACCGCATATCATATGGTGTCCCATACTCCAAACTTTTCTGTCGCGATCCCATTGAAACGCAACCGGTCCACTTTTCCAAATTCCACGATTACTAGCATATTGCGGGTCCATAGTAAAAACATCATTACCTTTATAAGGAACTGGCCTATCGCCCAAGTCAGAACCCCATCCACTTAAAACCATTGGTCCTCTATGCTGACTTACTGAAACCTGTGTAATGCTTGGTCTATTTATTTTTCTAATATTCATATCGCTTCCGCTGTCGCCGGTTCCATTATTCATTACAATTTGATAATCGCATTCAGTTATAAAAGTTGTTGGGTTTCCATCTAGCCATGTTGAAAAATACGGATCTAACTCAGATCTAGTTGCTCCAAGATGTCCACTATTATACTTTCCGTTGGATCTTGAATCACCAACAGGTATTTCAAAACTAGAAACTACACCGCTACGATTTTGTCCACCCCTAACAATTAAAATTGGAGAATAAAGCTGCTCATGTCCTGTAACAGCATAATTTGATGGAAATTGTCCTGCGGCAGCAGCAATGTCCGATAAAATCCCATACGATCCACTAATGTCTAACGGCATATATTTGTCCTTTATTGAGTTCCACTATTTATATTTGATTGATTAACTCCTGAAACCACTTTGATAAAAGAAGCATTACCAGACGGATCAGTATGCGCAGATTTTGCTTTATCAAGCATATTAAAATCGCTTTTTTCAAATTTCAATTTTGGAAATGGTGGTTTTTCTATTTCGCTTCTTAGTTTTTGCGCGCGCGCCCATGAATTTTTATTTATTTTAGCTATTCGGTCAAGGTTATATTTTGCCAGTTTTCCAAACTCGGGTGTCCAAGTATTAAATTTGTATGTTGTTTTTACTCCGCCAGTTGCATCAGCCGATATATCCATTCCGCTCACATAAGGTCCATCGCCAGCAAATCTTTCTCCGATATTAAAAGCTGGAGCGCCAGCAAGCTCGATAGAGCCAGTTTCACTTTCATGCATTTCAGAAGTAGAAACTTGAGCGTATATACTTCCTGCTATAAGTAAATCTAAATAGCTACCATAAGTTTCTGGAACAAGCTGTGTTATTTCTGATGCCTCTGCTCGTCCGTCTGGACTATAATTTCCACGAACTAAAACACCTCCAATATTTGTATCGTTTCTCAAAGTAATCCAAGGACCATAATTAAATCTTTGACTTTCTTGAGGAATGCCAATATAAGTTGGATCTAAAACATCTGGAGGAATTGCTATTTGCAAACTTTGTTTTCCAGATCCTATATATCTTATTGGAGGTATATTAATTCCAAGAAGCATTTTAACAACATGTGTTAAACCAAAATCTGGAGTTGTAACTGCGTCGAATTCCCTTGGCTGACAACCAGTTTTAAACATTACTCCAAATGTACCTACATTCGCACCAAAACCGTATGTATACCAAAAAGACTCGCCATCGGGTTGTCCTTTTTTAGTAACAACACTCCCAGAAGCTTTATTTACGCCAAGACCATAATCTGAACCAAGGGCCGATAAATCGGGAGTACCGCCATTTCTTCCAATTACCATTGGATAGCCAACACAGGCTTGCATTTTACCACTGCCATCAAAAAAAGAAGCATCAACAGCAGGAGCATATTTTCCATACTGGATAAAAGCTGAACTTGCTACCGACCAAGACCTCATGTAATACGTGTCTTCATAGTCTTCTTGCGGCGAATAAATATTGTAATAGGTATTGGCACTTTCGCTTGGGAGAAAAACAAAATATTCTTGTTTGTAGGAATTGCTTGCCACCGCAGAAACAGCAGCAAAAATTTTATCACAAATTGCGTTTTTTTGTTCGCTCCAAGCCTGATTTGCGCGTTGAAGATTTGTGCATATCATATCATAACTATTACCAATACCAGCTACCAATAAATTTAAAATGCCAACAGTTGCTTCTTGAGTAGCAGTAAATGGAGCATCAATAAGGCGGGTAATTCCATTTGGCTCTTTCTTTGCAATAACTTCCATAGTCTTCCAAAACTGCCAAGATTCTTTTCCTTGAAGAGCCATTCTTATTTCAAATGGTGTACATCTATATATTCCATAACCAGCAACAAATATTCCTATGCCTGCTGGACTCAAAGGAGATCCGTACACCAAGCCAGATTGACCAATAACATTTGGACTGTTTTTGACTACGCTACTGGATTGACCCCAAACAGCATATGCAGCAGAAGAAATGTCCAATGGGCCATATTCTAAATATCTTGTTCGTCTTCCGCCCCAAATGATTTTTTGAGTTACAGTATCCGCAAACTCTTTTCCAAGATTGTAAGACATTAAAATTTTGTTATCACGATTTCTTACTTCTTCGATATACTTTTTTATTCTGTTGGGTTCTGGTGGAAATGACTTATCAACAATTTGTAGATATATGGTTGGCTTGAGACTATTAGGAATTTGCTGACCTCCATTAGGAAGATCGTCAATACCACTTTCAGGCTGTATGCTATAATAATAATCGAACTGATGAAATTCTCCAAGCTCTTGTATTAGTCCATTCACATTTTTAACCGGACCCTGAACACGCAGCGCCATCAAGTCTTTATCTGTCAAACCAATATTTCTATAAAACTGCTCTAAATTAGATATGTCTAAAGCATAAGTTGAAGCAGACGCTGAAAAGTTTGGCCCATTACCAACACCAGAAAATCTCATTGGACCGCCCCAAGGATTATTGCCAACTGGTTCGTGTCGCATTAAAATTTCCATAGCAGATAAAATACTCAAAACTGGCATACCAGAAGAGTTAAATCCAGATGCTCCAAAATTTCCTCCAGACGGAATATAATTTAAGCCATAAACAGGATTTTCATAAAAAGCAAAAAGGTTGTAAACATTGTAGTAATTTCCATAGAATGCATGAAAAGTACTAATATTTGTACTTGACTCAAGTTGATTGTATTGATTAGCAAATAAGTCAGTCGCGCCGTTCCAATTTTCTATAACTAATTGAACACCATCCATTAACTTAGATGGAGATTCTAACACAATATCGTATGTTCGACCGCTGGGACTTTCTTTGTAAGTCCATCTTTGAAAGATTCCACCAAAATAGAAACCGTTATATTTAAAATAACAAGCAGTGCCAGTGTTTGGTGAATTAACACTTCCGCCATAAAAAGGATTTCCTTCTTTGTCTTTTTCTAAAACAACACCATTGGTTTCATCTTCAACCAATGTCATTTGAAGACTTCCGCCTTGGCCATTTAAACCAATCCCCACAGAAATATTTGAGATGTAAACCCCAAACATTTTAGGCGTGTCGTTTGCGTTTATTATCATTTCCTAATTTCCTTAATTGCTTGGTTGATTGTCTGTCCAAACATAATCTAGACCCAATGTGTATTGTCCAGTTATTGGATTCCATGTCTCGGTCATATTTTCTCTATACTTTGGACTTATATTTGGCAGATAAGAATCAATATAAGCCAAGGCTAAACTTGTTGGTCTGCTGACTCTTGAATTTTGATTCATTGTTACATCGAGAGAAATGCTCCGTTTGCGCTCGCCAGTGGTTTGCATGTTTTGAATAATTGGGCCACTTGTTTTAGCGATTATTGGTAATATTGCAACGATTTGATTGCCGCCATCCTCGTTATTGTAAGTAATATTTAAACTTACACTCGAAGCGCCAGCAAAAGGAACAACCCTATCATTGAAACTTTGTGTTACAGTTATTATTCCATCTGTTCGATTATCGCTTCTTGAAGTTGATATTGGATTAACATTGAATGTCTTTGAACCGCCAGCAGTAATATAAAATTGACTAGCCCATGTGGATATGTTTGGCTTAATGTAAGTTTCATAAAACGCCACTGCGTTGGTATACTTGTCAGAAGTTCCACCGTTTAAATTAAGCGAAGATAATCCATTGATAGTAATATTTGCTTGGACTGTTTGAGCCTCAGAAGTTTGATCGCCGTCAAAAGTAAATTCTACCGATGAAGTTGCAGGATACAAACTGGTCTGCCAAGTAGTAGTAGCGCTGTAAGTACCTTCAAGAATATCCTGTGTTATTTGAATTGTTCGATTATAAGTAGAGTAGCCAACCGGAATTTGTAGCGATACTGGCTCTGGTACTTTAGAAAGGTCTTGTGGAACAGTTGTAATAGGATTTGTTGATATTCTGTCCTGCACCCATTGTTTGGCTGCAATGTAGCCAGACTTTTGCGTATCTCGGTTTGATCTTCCTGTGGCAGAAAGAGTTTGTGTGATAGTAAAAATAGTCTGCGGTAATCCAGTAACAATATCCGAATATGTTCCTTCGTCTATGCTTGTTTCCCAGCTTTCAGATATTTCTGTTAAATGTGTTTTACTAAGAGTACTTCCAGTAAAACTATAAGCTTCAAAATTCAAAGTATAATCTTGATTTTGAATACCGCGACTAACTTCATCTTGCTGGGCTGCTTCGGTACTGATTATGATACAGTCAGTGAAAACCAAAGAAGTTGGCCCGTCGATTGTTAAAGTTCCAACTTCACCAACAACAGCCGCAATAGTTTTAACCAAATTACGCTGATTGTTTTCGCGTTGATTTAGATCGCCTGTAATAATCAAAGTGCCTGTTACTGTAATGTTATACTTTATGCCCAAATCAACCATGTCTTTTCTGATTGGTTCAGACGTAATGCTATATGCTGGCGCTGGATTGCTGCCTCCGCCAATTTGTATGTTTGATCCGCCAGTATAAGCAAATGTTATCGACATTATTGATATCCTATCTCAAAAAGTGTTGTGGTTTTAACAATAGGAGTTTTGATAAATAGTGTGGCTGAATTTGTAGTAAGCGACCGTCCAGAAGCAAACATCGTCATTGATTGGTTTGGGTTTGTTTGCTTGATGAATAGCGGAATATCTTTACCTTTATTGAAATCAGTTTCAATATACAGTGTTGTATTTGTATTGTGTGATTGGTCGCCACGAATAGCCAATGATATACCTTTATTGGACGCTGCATAGCCACTAATATTGATTACACCAATCAAAGATATAGCGCCTATATCAAGTGGACTTGTGCTACCACCTTGAGGAATTTCTGGAGGCGCTGGTCTAGTTATAAACAAAGTTGTAAAGTTTTTTTCTTCTATGTAAGCTGGTCCGCGCATTGTCAATGTAGCATTGGTTCCAATTACAGTATTTGGAATACCTCTAACTCGCATTGACAAAGGTTTGGCTATTGGTGTTCCGCCATAGTTTGGTTGACCATTCATATAAATTGGCATTTTGCCACTGGCAACGCCATCAGATAAGGGCAAGCCTATAAAAAGCGGTATTTCTGCTGACTTTGGACCGGTAATAAAAAGATTGGCACTTTTAGTAACTTCATAAACTGGCCCAATAAATAAACTAATATCGCCCGAAGCGTCAGGACCGCCGCGTATGGTCAAAGTTGTAGTGTTTACAGTTTCTAGTCCAAATACCATTTTAGCTACCACCAGCCTTAAAATTTATATTGTCTAATCTTGCATCTAGTTCTCGTGTTATTATTTCTTTCAGTTTTGGAGTTATAGCTTCGGCTATTTGATTTTTTAACACATCGCCATTTTGAATATTGAAAGCCAAAGTCATGTCTCCACTAAATTGATGAACAACATTCATTCCAGCAGAAAGAGCAGAAACTAAACTTCCAACAATTCCGCCAAAACTACTAAATGCCGTTATAATGTTATCAAGTCCACTTTTGAAATCGCCACTAAATGAATCAAAAATACTTTGAATACCGTTAAAATTAAATGAAAACCCGCCGCCGGATTTGGGAATTCCACCATCTCCTAAATAATTCACTCCGCCAACCAAACCGCCGCGACGAAATCCCGGAACTTGTCCCTTGTTCAGAGACTTCATATAACCAACACCGAATTTGTTTACAGCTTCGGGACTCATAACAAATTCGCCCGGAGTCAACATGGCCGGTATTGTGTCGGCTGGATTTCCACCTTCGTTAAAATATTTTGCGCGACCACCGCTTTGCATGTAAACCAAACCACCGCCAGAAAAATAAAACCCACTTGCCCGAAGTCTTTCAACAGCATCTCTTTCTTTTGTGGAAAGTCCCATTCCAGCATCTCTTGCGTTTATTTGATCTTTTGTAGAAACATCGGCTCCAAACCCAACGGCGGTATTTGTTTTAGTTTTCCCCGGAGGGATTTTAACTGTTGCCACATAACTTTGTACAGAAGCAATAACATCTTCCCAAGTATCAATTGGACCTTTAGTTCCTAAAGCAGCTTCAGTTAAAAGTCCCCAGCCGGAATATTGTATTTTTTTATATGCTTTTAAAGTTGTTATGTCGGCAAGTGACTTTTTAACCCAGTTCTCTATTGTTTCAACTGTAGCCTCTGGATTTAACATAGATCCAGAAGCATTAATTTCGGAAAAAATTGCTCCAGCTCCAGAATTCATCCCATTCATGAAATCTGCAACAGCTTTTGTTTCTGCGGCAAGAAATCTATTCGACTGAAACTTCCCAGATCTAATCAAAAAAATCAAATCTTTTATGTCTTTATCACTAGAATTCAGATCTTTAGCAAATTTAGTGAGTTGTCCGCTTTGTGCTAAAGCGGCGATTCCTCGCTGCATCATTGATGTATATGAAGCGCCACTTATTAGATTAATTCCGCTCAATGGTCCAGCGCCAGTAGTAGTAGCGGTAGCAGCACCGATTGGAGTTACTGGACCGCCAGCAGCGCGATAAATTGGACCGCCCATTGCTTTGTTTACAGTGGATGTGTTTCCATTGTTTATTGCAGCAAGGTTAGAAACGCCAATTTTGTCCACGGCTGATTTACGAATAACAAATTCGCCGGGAGTTAACATCGCTGGAACAGTATCTGTGCCGCGAGGTTTGAATATAGTTCCTCCGGCAGCTTTGTAAATCGCACCTTGATTTCCTATCACTCCATTTTCAGTTCTTAATATAGGACCACGATATGATGATGAAACTTTGGATTGCTTACTTGAAGCGGCTTTTTTTGCATCTTCGTCATTAAGACGATCCCAAGGAAGTTTTCTCAATTCGCCCATTGCAGTTACTAATCTAACTGCATCTTGATCAGCAGAAATTACAGCGCCCTCAAATGGAGAACTTAATATCCCCTGAGTATCGGTCCATTTTTCAAAAGGATAATTTAATTTTTCAACAACTCTTACGCGTGAATTTGACAAAAGATCAGTCCAAGGAACATCAAATTCTCTAGACTGTGCCGGTTGATTTGGAACATCTAATCTTTTTACTTTTGTAATTTTCACTCCAGATGTTGATGCAGAAAGAATATCAGCTTTTATCTTTCTTCCATCCGAACTATAAAGTACATCGCGAGTATCTTCTGCCTCTTTGGCCAACTCCTGCATTCTATTTTCTTTTTCAATTGCCTTTTTTTGTTTTCTGCTTTCTTCAGCCTGTTCAGCCTGTTGCGCCATACGTTCATTACGAGATTTTTCGGCTGCGATTTGATTATGAACCTGTCTAGCAGCTTGATCGCGGCGCTCTTTTTCTCTAGCTTTTTCTCTGCTTGTTTTCATTTCTGGATCATTATCATATCGCTCGCCAAGGTCTGCGTCAGGAGCTATAGATAAAAGGTAATTTCTTATAAGATCTTCTGTAACATATAATCCACTACTAGAAAATTTGTAAGCTCCAGCGTCTTTAAATTTTTGATTTTGTCTTATATTATTATCTAATTTTATTTCATCATTTAAAACACCATACTTTGCAAGCTGATCTTTGTTTTTTTTAACAGCAAGATTTGCTAATCTACGTTTTTCTTTTTCGGAATTGAATCGAGATAAAACTTTTGGTTTAAAATCATTTGAAATATTTTTACTAGCTAAAAGTACGCCAGCAAATACCTCTTCAAAATCTGGATTAGATTTCTGTATTCCAAACATTTTAGTTGTTAATGGTTGTAAAATATCAACAAACCCAGAATCAATTAATTTCTTATACCTTCCAGCCTCTCCAATCATTCTTTTTCCGCTAGTTTGAGGTGGATTAGGAAGTCTATCAATCATACTAAAGAAATCATTAGGATCTGATAATTCCGAATAACTCATCAAAGAGTTTCTTAGCTGCTCTTTTAATGCGCCATCTCCAAATATTTTTGAAAGAATTTTACTTCTTGTGACATCTGGAAAACTTTCAGTATTATCAATAATACCGGAACCTGTAAACATATTTCCATAATAGTCTGCTATAGTTTGCAAATAAGATTGATTTTGAAGCTCTGGACTTTCAATAGCATTGTTCAAATATTGCATTTTGATAAATAAATCCCTTAATCCCGGAAATTGTCTTTCTGCATCACTCCACTCGCTATAAGGCTTTAAATCTGGATATTTTTGAATTAATTCATCTTCTTTTTTATTACTTCCGTTAGCACGATATATAACACTTCCGCCTTTGCTTCTATTAATTGCTTTCAATAACGGCATATTTTTAGCAGCCGAACGTGCATTGACAACATATTCGCCCGGAGTGAGCATTGCCGGTACAGTGTCGGTTCCTTTGGACTGAATAGAACCGCCATCGGCACGATAAACAACACCACCCTTTGAAAAACCAAGAGAACCAGCCTGCGTATTGAGATTACTAGCCGGAACTTTGGCGGCAATCGCCTGAAGTTTTGTTTGTGTCCTGAGTTCTTGTAAAATTAATTCTTCGGTTGTGGTTTGTGTAGCAAGTTCTTTAGCAATGTCTGGCGGAAAACCTAGACGAACGGCATCTCGGAAAACAAGCTCATTGGCAATTTGACCGCCAGTTAATCCAGTCCCAGCAATCATAACATCTTTTAATTTATCGAGCAAACCAAAAGTTTGCGAGCGTTGTTCTTCGCTCAAATTCTGCGTTGTCCCAGTTTGTATGGCAGACAAAACTCCCATTGCGCCAGATGTGATTGCAGATCTTGCATCATCTCCGCCAGCAACAAACTCTTTTAAAACAGAGAATGCTTGCTCGCGAACTTGACGTTCTTTATCTAAAGCTTCTGTAAGCCGATCTATTTCAGCGCCTGAACTCGCAATTTCTTCAAGAGCAGCCGAAGCATCTTTTGTAACATTGGCAAGTTGCGCTTGTTCAGCTTGAAGTTTAGACAATTGGCCATCTAGGTCTTTTACAGTATTTCCCAATTGTTTCAAACGCGCTATTTCGTTTATAATTTCAATTGTACGAGCTTGTGCCGCTTTCTTTTCGCGAGCAAGTTGTGCTGGATCTGTAGCATTTAAAAATCTCCCGCCGCGACTAGCTTGCCCAGCGTTGAGTGTTCTTTGACGAGATTCGAGTTCGTTTCTGGCTCTTACAGCGGCAACACTTTGTCCAGTGGCACGCGCCAAAGCTTCAGAACCAGATGAAACGGCGCTATTGTATTTGCTAATTGCCGACAATTGTTCTTCGCGCAACATTTGTTCGGCTTGAATTTGTTGTTGCCGAAGATTGATTTCTTCCTGCTGAACCGATTGAATTTCATTGATGATACTTGCTGAATCTTTGGCACGTTCTGCCAAAGGCGCAAGAATTTTATCCAAAACTTCTGGAGTAATTGGTGTTTTTTGATCGCGCAAAGTAACGGCAATTTGCTGGAAAATAGCTTTTCCTAATTCTCCACCGCCCAAAGCTTCTGGAGTTAAACCTATATCTTTTAAAATCTTTTCAGCGTCAATAGACTCTTCTAATTCAAATGTTTTACCAATTAGCGACTTGTTTGCTTGTTCAAAAAGTTTGGCTACATTGGTTAGTTCATCGGCTGCTTTTTGAGCTTCTGGACTTCCAGAAACTTGGGCAACACCTTGAACTTGACGAGAAAATTTTGCGGCATCGGTGATTTTGCTTGGTTCTTCGATATTTCTAATTGGTTTAATTGCAGTCGATAAATCAACAATACCGCCAGAAAGAGTATCAGTAAAATCTTTTAATGCTTCGGAGCGCGCCTTGATTGTATCCTTTTCATCGGCCAAAGAATCTAAAAATACAGCAGTTCTTCGCGCTGCTTCGGCCATAGCAATTTGAGCAGCTACTGCCCGTTGATTTGCTTCCGCCTCGGCCATTTTTGCCTTTATAGTTGCGTCTCTTCCTGCATAAGCAGCGTTAATTTTTATCTGACTTTCTTTATTGACTGCATCTACAGCATTTTTATCCTGCGAGTTAACTTGACTTAATTTGAAATCCCGTTCTCTTTCAAGTGATTGAACATAAGCTTCTATTGCTTGATTGTAAGCAGCAACGGTTTTTTGAGCAGCGTTGGTGGTTCCACTAAGATCTAAATTAGCGGCAGCATCATTTAAATTCTTACCAGTTTCTTGAATTTGTCTTGCCGTTTCGTCTGCCGAAGCTTTGAGAGTTGCAACGCTTGCTTTAACGCTTGCTTGTATATCGGCTATATCGCCTTCGCCCAAATCTGGGTTGTTCTTTTTTGCCGCTGCTGCTATTTCTTCTGGACTCATAGCAGATGCCGCTTCTGTAGTTACTCCCAATCTTCCAGCGCTAGTTTTTAATTGGTTTGAAGCTAATGTTCCGGCTCTTAAAGCATCGTTTCCAGCAGAAGAAGTAGCAATAGCCTCCATTCTTCGTTCAAGTTTATCTTGATTGCTAAGTCCCGGAGTAGACTCTATTGCGTTTAAAGTACTGCTTAATTTGTATGAAGATGCGCTTAATTGAAGATACGATTCGTATACTTTTCCAATTGCTTCAACTTCGCGTCTTCTTGCTTCTGCCGCCTCCATAACCGCCGACTCTGAATCCAACAAAGCCGTTCCAAGTCCAGCAGCAGCTCCAATGGCTCCACCGATAGCTGCGCCAAAAGGACCGCCAAGTAAAAATCCAACTCCAGCGCCAGCGGCAGTAAAAGAAGCAACAGTTTTCAATGAACTTGCAGACATTTGCTCGGCGCTTCTTTGTCGCATTTCAAGTTCTTGTTCAAGTCCAGCTTGTAGTTCTCCGGGTTTAAAATTAGATACCCCAGTTTCTGCTGCACTTTTGAGTCTAGCGTCTCTATCTTTGCTGATTGCTTCTGCGCTTTCTTTGTTTTGAGAAGACAAAAATTTTAGCGCAGACACGGCAGCAACGGCTGCAATAACCACAAGCCCAAGCGCATTTGCAGCGGCAGCGCCTTTTTGGGCTGCGGTATTTTGTGTAATAGAAGTGGTGTTTGCTTGAACCGCGAGACTATTTGCGCCAAAAGATGTTAAAGTTTGTGCAAGCGTTCCAACAATACCAACCAAACCTACGGTAAAGCCAGCGGTTTCTGCTATTGCTTTGTTTGTTGTGTCGCCAAATAATCCAAGTTGACTTGTTACTGCTGCTACCGAAGCCCCAAGAAATGCAAAATTTTGCATACTACCAGCAATTTCACCGCCTCTTTGAGCAAAACCAGCCCGAGAATCTTTGTCGCCAAGACCAACCCCAGTATACTTTGGCGCACCTAAGAATTCTTTTCTTTGCTCTTGTCTTTTTTTAGCCAAAGATTGATTCAAAGCCTGCTGTTCAGTGGTTGTATTTCTTATAACCTGATTTAAAGCATCTTGAGAAGTCCATCCCGCTTTAACAAACATTCTATATCTAGCAAAAGAATCTTTAAGTTGTTGACCTTCCAAGCCCATAGCTTTGAACATTCCAGATGCATATACAGCATCTTTTTGAACTTGATTAAAATTTCCGGTTTGAACTGTAACGCTACCAGCGGCTCTTGCTTCAGATGTTCCTGCTGTTTTTCTGGCATCAGATGCTTGTTGTTGTTCTAATCTTCTAGCAAGTTGTTCATTTGCATCTTCGGTTCGACCAATCGCTTTATTGGCTGACTGCATCGATTTAGAAACAAGTTCTGTGTCATCGCTTACTTTATCAACATTTCTGGTAAATCCCTTCAAAGCCGCTTTAACAGCTTCAACATCTGTTAAACCACTCAATTGTCCGGTCAACTGCTCAAAAGCCGATGTGTTCTTAATTGCCGCTTGTTTAAGCATTGCAAATTCTTTGATGGATAATTGAGAAACTGCTCCAGTTCCTCCTCTAAGCTGATCAAGCTGTTGAGCTACGCCACCTTGGGCAAACTTTTGTACACCAACTACACCACCACGGGCATAACCAGTAACACCGTGTTTGTTCATACGGTTGAGATTTGTATATCCAATACTTTGTGCAGCCGACTTGCTAACAACAAATTCTCCGGGAGTAAGCATTGCTGGAACAGTATCTGAACCAGATATACCTCCGCCAGAAGCGCGTTTAACAACTCTTTGCGCCCTTGAGCCTTTTGTGTTAAAGGCATCCAGTGCCGGTTGTTTGCTACCGCCTTGAGTAAATATCATATTGGCAAGCGGAATACCAAATAACTGATTTAAATATTCCCCAACGCCATCGACACGGCGAGACTTGGTTATAATTTTTAAATTATTTGGATTGATTTGACCATTTTGAATAGCCGATTGCAACGTCTTTCCAAATTGTGTTAATGGAGAAGATTTAATATCTTGTAGTCTGCCTGCACCAACAAAATACTTTTTCAATACTTCTTCTTTTGCTTTTTCTGTTTTAGCTTGAGCGTAGGCTTTATCACCAATTGTTCTAATTAATGTGCGGTCTACATCAAGAGCGCCGCCACCAGCTTTGATAATATCTTCGATATTTTTTGGATTTGGAAGAATCGCACCCTTGGCATTTTCTAATATATCATCAACCAATGGGTAATTACTTGGTTTTACACCAGTACCAGAACTGCCTTTATTAAATTTTTGTATTAAGCCGCCAAAATGTTTTTTATTTACAGTAGATTTGTCATTAACTGTTGGTCTATTTTGAAAATAAGATTCATATAAATCTGATGCTAATTGACTTTGTGTCTTTTTCTCAAATTCATTGGGAGCAATGTTCGACCCGCCTGAAACTTTAGCGTCAACATAATTTATAGCTTGCAAAGCCCGAAACAGTTTTCCAGTTTTAACACCATTAGTAAAATCAAATGGCCTATTCGATTCTTTAGCTTCAGCCGAGAGTGGCTGACCATTAAAAGCATCAACAACATCTTCAAATAAATTACCCTTTTGCGCTTGTGGTAATTGATATTGCGGCGAAAATTGAACCTCGTTTCCTTGTAGTCTTACTTCAGCCACTGCGCCAAATTTTTGTACTACAGAATTTATTAATTTTTTAGATTCTTCATTTACAATATTGTCAAATGCAAGTTTTTCTTGACTCCCAATACCTTCCGCTAATGTGGAATATGTTTTTTGTGTAAACCCAAGCTGTTTTTGAGCCACATCCTTTATATCTTGAATAGACATTTTGCCACGAGATATTAATGTATCTCTAGCTCCGGCTTTTATATTTGTAGGAATTCCATAGATATCAACAATAGATTTTGAAGCTAATGCACCAAAACCAGTTTTTTTATTTATTACGTCATTAAGAGATATTGTAACTTGCCCAGATTTTGGCTGTAGTGACTCATTTATTATATCTGGAACCGCAATTCCAACTGACGATTCCTTTGCTATACCACCAGCAGCATACCCATTAGCATTCATTTGCGCCAGTGTTCCAGCGCCCAATTTATTCACACTGCTTTTGCGAATCACAAACTCGCCCGGAGTTAGCATTGCCGGAACAGTGTCACGATTGCCACTTCCGGGAACCAAGCCACCACTCGCAAACTTGCTTGCACGAATACCGCTTGGCGCACCAGCAAACCCTCGCAATATACCAATACCACTCGCCAATCCCTGACCAGCTTTTAACGCAAACAAAGTAGTAAGCAGCGGAAGCACCGGCTCTAAAGCTTTGCCAATATTGATGAATGCATCGGCAAGTTTTAACGCTCCGGTTATAATACTTCTAAACGAATCGCTACCAACTAAATTTGCAATAAATTCATTGAATTTTTCTTTGGTTTTATTTATTTGAACTGCTAAAGCTTGTTGCGATGTTTGAGCATCAGCAGCAACCGAACCGCTTGCGCTTTGAGCAATATTTAAAGCTTGCTGCGCAATAGTAAATTGATTGATAAGAGGAATAACTTTACCAATTTGACGATAACCGCCAAGTTCTTCGACTATTGCAGCAAATCTAAAATCACGAGGGTCTAAAGACGACAACCCTTCGGACAATCTTTTAACAGCCTCAAAAGCTCCAACAAATTGTCCTTGTGAATTTCTAAGTTCGATACCTAATTCTTTCAAAGCGTCCACGGTATCGCCGCGTTGTATACGTGTAAAAATAGTTCGCAAGCCAGTACCAATCGTTTCGGCACTTTCGCGTGTAGTGGCACGAACACTTGTAAACAAAGAAATAAGCTCGTTTACGCTTCCGCCAGCATTTGAAAACACGCCGCCAACTTTGCGAATAACATCCACAAGGTCGGCAGATTCAACTGCAAAAGCCTTAGAAACAGCATTGATAGAATCAAGGCTTTGTTCTAAAAATTTAACGTCTCCACCAGCTCTTGCAGCTTCGCCACGAAACTGATTGATAAGCGCAATCGCACCTTCGGTAGTAGACTGAAGATCGTCAAACGAAGCCGAAAGAGTTGTTTTAGCAAGAATATCAAGCGACTTTCTTGTTTTATCGGCACTCAAACCGGCTTGCAACAATATGCGAGCAGTGCCAGCAAGTTCGGCAGAAGAAACACCCAACGAAGTTGATAGCTTACGGATTTCGTTTGACATAGCGCCAACTTCGCGCATTGTTTGACCAGTTGTTTGAGATATTTTTACCATCTCGTATTCAAAGTCAATCGCAGCACTAGTTGATTTCTTAAAAGCATTTACAAGCGAAAGCAAACTTCCAGTAGCAACTGTAATAACACTAAATCTACGAGCCGATTCGGCCAAACTACGATTAAAATCGCCCATAGAACCAGCGGCAGTTTTAGCATTTGCATTAAACGTAGCCATTTGCTGGTTAGCCTGAGCCAAAGATTTGGTGTTGGCTTGTACATTTAATTGTACATTGCCCAAAGGAGCAAGTTGTTTTTTAAGCTGAGAAACAACCTGATTTATATTGGATGAATTTGCTTGTAATTGTAACTGTGCAGTTAAGTTAAATCGCTGTGCCATCGTTTTACCTTCTTAGTATTAAAATATGTGGGGCCGAAGCCCCACTACTTTCCACACTTTAAAATACACAATTATTCGCTCGCAGCGTCGTTTTCAGCCAAAACCTTTTTCTTAGTTTTCTTGGTTTTTTCTTCGCCAACACTACCTTCTGCCACAAGATTTTCTTCTTTTTCAAAATCTTCCTTTTTGGCAGTAACAATAGGGTTGCCATTGTCATCCAAAAACGGCTTGCGAACAGCTTTGTCCTTTGTAACCCAGCTTTCCTCGCCATCTTCGTCAACAATTTTGATCACTTCTTGACCGTCCTTGTTTACATAATAACGATCATTTGGATCTTTGTTGAGTTCGCCTTCGGGCGTGCGATATGCGACAAAACGTCCATCATCATCGATGAGTCTGCCTTCAATATCAACAGTATGACCCTTTTCGTTGATGAGCGACAATTCTTCGTTTACAAATTCAAACTCACGCAAAAACTTATTCTCGGTAAGTTTATTGTCATAATCTGGATCAAGCCCATAAATAATGCTTGCAAGCTCAGAAGAAGCCTTTACAACCCAAGGCTGATCGCCACTAGCGTCAAAGTCCTTTTGGGTTTGAAAGTATGGCTGATTTGTGTTTGGATTGACCATGCAAAGTCTAACCAGTTCGGTAAATCGCGCATTGTCGGCTTGGCCCTCAACCGTGTTTTGATCGAGAATATTTCTTTCTGCAATAAATTCACGAAATTGAAAACGAAGTCGTCGCAAATCCAAAGCAATTTGTTTTGCTTCCGATAGTTTGATGCCACCGCTCTTCAGGACTTGTTCTTTTTCCTGAATTTCGTTTATATATCTGTCGTTCTTTTCTTGCTTTTCTTTGTTCCAAATTCCCTGTTCGGTCATGTAGTCAGAAAGTTTTTGTCGCAGCAAAGCTCCAGAGTCAAGCGCTTTTCTAAAAGCCTTGTTGTATTCGATTTGTGAATCACGATACTCTTGAGGTCCGGGAGTTTTCAGCTTGATACGAACATTGTTTCCGTCTTTGTCTATTGACTCGATAATTTTTTCTTTATCCATCTTGGTTATCTCCTTGGTTGGAATCATTACTTACTGGTAAATTAATCTGATATCTTTTCTTCTGAACTTCATACCCCGAAAATTCTGCTTCTAAATTTCTAATCTGCGTGTTGCCACGATCCAGAATTGTAGCGCGAATTTCATCGTATATGTCCTTCATTTGTTTTTGTTCTGTTGTTAGCTCTTCTTCGTTTTCAAAACACCAAAGAAAGCCAAACCTCTTTTCGATTGTATCCAAAGCGCCAATCATAGTTGTTTGTATTTTCTTTTTACAAGATTTAAACAACGAATCCTTGGATACTTCCCTCCTCCTTTCTTCACGAATGTTTTTTAAGTTTATTGACTTCTTGAGAAAATTGTTGTAATCTTTATCATCCGACATATTATCTTCCTTTTGACTTTATTGCGCTTCTGGCAGTATTAACTGCATTTAACATTCTTTCTTGCTTAACATCTGGCAATTCTTTATGATTCAACAAACCAGAAGTGCTTTTAATTTCTTCTTGGCGTTGCTTGATAATCGTCCTAACTGCATCATTATTTAGAGAGTAAACATCCTGTGCTTCTTCTTGCGAGTTTGCCATAACAAATATTTCTTGAGAGTTTTTAATTTTTGGATTGCTAATCAAATCCTCGGTTTGTTGCTTTATCTTGTCTTTTTCATGTTTTCTGCGTTGTTCAATAAACCATCCATCAAGACAATCATCGTCGTCAATAACTTCTTCTTTGGGTGATTCTGGATTTTCATAAACGCTATCATACATTTGAGAATATGAAATCAAAGCAAGTTGATTTTGATCAAGATAAACAGACGATTTACCAAAAACATCGCCGCGTTTTTTCGAGCTATTCCACATTTGTCGCCAAGGCGAAGTTCTAGCTATTTTACGAAATGTTGTTGGATCTATTGCAGAGGCTGAATATTCCTCAAGAATGGTTTGGATATTAACATCTAAAAAATCGTAATTTTTACCATCGATTGTTTTTGTGGTTTGTTGTAAGATCCAAGCTCTGCGAGTGAAATTAGCGACTCCAGAGCATGTAATATGATCAAATTGTTTTTTCTTATGTGCGGTTATGGCTCGATCCATTTCGGTCATCCTTATCAGTCTTTTTATACCCGACAATTCCTTCTTTTTAAAAAATGCCTTGTAAGCATTTACCTTTAATTCTTCTAACTTTTTATCCATTGCTTCGACTTCTTTGTCATCAAACGGAGTCCACATATCATAATCTATCAATAGACTCAAAACTTCTTGTTCGGTATAACAACCAGAAAAATAAGCTCTTTTATATGCCTGATCGTATATTTCAAAAGATTCTTCGAGTATCTCGGCAGATGGCTCGTGTATAAACAAAACAAGGTCGCCCAGCCGAATGCGTAGGCGACCCTGAATTATTCTATTTAAAATCTTTTCGTAGTAAATTTCATCCAAATCCTAGTCCTTAATCTAATTTACTAAGCTCCGCCATCCAGCACTGTCAAGTTATTGTAGTTGCTGAACGAGTAAGTAACTGTAGCATTTCCGCCACCAGTGTCGCCACCGGAGTAAGAAATAGCAGTCAGTTTATTTTTGTTTCCTAAATTAATAACAGTACCGGCAGTATCGCGAAGAACTATAGAATCGCCAGCTCCCAAGTTCTTGTTGCTTCCAGAAACGCTCTTGAGATCACCCGAAGTCGCAATAACTTCAAATTCACAAGTAACTTCGATTGGGAAAGAAGTAAATTTGGCATAAGGTCCAAGACGACCAAGTTCAAGAATATTTTCCTGACCAAAATCAGCACTGACGCTGATACTTTGAATATGCGTACTATTGGCAAGATCGCCGCGTTGCGAATTAACGATTTCTGGAATAGTAGATCCAGCAACATTAAAGTTGACACGACGAACAACACCCGAAGCAGGAGTGTCTGTATTGAAACCAGTTGCCAAAGGACTGCCGCCAGCAACCCAACGAGCATAAGCCGTTGCTGGACCGCCGGTATCAGCATTCCAAAACTTATCGTTGCCAACAAGCGTAACCGATTCAGTGGCATTTCCATCAACCGAATAGTTGTACGAAACATTGCTGACATACATACCGGAATTCCAGCAAACATTTCTTACTGCGCCGGTAGCATTTGCTGTGCCGTCGTCATAAATAGCAACATAAACATCGCAACGGGCTTTTGCAGCGCCAACCAAGTCGGTCTTGCACTTTCCATTGCTTGTTAGATTGAAAATGAGCTTTTCGCCGTCGATAACCTTTTCAAGGCTAACTTCGGTGTCGCTAACATCTTCGATATTTTCATAAAGTTCAAGCTGACCGATTTCAAAAACCTGATCAAGTGTGAACGTAGAATTCATACCAACGCTTTGCAAACCACGCACAATATGCGTTGAGGCAGGATCTACACCGGTCGGTGTAATTGCCACTGCTTGGCAAGCGTAAAAAATTCTGTCATTTCTTGGCATTTAAAATTCTCCTATAGAATTTAGTCCTCTGGTAAGGCACTATTGTATACACAAAAATCGATTAAACTGGGCCAACTTCCGTTGAACAACGCGCAACACCCATATAAAGATCAACAGAAAGTTGAGTTATATTTTCACCACGAGTATTGTAAACCCAACATTTTCTGTATGGATAATTGTCCACTAAATGAGGGTAAAGACCACTAGCCTGAGCATGGCCTCGCAATTCTCGTTCTTTTCCATTTTCAAATGTGAATGGAGAAACACCGCTTTGAGCCACTTTTGTACTGTCAAAAAGGGTTAAAGTTCGATCATTTTGGGCAACAATAGTATCAATCAAATTGACAGCTTCCCAATGGTTTTCAGTCATAACATAAAATAGAATGTCGCTGTTGACCCATTGACCACCGCCCAACTGGTAGGGTTTTGTTTGTCGGGCAGGAACAACCTCAACAGCTATCGCTGGCAGTTGAACGCGCGTTTCGCCCAAACGAACCCAACCACCAGAACCCTGAACTTGAAAATTAGCTTCGTTTCTAAAAGAATTTTGCTGTAATTGCCGAAACCAAGAAACACCTTCGGCTGGTATAGTTTGCACTCGTTTGTGGCTATATTCTAGCTGAACATTGCTGGTTGTTGCCTGAGCCGAATCAAAAACAACGCGACCCAATTGATAGTCTATATAAAACGGTTTTGTAACATTGCCAGTGGCATAAAATGTGCCGTTAACATAAACACCAGAAATATTTATTGGTTGCTGATTAACGCCATCGATATTGCCGCTGCCTTCCCAAACCCAATTTTGACGATAACCCTCCCAAACTCGACCAGCAGTATAATTCGGCGCATCAACCAATCTTAGTTTATGACGGTCGCCACCATAAATACCGCTTTGAGGAATCGATATTGTGTAAAACCCGCCTTTATCAAGCAAGCCCCAATCATAAAAATTAACAAAATTATCCAACAAAACTTCCGACAAAGTTGCATCTGTGGCTTTTTCCAAACCTCCAGCAAGATTTAATTTTGTATGCGATCCTCCGGGCATTATAATGTTCCTGTAATTATGCTTTGTATTTGTGGATAAACTCTATCAATAGCTCGTGTTATAAAGTTATCGTTTAAAGTTCCAGAAAAGGCACTATTTACTTTATATGGGGCCATTTTACTTGACATTCTAGCATCGCCAGTCCGAGAAGTTTTAAATGATCCAAACTCTACGCCAAATCCAGTAATTATAATCGAGTCGCCCAATGTTAAAAGCCACGAAAGCCACGGTAAACTTCCGCCCTCTATTGCTTGCTGCGCAAAAGATCTTCCCAAGATGTTAGAATAATCAGACGGTTGCATCAGTATCTCGATACCGCCTCCACGGTTTTTTTGCGCATAAAGTGGACGAAACTCGATAGTCGCTAAAATCGCTTCGATGAGTTGATTGGTTGGATCAGTTTCAAGACCAAACTCGGCTCGCAAAGCACCATTTTGCAACGAAGCTATTTCTGGACTTGAAGCCAACGCCAACCGTACAACCGGAATAATTCTTTGTTTTAAAGTTGGTAATAAATTTTTGATGGCAAGATTAATTTCTTTGGCCAGCGCGCCGTTGATTGCGGCAACAACTTGAGCATCGGTTTCTCGAAACTTAATCATTGCGAAGCCCTTGTCCAAAAAGTAACAATATATTTAGTATTGTTTTGCTTGAAGCCTTGAGGAAACGACATGCCCATTTTTTCAAACTTAGCATTCGGATCATACTTTTCTATACCATCATATTTTGGTATCATATACTTGCACTTTTCTATTTTGTCCAAGTCGGCCATATATGCTATAGTTTGAATTGCGCCATCGGGAATATTGATTGCTGCTCCGGTGTTTACCCAAGATTTACGATCCCAATAAATTCTCAGAGTAATTTCATCGGTATCTTCTACTGCTTTATAACCTTGGCCATTACAATAAGGACACGGCATACCGCGCTCGAACGGGTATGGTCCTCCAGTTTTATAAATACTAATAGAACGTCCAGTATTGCCCATTGTATTCATAAGGCAATTCGGACAGTCTTCTTTCTTTTCTGGATAAACCAACGTAGCACTTCGCGTAAAAAGCAAAATCGCTTCGTTGTAAACATCGAAAACGCTACTTGGTATATTGATAGCCATTTAAGTTTCCTTAACCAGCGCCGTCGCCAGCATAGTAACGAGGATCGTCATATCGTGTATCAAGCGATGCATCAATTGCAGCTATAGATTGATCAACTTTAGAAGGATCAATGCCTTGCGGGTTTAAAGTATGTTTACTATCTAAAAAAGAAGCCGAGTCTAATCCGCGCGCTCCAGCAACGCCAACAACAGCGCATCCACCATTTGGTTGCGCATTGCCGGTAATAATTTTTTGAGATACAGCCATTTATTTTTCTCCGTATATTGAATTTAAAAATATCCGCCGCCATCGTAACGGTTTTGACTAACATTCCAACTTCCGGGACTGTAAGGACCAAGTATCGCAGTGCCAACCGGAGTTCCGTCGCCATTGCCCGATTCGTAACGATAACTATTTAGTAAATCTTCATACTTTGCACACAAGTCTTTGTAAAGGTTTGTTAAACTTCCACTAACACCACGAAGGTCGATAGCCGAAGGACCATCTTTTATAGAAATAGCGTTGGCCGATTCGGTTTTAACTTCGCTGCCAACTAAAATACAAGCACTTTTATAAACAGTTAAAACGGTAAAATTTGTATCATTTAAATCTACTGGATCTGGAGTGATCGAAACACCACCAACATTTGCAGTATAAGTATTTGGAAAAGTAGCATCATTTTGAACATTGTATGCACCAACCACCAAGACCTGTTTTAGTCGTGCATCGGTATATTTAGTAGAGTCAAGATCGCCAATAATAGATCTTAACATCAAAACCATATCTGTTTGCCACGGCATGTTTGTCACCTTTAGATAGAAAGTCTGTGTGTTGTTGTATACACAATTTACGTGACGATTTTTAAAATTTATTGAACTCCAACAACAAAAGTTGCTGTAGAATCTGGAGTCAAAGTTTTCACCAAATGAGTGGTAACACCATCGGTACGCTTTATTGTCCAAGTTGTACCAGAAATACTATATTCAAGAGCCGCCAGAACCAATGTACACAAAGAATGTTCTGGAGCCATACTTTCAACACTAAACATATCGCGGGTAAGAATACCATCGCCAATTTTATAAGCAGCGCTCGTTGCCACGGCGCTAGAATTTATAGCATCAACAGCAAAAGCCGAACTGGTTATTGCGCCCACGGTAAAACCAAGCACAGTAACTCCATTTACAGCCATATCGTTGAGATATTTACCGGCAGTACCAGCGCCATTGTGGGAAGCAAGAACTTCATCCCAAACAGCATCGGCTATTTCGGCAACTGCCGAAGCAGACAATTCAAGATTGCCAATTGCATCGGTTGCGATTGCAGCCGCAGTAATAGCACCATCGGTAAACGATAAAGGGGCAATTGCTTTGTTTAGCAACACCCCCGATGATTGTCCAAATTGAAATGTAGTATTTGTATCTTCAGCGTAACCCCACCAAATAGCCACAGCAGTAGATCCAACAGTGGCAACGAGTTGATAAGTTCCAGCGGTTAGGTTTGCAAAGGTTGCTATATAATAACCTTTACGATTTGTTTGTTCAACACACGAAGAAGCAGTGTATGCGACGGTATCAGAACCAATCGCATACAGCTTCGCCGTTAGTGTCATTCCGCTTGGTGCTTCAAACTCGATTTGTTGAGTTGGCATTATTGAGGCTCGGGTTCAGGTTCTGGCTCGGGTTCTGGCTCGGGTTCGGGCGCAGGAGGATTGTTTTGTGCAGCAATCCACTGTCGCAGCGGATCTATTGAGAGAAGAATCGCACCCATTGCCTGAGCAACTTCTGGAACTTCAGCCGTTGCTTGCATAAGTTTATCGGTACTTATTACTTGAACCTGCGGTAAAGTTTCAAAAGTTTGACTCGACATTGGCAAATACTCAATATGCACCAAACCTCCGCCAGATTGATCTGTTGGGGCCAAAGTACGAATAACGATTTGCGATATCCACAAAGCGTCAAATTCTTTTTGAGTAGTGGCAGGAACCACAACCGGATTATCCAAAGGAACAATTATTGACTCGGGCATTTATTAACCCTCCGACTTTGCGATAGCCTGTTGCAGAACTTCAACGGCTTGACGAATAGTTTCGTGATCCTTGCGAGTTCCAGCAACATTTTGGGCAACTTGATCGAGTACTTGAAGAGCTTGTTCTGGTGTCATATTTACCTTCCTTAAAAAACATTGAAAAAACACTACTATTGTTATACGCACAAACCAGTGAAAAAACACACGGTTTGCGATTTTTTATCTTGGAAATGGAATGATACCACATCCAATCATATCTTTAACTACAGTTAGAGTACCGGAAACATCTTTTACGGCAAGATGAACAGCAGAACGATAAGAGGAGTCTCCCACAAATCCTACAGATCTACTTCCAGTTCCTGCTGTAGTTTCTGTTACAACCATTGCCACTAAACTTCCAAAGTCTCTACCATGACGATAGGTGCTGTTTCCGCCCGGATATAATGTATTGAAATTAATTGGGTCATCTAAAAAAGTAGAAAAATTTTCATTCTCACAAATTATTCCTGCTGCTCTCATAGAATCGCCAGTCCCAGAACTACCGTCAGTGACCGAGGCTTCATTAATAGAAGCGGGTTCTCCATCAAATAAAACCAAACTAGAGTGTACTGCGGAGTTTTGACTGGAGTTAAAAGTAACGGCTACCGCCCACATTTTTAGTGCGTTATTGGTGCGGTTTACTACAACAGTCTGAGTTCCTGTGGGCAAACCAGAGCCTAAAAACCAAGCTTTGCAATCTGTTTCAAACCCACTTTGAGTATTGATAACTTCAGCCCTTCCTCCGCTAACCGGATTAACAGTAACACCACCATAAGTCACCGAAGTTGCGTTATCTCCATCTAAAATATACGGATTAACAGTCGGCTCTGCCAACGTAAAAGTAAAAATTAACACCCCTTCCGGCGAAGCTCCCGCGCCGTGACTCCAGCTAAAACTAGCTTCACTTGCAGAAGTATTGGCATACCCACTAGAAGCATCAAAACTAATTGCCATGATTAACTTTCAATTGTATAATAATCAACTTGAACCACTACACTGCCGCCAGTTGGGACTGAGCATACAATATAAAGTTCTTCACCATCTCCGCCAATCCCAACAATACCACCAGAATGGCCTTTACTGACACCTGAACCCGGAGCAATACCCGGATGACTAAGTATTACTTTAGTCACAGCATCCGCAGCAGAAGCGCCTTGAGTTGGCACACCAGTTGTTCCAAAGCCCAAACGAACAGAAGTATTCACAGTATTTGCAGCAGAGGCTGTAACGGTTACTCCAGTAATTACATATCGCGTACCAGCAGAAATCAATGGTAAAACATTGTCTCCACCAGAAGTTTGCGCAGCAGTAGTAATATACTCTGCCGATTGAAGGTTTGGATGACCGCCAATAGTCCATAAAATACCGTGACGATTGGCGTATAATTGTGTTCGATCAGCTTCTGCGACTTGGGTTGGATTAGTTCCATGAGCTATTGCTCTTGCGCCAAGTTTGATTGGGTTGCCAGTATCAGCAGCATCGTGGGCAACATTGCCAGCAACCGGCATTACTTTGGACACATCAAAATCAACTCTTAATCTACCGTCTTGGGCAAGTGTCAAATGATAAACCGTGTCTCCAAGAAATGACGGAGGACTAGCTTCGTACTTAGCGCCTGTAAGCAAAGCCCCTTTTGGGCTTGCCCAAGTTCTAGTTACGTCACCGCTGGCTACATCGGCTGGAGTTACAGCATAATATGAACCGCAAAGTATTGGATTATTTCCAGAAATAGCCGCATCGTGAGCTTGAATGCCGCCAACAGCTATAGTGCCAGCAGTTCCCCCATTAACAGTATTT